TTAACCCCTTGTCGACTCCGCAATAAAAAAAAATGAGCCCAGTGACAGAATCGAACTGACGTCAGATGATTACAAATCAACCGTTTTACCATTAAACTAACCAGGCATTGAAATCTTACCCGGGATCCATTGTTAAGAGGGATTACCCCGGGACTGTAAAAAAGCGGGTAAGGAGAATCGAACTCCTCTAATCTGCTTGGCAAGCAGACTCATTACCACTATGATATACCCGCAAAAAAAAGAACGATACACCTCTTCGTTTATCGAACCCACGGTTTCACGGTGGCTGTTTCAGTGATTCAGGCTCACCTCCTATAAAGCCTTTATTGATTAAAAAAAACGCTACCTATTTAATTAGGTAGCGGGTACAAAAAGTTCTACTATATACCCGCTTAAAAGATACAGGTTGTCCATTTCCCAAAGAGACTTGGTCGACCTGAATCCATAATTGATGTATGTAGTTTCATTTTTGAATGTACATATATTTATAAAGGAATGTTAGAATATTGCAAGTTTAATCTATTAATATTTCTAGATTTTCTTTAACTGTGTCAAATATTTCCTCTAAACAATACGAAAAGGCTATTGTTATTCTTAATTTATTTGTAACTGTAGGGGCGTTTCCCCAATGATACCAAAAAGCGGGAATGAGAATGCCTGAATTGGGAATTACTGGATTTATAGTTAATTTGTTTTTATCATCTATTACATATGTTTCACCTCCCCATTCATACTCCCAGTCTTCGTTTACATAAAGTATGAAGGTAACTATGCCTGGAATATAATAATCTTGATGACTTTTACCGTTTTGACCGTAGGTTTGACCGTTAAAATGTATTCGCATTAGAGTAAATTTATCATCTAGATACTTCTCTATAACACCTTTTATGTAATTTCCTGCCTCTAAAATAATAGATCTATCATTTCTTTTTTGTGTCCAGCTTAAAATTGTATCCCCATCGTAAGATCTATTTTTAAAAATCCATCCATTAGATTCCACATCATCCTTAACTCTTTTAAACAGCTCTGATGTTAATACGTTTGGAAATGTTTTAGGCATTTCTACATTTAAATTCATATAATATATTTTGATATAAAATTTAAAAATATCAAGTATTAGGAGGGGGTCCCGAGAATGAGCCTCCTATTATAATTCCAGTAGGAGGCGCTTCCATTAGACCTGTTCCGTAAACAGCATATACCGGTCTCTGTGCGTATCCACCTGCTATTACAGAATTATTAATAATTCTTACATTATCGTGAAAATTAACTATTGCTGGTCCGTAAAGTTCTCTTCTATTGTACGACCAGTCGGCCCAACCTCTGGATCCAGACCCAGCATTTCCTTTAGGTTCATCAGCTCCCTTACCCCCATTACCCCCCGTTCCTTGGCCACCGGATCCTCCCCCACTATTTCTTTGCATGCCCGATCTATCATACCTATATCCCCCGCTCCCTCCTTTTTGTCCGTCTCGTCCCCCAGGGCTACCCCCTCTTCCGCCTTCGCCACCTTCGCCGTCAGCCCAAGTATTAAACCAATTAAAACATATTCCTGCTATATTAAAACCTCCACAGTATCTACCTCTGTTACCTCCAAAGCCATTCCCACCAGCACCACCCCCTCCAGCAGAAACTAATACTTTTCCACTTTGAGAATATGATGATCCTTGCCCTTCCCCACCTATACTTGCTACTACAGGAACCCCTGGGGCAACTGTAACAGTTTTAGTACTTAGTCCGCCGGCGCCTCCTCCACCTCCTCCACCTCCAGAGCCTGAACCTGCGTTTTCACCACCGCGTCCACCACCGCCAGCTACGGAAAGAGTAGCGGGGGATATAAAATCTGTAACAATAACAGTGCTGCTTGAATTAATTTGTGGGGGTGTAAAGCTACCGGAACCACTATAACTTCTAACCCCGTATTGTCCTATAATAATACCATTATTAATAATAGTAATTCTATCAAAATCCCTAAAGTCATCAGGAATTAATATAGCTGGAATTCTGGACGCCGGGGTGGGTGAATTTGTGAAACCTGTAGATGTTGAACTAATTGGTGTATCAAAACTGGGAGCGTAAACTATTGATCCAGAATTTATAGTTAAAATTGCATTTAACTTTTTACTAGCGTTAGTCCACCTATGGCCATAATTGGCTTGTGTCCAATCGCCTATCCAATTATAAAGATTGATACCGTTTTTGTATTTGTCTAAATTGGTATCTTTTATCTCTGTGACAACATGTAACCAGGATGTATAATAACCTGGGGGTCTAACTGCTGTAGCCATATATATAATTATTAAGGTGGTAGTAAATCGCCAAACAAATACCAAGTTGGTTGTCCGTTAACTATACCTGCAAAAAAACAAGTTCCTACAGAACTTGTAAAAGCCAGGCTACTGAAACTATCCGTGGGAGCGGATTTTATAGTTGTCCCCGCACCTACAAAAGTCACTTTACCTGTATTTTGTCTAATAAAAGAAACTTGGGTTCCTACTCTTAGACCAGCGGGAAGAGATATATTAATATTACTAGTATTATTACATAATATTGTAGTTTGACTATCTGAATTAGTAACTGTATAAGAAGAATTTTCATTTTTAGGTATATGGTAAAACCTATCTACAAAATCGCCTATAGTCATTGCGTTTGTGGTTCTTCCTACACTTGTAATATCTGAAAAGTCTACGACTCTTCTTAACCCGGTAATCATTCTTGAATCAGCTGTTGACCCCCCGGTATCAAATGTAATAGAGTTGCTTACGGTTGTGGCGCCTTTTATTGTTACGGTAGCGCCATTCACTAATAAAGTTCCATCAATGACTGTATTTCCGTTTGCTGCATTAACTGTAAATTTATTAACATTAATGGTCAAACTTCCTGTTTGAGTAACATTACCTGTTGCTGCATTTACTATAAAATTACTATAAGCTGCTCCTAAAGATAAATTTCCTGTAATTCTAATATTATCAGTGATTGTAGTTTGCCCTTCTATTTCTACTGTTGAGCTATTGTAAATAGGACCAAAGTTTTTAATATCATCTGCCCTTAATTCAAAGAACCCTGTTTTTAGGTTCATTGTTTTTGTAGTATTATTATCGTTGTTTAATGTTATACTATTCTCTTTATCTGCTGCGGCTCCAAAATTTATAGAAAGAGTTATACTTCTTGAGGTTCCTGTAGAGTTTAATCTTATAAAATTTAATTGATTTGTTATACTAACATCGCCTGTGTTAGGTGCTAAAGTTAAAGATCTGTCCCCGGATCTATCAGATTGATATGTAGTGTTTGTGGCGCCTTTTCTTCTACTAAAAATAGAATCTACAAATAAACTTTTTTCTACGTCTAGATTTTGTCTTAGTTGTAGGTTTCCATCGTGCTTTACGTTTACTTTATCACCTGCAGTTAAAAATCCTCCTTGATAATTTATATACACGGGATCTCTAAGATGGGCATCATTATCTTGTTTATCTCTATTGTATAAAAGATATTGAGATAAAGTTAGGGGGCTTACTGCTCTAATATTAGTTGGTAGAGCTGCTGGAGAGGCAACCGTTTGGGGTAACGATGCAAAATTTACATTTATTTGTGCTACTACAGGCATATATTTATTTATTTATAAAATAATAGAGATACTCTTCTCGCATAAGCAGGTAATGCTGTGTTTGTTTGATTTAATGTTTGAATACGTAAAAATGTTTCTGTTTGTTGTTGACCTGTTGTAACAAAGCCTGACATGCTATAGCCAGATCCTTTAACAAAAAATGTATTTGCAGCGCTTATTGGGTCTGTAGAATCTGCATATACATTACCTGAAACAAAATAATCTCTATCAGAAAATGTACCTGGTAAAAATTCTATTAAATAATCCCCTCTTAAGGATTGTGCTGTTACTCCATTAACGTTAGTAGATTTTTTTATGATATTACAAATTCTATTAGGCAATGTATATCCATCAAAAACTACATAAGCTCTTACAACACCTGGAATATCAATGGGATCTAAAAATAAAGGTGGTGTGGTTGATGTCTGGGATACTAGGGTGGTGCCTAGGCCGCTTCGTCTTAATCTTTGTACAAATGTTGATGCAATATTATTACCCATATTAGTATACCATAGTACTTATTTCGTAAACGTCAATAGGAGCTGAGCCTAGTGCGTCATATACAAAAAAATCAAATGATGTTAATTCTTTGGTATTAGAATTGACTGTAGCAAAAACAACTTCTTCTGTATTAAAATTTCTTGAGTTTATACTAACTACAGCGTTGTAGTTTGTATCTGTCATCATTCCATTTTCTAATACGACTCTAAATCTAATAGGTGCAGATTCACCATTAGGATCGCTCTGAATTGAAACTACTTTCTTTGTATCAATTGGTATGAACAACCCATCACTACTACCATATGGTTGAGTGGCTGTTTTTTCTGTGCCACCTTCAATATCATTCCACTCTGGGTCCATTAATTTTCTAAATAGGCCAAACGCTCTAGGAATTAAGGGATATGCAGAGAGATATCTGGGTGTTAAAAATTGATTTATTTCTGATGACAGCCTTACTGTCTCTGAGGATGCTATAATTTCACTAGGTTCTATGTACACATTAACATTACCTGATACAGCGCCAGTAGCGGTATAGCCTCCGTAGGGTATAGCATTTAAACCATTACCAGCACTTAAGCCTTGTACTCCAAAGGTTGCAGGAAATGCGCCAACATTTCCTATTGTTACTTGAAATGTTGTGCCGTTTTCAAACGGTTCATTAAATCTAATTGCTGTTATTCCAGAAAATACAGTATTACCAAAAGTGTTAATAATAGAATAGTCAGAACCAAATGATTGTAAGATGCCGTCCCTGTAAACATCCATATATCTAGAGATATTCGCAAGAGACATTGTATCACCCTTTTCAAAGAAATATAAATGATTGTCGTTTATATCTCTTCCTGATAGTACTGTTGAATTTGGTGCAACTATTCCGCTTCCTGTTACAGGAATTTTACATTCATAAAAATATCTCCTCGCGTAAGCCCTAGAATCAACATAACTTTTTGGAGCGGCGTGATAAGGATCGGTTGGAGGAAGACTTGTGAGTGTCAAAAAACCTGTCATCGAACTACCCGTTCTTTGAACGTAACCACCACTAACTACACCACCACCTAGAACGTCTTGAAGAAGTTTAGCACTAACACTCTTCTTTGTTCTTAACGTTAAAGTCTCTTGACTTTCATCATATACATCTTGCTCATTAGCAAAATTAATAGAAATTGTTGCAGCCATTTATTATTAGTTATTTATAAAATGGCTTTTTAAACTGTTAATTTGACTATCTTTATATTATAAAATTTAAGTATATCTTTGGTTTTTGGGGCTAAATTATATTCTTCATTGTAAACTACAGTAGGTATATTCCACGCGGCTATAAGTTTAGCGCAATTTTCACAAGGCAATAAATTGCACGCTAATATTTTACATTCATTTCTTTTAAAAAGTGAAAGAAGATTGGCCTCAGCGTGAATCATATAATGTCTTCTCTCTTCTCTATTATACCAAAAGTCTTTTTTGACTTTTTTACCTGACTTTAAACCATTATACGAAACACCCAAAACCCTGTTATCATAAGAAAGAGCGCATGCCCCGACTTTCTTATAAGGGTCTTCGCTTCTAAGCGCTGCTGTTTGAGCTAATCTTAAAGCGTATTCTTCCCAACTAATTCTTTTTTCCATATTCTAGAAGCTTCCCCACTTCTTCTTTAAGATATGGTACGTTATGTCTAATCCAACTAGCTTTATCCATATTCTCGTAACTATTATTTTTTCTTTTAAGCCAGTAAAAACATAATCTATCTAATTGTTTGTTTGTTTTAAGATTATACAAATAAGCGTAAAAAGATAGCTGTAAGGCATATTTAAAGTACTCACTATTAGGTAGATGATCTACAGGTTTAAGAAGAAACTTATCTTCAAAATCATTTGTGTACTTTATCTGTTTGTTAGTTTTAAAATCTACAATACTAAATGTATTTTCTTTATCTACTATTAAATCTGATGTACCTGCTATTTTATTTTTTGTATCCCATAAAGTATGTTCTAATAGATATTCACCGTCAAAACTTTCTTCTATTTCAAAAGCTACATCTTCAATAATTCTTTCATAATCGAATTCTTTCTTGAGAAGTCTATTTTCTATTTGTTCGTGTATAAGAGTTCCAAAATCTGTGCTTTGCTTATTCTTTTGTTTCCAGGATTCTCGTACTTCCTCCACATCTAGACCATATTTTGCTGCGTACTTCTTACTTTTATTCTCGAAGTCAAACTGAGGAACAAACTTATTAATAAATCTAGTAACGCTTTCGTATTGATTGTTATCAGCGTCTAAATATACATGATTTATTGGATCTAAAATTACCATTAGTCTATAGAGAAGAATGAATGAAGATTGTCTTTTCCATCTTCGTCCTCGTATTCTTCCTCTATATTATAAGGATCAACAACTGATAAGTCAACTTCTTTATTAAAACATCCGGCTCTTAATATCTTTACAAATTCGTTATATTGATCTTCTGAAAGGTATAATATACCTAAATCATCTCCTGAGCTTTTAACCTGTAAGTGCACGGCTCCGGATTTAGTCTTATCCTTAACTTCTATTTCTAAGCTAGTCATTCTTCGGAAAATCCGCTTTTGAACGTATAAACAACTCTACCATTTAGTGTAATTTTACTAATTTCTTCTCTTAAAGCATTTGTATGCTTAAGACCTTGTTTATGTACCATATATACATTTATACCTTCTAAAGCTATTTTTTTAGCCTTTTTGGAATCGTATATATCCTCAATGGTTATTTCGTACTTATTCATTAAAGCAAGTGTAAAATATATTTATTAAATTACAAGTAATTATGTTGTAGGTGTAGGAGCTGTAGTAGTAGGCTCTGCACCTCCTTCTGGAGCAGGAGCAGCTGGTGCAGGTCCGAACTCAGGTGGAACCTCCCCACCCTCGGTCGGTGGTGGTACTTCTCCTTCACCGGGCATACCTGTTGGAGCGCCAGCGGCCATTGGTTGACCTTCTGCGGGTGCAGCGCCTTGTGCTTGTTGTAGCTTCCAGTTGGGACCACCAGCCGTAATTTGTGCTAGCTCCCATTCGAATTCTTTATCTTTTCTTAAAAACTCCCTATTAAGAACTACTTCTTTATCTGACCATTTTAAATATTTTCTTTGAGCATATGTTTTAGAAATAGACTCATTTTGAACCATTGTGTTAAAAGCGTTTGCTTTAATCTCTAATTTTTGAAACTCTCTTAATTCATAGAAATTGGTAGGAGGTGTAAACTCTAAATTAAATGCTGATTCTTTGAGATCATACTTTTCCCAAACTTCTTTTAATTTTAAGTGTGTAATAAAGCCATTTTTAAGACCGGCAGCAAATTTTTGTTGAACTCTAACAATAAACTTTGCAAACATTAGCTCTTCTCTGAGCATATTAATAGAATCGTTATAAGCACTTTCTTTGTTTAGTCTATTCTTGGGCACTTTAAGTGCCTCATATAACTTCTCTTGAAAATATTTTAAATCCTGTAATTCACCTAGGTTTTGAGCGCCAGGTAAATTTGTTACTGATGTTCCTTCTGACCCTTGTCTTCTTGCAAACCAATAATTGTCAAGATAGCTTTGAGGGTTGAATTTAGTTACTTGACCACCTTGTGAAGAATCAAAAGTACGTTTCTGCCAGTACTGGGTCATTAAACGTTTTAAATAAGCTTCAGCCTTAGGTGGGGACATTGTTCCTACATCAACGTTGAATACTAATCTTTCAGGGGCGCGAGCTAATCTATAGATAACTACAGAATCTTCAATTAAGCTTAATTGTCTATAAGCTCTTCTACAATTTTCGATAAATGGAATGCGCATTGTTCTATTTTCATTCCAAACCCCAGAGTTAATGTAAGTAACTTGGTTTTTATCTAAGGGTATTAATTGATAATCTAAAATCTTTTGTGGGTTCTTAGGATCAAATACAGGCTTTCTTAAAAGATAACCCTTTACAATCATATTTTGTACGTTACCGTAAATGGGATCTACAAGCTCAGTAGGTATGATAACAACACCTAAAATACCCTCTTTTGTATAATCTTTATGTATTATGTGTTCAAAATAAACCTCACCATCTGTCAGCACACTACGGAAATACTCCCAGCCTTTTTCTTCTAATTCAAAATATCTAATATAATTTTGAAACTCTTCTTCTACTGCTGTTTTAATTTCTGATGAAAAATCATCTTCTCTAAACGCTACCTTTATAATTTGACCGTTATCATTTTTATTAACACATTCATCACATATTTCATCTAACGCGTTTGAAACCTCTGAGAAAGCTCCCATCACTCTATAATCTCTCAATCTAGCAATTTTGTCTGCCTGAATATTGGCATACATATATTGTGAGAAATTGGTATCTATATTAAAATAGGCAGCAGGAGATTCATTATTAAATTGTGTGGAAGAAGAAATTGATTGTTTAGCGAGAGCTTCTGTACGTCTAGAACCTGTGTCTTGAAATTCAGTAAATTTAGGATTTAACTTATCAATTGTTTCTAAAGTATTGTATGAACCATATGGTAAATAAGAGTTAATGTAATTCATTAACGATTTACCAAATGTAGATTCTCTACCTGTTGCTGCGTTTCCGTATTCTGCCACGTTTATATTTAGGGTTTATTTAGTTTTATCTACTTTATAAAATATAGTTGATTTTTTGCAATATTTTGTTAAAATAAATTAGATATAGAAAAGACTATTACTCTTTAAAGTATTTTGTAGTTGATTTTGTATTTATAGTTGTTAGTATATTTGTATGATTATTGATCCTAATAAAAATCCTGAATGTCGGGTTTACGACGGCCCCTTACTCCACAACCGGTTTGCTTATAGGTATTTTAAGAATAGAACTTTACCTCAAGGTAATATCATTGCTTTTAGAGCTCCGGCTAAAGTTGAGGCCCATGGTATGATTGATATGGAGGACGTTATTAATGGAGATTTTATCTATAGTGACGATATGATGCATTTCTTGTATGAGATTCCTATTTTAGATAATCCTTTTGGTGCAGTAGCTTTTCAAAGATTATTCAATAGTCAAATAGCTAATATATTAGGTCAAAAATATCTCAATGCTCCTATTGAAATGAGAGGTGACGATATGATTGTTCATAAATCATTTACCCAAAGAGGTATTGAACAACCTAATGGTAAGGCCAGTGTTAGTATAGTTCATGTAAAAAACGGCGTTACATTAGGTCATACTGGTATTAATGTTAAGGCTGGTAATTCAGCTCCAGTGTTTGCCTATAGTACGGAACTAGCAAACGATCAAGTTACAGCATTTATGAACGATGTTATTAATGCGTTTTATATGATTGTAGAAGATATGTTTATTGCTTCTTCTAAAACTATTTCTTAATGGCTACCATTTTTGACTACCTTAAGGGTATTCTATTTACCAAGACTCAAATACCATCTAATACAGTAGAAGAAGAAAAAACCTTTGACATTTACATGGTAAATAGATGGTGTTCGATGGTCGATAAAGATAGCGCTAAGATAATAAACGAAACTACAAATAAATTTGGACATTTATTATCTTCCAAGCAACACCAATATACATTCCTCAAAACTGTACTACCACGTTATAAGTATCAAAGAATCAATTATATAAAGCGTAAAACTGTTGATTAAGTAATCTATGGCCATAAGTTAGTATATGGCCTTAAACGTAGATAAATTAATACCAACCAGAAGCTTAATCGATCTTACTGGTTTCCCTTCAAACTCACTAGATAGTTCATTAATAGGGTACGATCTAGTCGATGTTTTAGACGATATTATTTTAGCTGAATTTGTAGATGTAACAGCTACCGGTAATGAAATAATTCGCAATGGTTTGGTGGTACCTATCAATGCCCAGTCCAATGCATGGAGAATTGGTAGAGTAGTGTTATGTGGTAAGGGCTGTTCTCTTGTAAAGAAAGGCGACTTTATATGTTTCCCCAATAATATGGGCATAAACATTTCCAAAGTAGATGTAGTAGATTACGGAACAATTGAGTCCGGTCAATTCTTAAACGAACATAGAATATTCGGAGTAGTAAAACCAAGAAAAAAAGATGTTAATAACACAACCAAGTCTAAACGCAGTACTAAGAAATAATGTTTGTGAGATTAGATTTTTAAGGAGAAGACCTAAACCCGGTCGTCCTCCTTTTAGAAGAATGGTCGCAACAAATTCAAATACATTACTTCTAGGTGTAGATGGTAGATTAACACTTAACTACTCACCCCCAAAAGGACCACCGAAATATAATTTTGCCCAAAAAAATGTTATTGTAGCCTGGGATGTATTAATGCAAGATTTTAGAACTATTAATTGTCAAAGCTGTAACTTGATCAAAACAGTTCCAGCAAATGAAGAGTTCTGGGATTACTTTAGAAAGGAGCTTTTACCCATGTCACCAGCGCAGAAGATGATGTACATGGATAGCTAATATGTTAGAAAAAAATTTACAAGCATTCTTTCAAAAAGATATCTCAATAATGTTAGAAAATAAATTGTTGAGACAAGGAAAACTTTTACTCTTTAGTGTAAAAGATTTTTATATTCATTTTATCATTGTTACAAATGATATGACTAAAAGTTTTGAGCTCCCCTATCCATTTAACTGTTATAAAGATGAAAAGAATAAAAATATTTTAATATTAGATTATAAACTAAAATCCTTTACAAAGGGACTATCAGAAATACATGAAAGAGCTAAAGTTATATACAATAAAGAAAAGCATATGAAGTATTTTGATAGCTGTGTTAAAATTATTGAAACTCAATAGTATTAGTATATACTATATAGGTGCGAAAAAAGCTTCTTAACTATTTTCCTAAAGACTTTGAGCCTTCCACAAGTCAAATAGAGATAATAAGAAGGGTAGATGAATGTTTTTCCAGTAATAACAAATTTGCAATAGTATCAGCACCAACAGGTACCGGTAAGAGTTTTTTATCCATGACTTTGGCTAATGCGAGTAACGATCCAACTAAAAAATTTGTAGAGTTGATTGAATCCTATCAGGCGTTTAAACAAGACTTTTCAGGTAATTATACCAATCAAGTATTATGTGAAGATGAACCACCTTTTGGTAGCTTTACATTAACAATAACTAAAAGCTTACAAGATCAATATAAAGGATTATTTAATGAAATTAATACTTTAAAAGGTAAAACAAATTATATATGTGAAGTCGATAACAACTCTACTATTGATACAGCACCCTGTCTACTGGCCCCCAGACTAAAAGAGGACTGCTGGAAAGCTAACAGATGTCCTTACTATAATAGTAGAAATGTAGCTCTTATATCAAGACACACAGTCTTAAACTATAAGATGTTTTTACATTTACCGAGACATGTTAAGAGAAAAAATTATATAATTTGCGATGAAGCTTCAGAGTTAGAGAATGAAATGGTTAAAATGTTTTCTTTATATCTAGATCTTAAAAAACTCAATAAGCTTGGAATTGATGTAAAATCCCCAAAATCATATACAAACAAAGATATGCTTGATTGGCTAACAAATCTCTCACTGACAATTAGCGATTACATAGAACAGCTCATTAAAGATTATAATAAAAATCCAAATTTAGTTTTAGGTGAAAAAAATAAAATCTCTACGTTGAAGACTTTATTTCTTCAAATTAACACATGCACCAATGAGTGGAGCTCTTGTGAATGGATTATTGATCAACCAGAAAGGGGTGTAATTAGTATTACACCATTAAAAGTTAACACGCTCACAAAACATATATTTGATTACGGGGATCAAATAGTTCTAATGTCAGCAACAATCATAGACCATAAGAAATTTGCTGAGTCACTCGGCATAAACAAATACGAGTATATAGAAACTAAAAGTAATTTTGATCCTAAACAAAGTCCAATTTATATATCTAGCACAAACCCTATAAACTATGCTAATAAAGAAAAAGTCCTACCAAAGATAGCAAAACAAATAGTTGAGCTTTGTGATGTATACAAAAACGAAAAAGGAATCATCCATACACAAAGCATGGACATTACAAATATTTTGAGAAAACATTTAAAAGATAAAAGATTTTTATTTCGTAATGAAATGTCAGTTAATGATGATATACTCAATAAACACTATAACAGTAAGGATCCTACAGTACTAGTAAGTCCTTCATTGACCCATGGTGTAGATTTAAGAGATGATTTAGCTAGATTTTCTATTATAGTGAAGTTACCGTTTTTACCTCTTGGTAATAAGAGAATTAAAAAGTTGTTTGATATAGATAAGGACTGGTATGAAAATCAAATGCTTAATATATTGGTGCAAATGTGTGGTCGAGCCACGCGTAGTAAACAAGACTATAGTAGCACTTATATATTAGACGGTAACGGATTTAAAGTATTGCCAAGAGTAAAGTATAAGTTGCCAGAGCATTTCTTTGACCGTATTAATTAATAAATACTTAAAATGAGAAAGCAGAGCTTTTCTTTTGAAATTCAAGATTTAATAACTCAATTTTTAGCAGCCTTCAATAACGTAGTAATTGATAGATATGAAGGTAAGAATAGAGTTAAGGGTCAAAAGTTACAAGTTAGGTACGTATATGCACCTAAACAAAGAGTGCTTTATGATTTAATTAACCCTGGCCAGAATTTAGTTTTGCCAGTTATAGCAATAACACTAGGAAGTGTAACAAGAGATGAAGGTAGAGTCTTTAGTAAAAATTCAGGATTTTTAACACCATCAACCCTTTCCCGTGAGAGAGTGTTAAGAGAGACACCATATTTTAAAACACCAATACCAGTAAATTTAAAAGTAAACATGTCTGTATTGACAAAAAATCAATTAGATATGGATCAAATATTGGGGAATTTTATTCCCTATAATAACCCATATATTGTTATTTCGTGGAAGGTGCCAGATAAATTTACACCTAATTATACCCAAGAAATAAGAACAGAAGTTTTATGGGATGGAAATGTATCATTAAATTACCCTGTAGAAGTAAACAATAATCAGAAAGCACAAATAATAGCTGATACTTCATTTACTATTAAAGGTTGGTTATTTCCATATGTAGATGGTCCAGTAAAAAACATTTATAACGTGGATATAGATTTTTATGCGGTTCGCTCAAATATTGAATTGAGTAGCGCTAATTATTTTACTTTGTCTTCTTTAGGTTTAAATGTAACACAAGAAAATTTAATAGAATATAGTAACACTATTTCTATTTCCGGTTCTCCAAGAATTACAGATTTTATAATTCCTGAAACAGGCTTTTAAAAATAGTTGAAAAGTTACACTCCTTTATAAATAAGATTACTATGGAAGAAAACAACAAAAATGGTTTAACAGATGAGCAACTTCTTGCAGCAAAACAAGAAATCGAAGCTACTCTTCAAAAATATAACATCATTTTGGTTCCTATCGTCATTCATCATGGCGACAGAACTATTAGTAGAATCGATATAGCTCCTGCCGCTAAAAATACTGAAGAAGCTCAAAGCTAAATTAAAAAAGGCATAAATAGTTTATATGCCTTTTAAGAATTTTAGTGATTTTGATTATGTACCTAATCAAAATCTATTACAGGACGACTACTTAGTAGGTTATAGAGATTTTAATAAAGAGATCAGAACTAAGATCTCTGACCTTACTATTGAACTATTAAAAAGTGTAGATTTAAGAGCTGCCCCTGAAGTTTTATACGTTAACCCTAACGGTAAAGATACAAACTCTGGTAGATCTGAATATAGAGCTTTTAAAACATTAAAAAGAGCTTGTGCTAAGGCCTTAGAAATTTCTAGAGATGGTGCGAATACAGCTCTGGAAGCTCAAGTAGGTCAGGCAAACGGTTATGGTAAACCAGCTTGGGGTATAGGTTCTAGACAAGTAAACATTTTTATTAGAACCGGTACTTATGAAGAAGATAATCCAATTTATCTCCCACCGCGATGCACCATTATTGGAGATAACTTAAGATCTGTATCTATTATACCTAAAAATAGATTTTATGACATTATATGGGTTAACCATGGTTGTTATGTCTGGGGTGTAACATTTAGAAGACATTTAAACCCATCTTACGCAATTGCCTATCCAGAGCTATCGATAGATTACGGTTTACCTGTTCCAGAATATCCTGACACAAGAGTAGTTGCTGCTACGGCTAGGGCTGAAGGGCATTGGAGAAGAAATCCAAATAATTTTAAAGCCACATACGATAGTTTTAACAATCCAGATGATTTATCTAAAGATTTTCCTGGTCAAATTATTACAGACCCAGCGAGAATTGCATTTTTAAGAAGATATTTTACTGGGTTAAACTCAACATTTTTTACAGAGCTTGAAAATATTGATGCAGATGATCTCTTAACGACAGAGTATTATGAAGCTAACGTACATAAAGCTTATACTTTAACATCTCCGTACCCCCAAGGAAATTCTAGCATTACACAAGCAACTTCTGCAAACGCTAACGATGCAGGTGGAGGTGTATTAGTCGACGGATATAAGGTGGACGGTCCTCTACGTTCTATGGTTATGGACTCTTTTACTCAGTTTAATGAAGGAGGCAAAGGTATCCATATTGTAAGAAACGGTTACGCCCAGCTAGTTTCTACATTTACCATATGCTGTACAGAAGGAGTTATTTGTGAATCTGGGGGTACGTGCTCAATTAATACGTCTAACTGTTCGTTCGGTGATTTAGGTCTTGTATCATATGGTAAATCACCTAGACCAACCTTATTAGGAAATTTAGCAGCTTCAATTAGTGGTTTAACTAATACTATATTTATTGAAAATTTATCGGGAAAATCTGCGCAACAAGAATTTAGAGACGATTTTCAACCGTACCCTGGTCAAATATTTGCTATAGAGTTTACAAACCCTCTAAATGTTTCTGAAACTTTAACAGCCTACAACTCCAATGATTATTTTAGTATATTATCCGCATCACCTATTACACCTTATACTGATATAGATGGCAGTACAAAATATAGATGCGGCATAGTGTTAGATGCTAACTATGCTCCAACTTTAGATAGTTCTTTATCAGGGATTACTGTAATAGATCATATAAATTCAAATGTCAAGTTTTATATAAGAAGTACAATTACAGCCTCCGCACATACTCTTGAATATATAGGAACGGGAACAGTATTGTTATCAGCAGTTCCCCAAAACGGAGGCCAGACAGACGTTACAAAAGAAGTTGTATTCGATAATGAAGGGAGAGTATTCTTCACTTCAACGAACCAATTTGGTGACTTTAGAATTGGGCAAGGCTTAACTATTGTTCAAGCTACAGGTACAATTGAAGGTGAAACTTTCCAGAGATCTATTTTAACAACAATTACACCCTTTAGTATAGCTATTGCGGGTAATATTTAACAAAATTATAAATAATAATATATGGCCGCAAGAGTACCTTTAAATAAATTTAGAAATAGACATATTAACGTTTCCACAGGTCTATCAGGTGTATATACAGCTCCGCAGGAAAGAGCAGCTATTCTTATTAATGCGCATGCCGCTAATCCGACAAATAATGATATTAGTATTACAATGATGGTGTCAGCTGTAGACATATATTCGGGTTCAAGTGGTTATACTTTTTTCCCTATTGTTAGTAGTTTTCCAATTCCTGCAAGAGATGCTAGATCTTTAGTAACAGGTAGAGTTGTATTACAAGGTGTTGATGGCGCCTCTATAACAACTCCAGATATTCTTGTTGTGAAAGCTGATAGCGATGGGTTAGTTTTATCACTCGGCTTACTCGAAACAAAGAATACTGACTAATGAATAACACCTTAGCCAATAAAACGTTATTAATACCAGCTGCATCTGCAAAATCAATTGCAAGCAGGTATAAATGGATTTCTTTAGATTTAGTAGAACCCAATTTAGGCGCGCCGTTAAATTTACCTTTAGAACAAACAGATACATATATTCTTTCGTCTAATAACCAGGGTACTGAAAGAGGGTGGATAAAGTTTTCACAGATAGATACAAAAAACCTTGTAGTTAATACTTTATCAGCTGAATCTATTTCCGCCTATAGTATTATAGCTACTTACTTCTCAGCTCTTAGTGTAAGTTTTGTAAGCAGAAGAACAGAAAATCAAGAAGTTACAGGTAACTTAACAGTAGCTGGAAATTTATTTGTAGATAATTTTATCTCTGCTGATAAAGCCTTTTTTAGAAATTTAACGGCTTTAAACTTTGACCTAGGAGGTGGTGGAGCAGGCGGCATTAAAGCTAAGTTTGGAATATTTGATTCTTTATCATCACAAACTATTGCTTTTGACACTCTTTCCGGTGACGGTAGAAACTTAAACCCTGTAGGGGAACTTATCTTTAACAGACCAGTTGGTACAGCTAGAATGTTTACCATTAATCTACCTATAAGTGGTAGTAATAACTTTTATTTTGGTGTTTGCGCTTCACCGTTTGCTACAATATCTGCCAACGATAATTTAGGTATAGGTTATCAATCTGGTTTTATTAACGAAATAGGAAACAACAATATAAACATTGGTAAATTCGCAGGATTTAGAAACTTAAGTAGCGATAACGTTTATATAGGTTATAACGCAGGTTTATTTAATGAACTTGGTTCAGATAATATATATATTGGTAGAGAATCTGGCTGGAATATTGGAAATATTAACACATCAGTTAGAAGAAACGTTGTATTAGGTAGTTACCACTTAGTAAATAATTCTCAAAATGTTATTTTAGGTTATGGTAATAATTCTAGTAGAAATACAAATGTTGTATTAATTGGAACTAACAAAACAGCTGTTAGTAGTAATGATATAATAATTGGCGAAAAAATTACAGTACTAAATGGAGATGGCCAAGTTTTAATAAATTCTTTATACCCTTTAACAGGTTTTAATAATACTATTATTAATACAGATACGATAGGGTATGGAAGTTTTACTCAAAACTCTAATAATATTCATATAGGACCACAAGCAGGCAAATTTAATACCTCTTATGGTAATATTATTATAGGAGCATATGCAGGTTTTAGATCATCTGGACCAAGCGATAGAGGTTCATATCATAATATAATTATTGGTACAGGAGCTGGTGAATATCTATCAGGTGGTGGTAATAATAATATTATATTAGGACCATACGCTCATTCCCAACAATGGGACAAAGAACCAGGCTTTTCAAATATTGTTATAGGGTATAGCGCAAGTAGTAGAGGGTGGAATAACAGTATATTGTTAGGACGCAGCGCGGCTGCTGATAGAAATAATAGATTTGTGGTAGGTGCCCCAGATTTTGGATCCCAATCAAGATATGACGGTACATTCTGGGGTACATTTTCAGCTACAGAAGAATTATTCGCACCTAGAATAAACTCATACGAGATGTATACAACATCTCTTACATCTCTATCCCATGTAGTAAGAGTGTTTTATCTAGATACGGTAATTACAACACTATCAGCCTTAAGTTCAGCAGATTTCTTATCATTATCTGGGGGATTAGTAACAGGAACCTTGAGTGCAAGAACCTTATCAGGAGATGGTTTGGAAATTAACCCAATTGGACCATTTAGATATAATAGAGATTTATTTAACATTAATACATGGTTTAGAGATTCAAATTCTGATGCTAGAACTTTAGCTGGAAATGATAACTTGTTTATTGGAAGAGAGGCTGGTGCTAATATAACTGTTGGTACTTGCAACATATTTTTTGGTAGAAGAGCTGGTGTCAATACTACATTAGCAAACAATAACGTGTTTATAGGCTCTGAAGTAGGTTGTGGAAATACAACAGGTTGCAATAACGTTTTAATAGGGTTACAAGCGGGAAGATTTTCTAATAATGTTGGTAACAATAACGTTATATTAGGTACATGTGCAGCTGCAAATAATAACGCTAATAGTAATACAATATTAGGAGATAGAGCGGGCTTTAACACTACAAACGGTGGTGACAACGTATTTTTAGGAGCTTTTGCAGGTTCAAGTAATTCAACAGGTTTACAAAATATCTATATAGGTGCAAGCGCGGGTGGACCTTTAATGGGTTCTAGTAGTACATATAGCAATGTAATAGGTTTAGGTATTAACGTAACAGCTTCTGCTAGTAATCAATTTTTGGTAGGCTCATGGGGTACTCCTATATCTGGAAAAATCTTCGGACCATTAGAGGTTGATAGTTTAAGCGCAAATAACGCAATTTACGCAAGATCAATATTTACTACTGATTTAGTTACAAAAAATTTTACATTAGAAAATGTCAACCTAGACAATTTTACTGCAAATAGAATAGAAGTTAATTCTTTAACTGCATATAATGCAGTATTAAGTGGCGATGGTTCAGGCTTAAACCCTATAGGTCCTATTAGATATAACAGACATTCAAGAAATATAGGAGCGTTTAACGTTGATGTAGATATATCAAATAGGGGTGGTACAGATAATATAGCTTTTGGTCAAAATTCTTCAAGAGGTTTATACAAAGGCTCTAATAACATATATATAGGGAGTAATACAGGTAGTGTTGTTGATGCAAGAAATGAAAAATTATCAGCTATAAGAGTAGTTACACCGGGTAGTTATGTAGTAGGACCTGGTAGATTATTTAAAGCGTATTTTCAAGGTACATGTATAAGACCCGCTTCCGCTCTTCCATCTGTCGGTATTAATATTGGCTCTGGCAACTTCGGTATAGATCAATTTTCAATAACAGATTTTGGTGAAGGTTATAAAATTACACCAACAATTATAGTCAGATACGAAGACGGGTCAGGTACCCCTATTACAGGTTCAATCACCGCATCAGCTATAGCAATACTAAATCAATTTGAAGGAAATAACACTATATTGATCGGTAATAGCGCACAAGGTGTAAGATATAGTAATTCTGTAGGTATTGGAGCTTTTGTAAATTTAGAAAGCGATAACAGTCTTGTTTTAGGGTCACAACTATATCCATTTACATCAGGTACAATTTACGGTCCATTAGATGTAAAAGGACACTTTTCAGCTGTTACAAAGTCGTTCTTAATTAAACATCCAATTAAGAAAAATAAACATTTACAATATGGGTCGTTAGAAGGTCCAGAGTTAGGTGTTTATTACAGAGGAAAAACTAACAAAAATATTATAAAACTACCTAAAGTTTGGGAACATCTCGTACATGAAGACTCAATAACTGTTCAATTGACACCGGTAGGAAAAGAACAAAACTTATATGTTATATCTTATAACAATAAACAAATTAACGTTGGAAACGTAAAAGGTTCTTACTTCTATACAGTATACGGAGAAAGAAAAGACGTTCCTAAGCTAGAAGTAGAGGTATGATATGGCTGTTAGATATACCTACCCTTTCAATGCTGATGCAAATATTTGCAATTTTGATTTACTAAACCCTAGAGGTAAAACAGGGTCTTTATTTTTATATAACAATTTAAATACCGTTCACACGAGCCCACTGCAGATAGACCTAAGAACAAGACCTTTATCAAGTGAAGGGTTTTTAAGGTTTTATAAAAATAATTTTGCCTTTATCAGCGGAAATCCTATTGGCATAAGTAATTCAGATATAAATTTTGGACTAAGAAATAAAACATACTCATTTTGGATTAAGCCGGACAATATTAAGGACTCACAGATGATTATGAGTATAGGGTGGAGAAATGTTGGTTTTAATATTTATATATCAGGAGGTAATATTTGTACATCTTATTATAATCTTCAAAGCTTAGGCTTAGAACATATAAATGTAACCTGGGATAGGGTTTTACCTGGCATATGGCAAAATATTACTGTAGCTAGTAGTGAATTTACTAATGTAGCTTCACCTTTAATATATATAAACGGGGTTAGCGCTAGAAATTATAAAACAAACAGATCAGGTTCATCTATCACACAGACGTTTCCTGCTTCCAATGCCTTCGGAATTAGAGGTGTATTACATTTTGGATGTAATTATTATAGAGAAAATTTTATGATTGATGTTGGGTTTCCGGCACTTTCGTTAATGGATGGACTATGCGCCATTCAACCAGGACTTTCAGGCTATATGGGGTTAATGGGAGGTAATTTTTATTATTTTAATAAAGTATTAACTAGATCAGAGATAATAGAACTAGTTAATAAGGACAAGAGGAGGTACGAAAATGTCTAGAAGTTACGCTATTTTATCAGCTTCAGATTATTTTAAAATTAATGTAGATGAATTCTTAAACGATAGAACAAGTTTAAGATACTCAACTGGTGGAGGGGAACTTTTTATTGTAAAATACAATGACGTTAATATACCGAATACTATTCAAAATACGTTTCCTATTTTAAGCGGATTAACATTAAGTCAAGTATTGACTAATATAGATACACCGCAGTGGAGACTTTCGTCTTTAGACCCTGATATAAATTCTAGCATTTATTATGATAGAACTAAAATTTTTAACATACAATATCAAGAAGATATTAATAACTTTACTTTAGAGTTAAAGAAAAATAATTTGTGGGATAATTTATATGAAGGCTGGTTACTAGATAAAAAATATAACACTGATAATACAAATTATGTTGTACCACTAAAAAGTCTGAATCATACATTTAGTTGTTTTTCTTCAGATATATTAGGATATATTTTACCTGAAGGCTTTAATAATAATATTTTTTCAGAAAATAATTACTTTTTTAATTTAGTAATTAGTCAAAGCGGAGGACCTTTTTATCCAAATAATTTTACATGGGGTTTTGAAATTTCTGGAATGTACTCCAGTGACGGTTTTAATTGGAATTACTTTAAAACTCCATATGAAATTATAAACTATTCTAATAATTTAGAAACGCCAGCCCTTACATTAAACCCGCAATTAAAATATTTTTATGATAGATATTATATATTATCTAATAATAGTTTATCTGCATATTACTCCTTTAATTTGCAAGACTGGACAACATTTCAACTACCAAAATCCGGTATTTGGACACAACTTTTAGAAGCCGAAAATAAATTATATTGCTACTCACCAACCACATCTACGGTACTGGTTAATAGTTACAGTACTATTTTTTCTTCTTATTCTTCATTTTTTCCGTTTATACCACCTTTTTATTATTATTATAGTAACACAATATATACCAAAAAAAATAAATTTTTAGTTATCGGGGGATATTCATACGGCGATTCATCTTACTTTGTTCCAGCTGATAGAACAATATATCCTTCTCTATCATCTGAAGATGGTATAAATTTTAACCAAATTTATCTAACAGCAGCTAGACTTTCTATTCCTTTTCATTCAAATTTAAAAAGACCAAGATCATTATATGTTTATGGAGATGACGAGTCAGTAGCTTTATTAATTAGTTTTAATCTTATTTACAAGGTAAATGAAAATTATGCTTTAAGTCTTTTACCTACTCCCTTTTCTTTTATGCCTGAACAATTATTTAATGTAACATATTTTTCAAATATTAAAACATTTTTAATAGGTGGTTATTCTACGAATTTTAGTACAGATCTTTCGACATTTACACCATTAAAAAGACTTGTAGAACGTCAATATAGATTAAGCTTTTTTAACAATGTTAATCAAACTACTGAAAGTATACAATCCGTTGGATATACAAATAATAGATTTTTATTTACTTTCAATGGTTATACAGGAGGGATCCACAGTAATAAAATTGTTTTATCTGGATGCAATTTTGTACAAGATACAATTTTTTCTAAAGGATTAAGACTTTATAATCAACCAGCAATCTTACTACAATCCCCCTACCCTACTAGTCCTATAATTTTTAATTCACAGGTTAATCAACCCTTGAGTATAGTAACAGTCTTTTCTCCATACACAAATAATATTGTACCAGATTCCCCCGTTTTTGGAAATACAAGTATTAGCGCAAATGAGAACTCTTTATTTGGTATTAATTTTAATAATTTAAATTCATCTATTGTAACTTATTTAACTGGAAATAAAGATAGTAAGTTACAATCTCAATCGTTTTTAAACGTACCATTGAGTTCATACTACTTTGTTGGTTTGTCTATAGATAATAATAATAATATAACTTCTTTTTGTAATAATAGTTCTATTAAATGGTCAATAGGTGAAACTATACCAAATTTTGGAGCAAACATAGTAGGTTTTGGCTGTGATGTTATATCTAATTTGGGTGGCTACAGGGGTATAAACACCTCACCCTTAAATACGTTTAACGGTTTAATTCATTCCGGCTTTGTATTCAGTAGCGCAATTAATTTTTCTACTTTTTATGATGTATATAAAAAGACACTAGGATATGATCTTCAACTAACTGATATAACCTAATAACTAATTAAACATGAGTTTAAAATTTTCACCAGCAATAACATATCCTAATACTAGATATTACATAGATCTAGGAAATAGAAGATGTTATAGAGAAGGTATAAACAATACCTTTACGGGCAGCCCTACAACAGTTTTTGACTTATCTCCTTTAAAATTAACAGGTCAAGTGTATAATGGTAGATATACAGACGCTTTTGGAGGCGCAGTATATTTTGCGGGCGGGTTACCCTCACAAAGTTATTTTTTAGGATCATTAAATTCTTTAATTCCTTTTGTTTCAGGATTATCAGCATTCACGCTATCTTTTTGGTATAATGCTAATAATGTTAAAGAGACCCAAGTATTACATAAATTTGGTGGAACAACAGACGGTGGTATAATAGTTTTTTTAGAAGACAATTATATTAATATAGAGCTTTATTGTTTTAGAAATAATTTATATACAGGTTTAAAACAAAGATTTTTTACCACAGCTAATGAATGGCATAATTTTACTTTTAATTGGTATATAGATGCACCATATCTTGTTTCATTTCATGATGGAGATACTTCAGAAAATCTAACCACGCTAATTTTAAATAATACAGCTTCTACAGTTCCATTAAGCACCTTTAAATATAATGGAGAAATTTTAGACCCTAATACATTTACTTTAAAAACATCAAGCCTTACTTATATCCCTAGATTTTGTATCTGGGCCGGATCCGGATATCTTAGACAAAATTTAATTTCATCTCCTTTTGTATTAAGTTTAACCGGGTATCTTAACAGTATTTTATATACCTCAAATTATACTTTTACTAAAGAAGACGTAAAGGATTTTTATGAAAGTAATAGAAGTAGATATGCAGTAAATTACAATAATCAAATTGTAAAAAATGGTTTAATATGTCATTTAGACGCAGGCGATCCAAATAGCTATACAGGTACTAATTTATTAAACGACATAAGCTATAACGAGAACGATGCCACTCTTATAAACGGGCCGTCAGCAGCAAATATTAATGGTGGTATAATAAGATTAGACGGTGTTGATGAAAAAATATCTATTACAACTAATACAATAAGACTTCCGTCCAAACAACCCTTTACTAGAATGTTCTGGGTAAAATATAACAACGTAAACAATACAGGATACGATGATATAAATTTATTAAGTGATGATTTATATCTAGGTTCTAAATTAAAATATAATACAAATACTAAAACCCTTTGTTCTGTTTATGCTTTTATTGAATCAATAGGAGATTTGTACGGAATACAAACAAATGTATTTGCAGAATCTCTATCAGCAACATATCTAGCTAATTTAACAAAAGTTTCTAGACAAAACTTTAATAATATATCTTCACCTTTTGATATATATGAAGGAACTAGTACAATCTATTTACAAAACAATAATAAATTATCTGCTGTTGGACTAGATTACGGTAACTTTGGACCAGTAGTTTCAGCTGGAATTTTACCCCATCCTTATGATTACAATTTTAGAGTATTCGATAAACCAGTAGAATTAAACTTATCTGGAATAGATTTAGATAAAGTTGCAGGTTTTACAGCCTATTCAACTGTTATAAGAGATAAAAGTGGAAGATTTTATATTACAGGTTTTGCAAATCCTCTTATAGAATCTTTTACTAAAATTTTTGATGGCTTCTATCCTGTAACAGATAATACAAATCTTCCTGGTAATTTTGTTGATATAAAAATGGTTACAGAAAATACTGTTTATGCTTTAAGCAGTACTGCGTTTGGAACAAACGTTTTCACAGGGGGGTTTGTAGATAGTGTATTTAATTTTAACAATTCCAGCCAACTAGGAACCAGTAATGGTATATGGGGTTCATATGAAAATTTACGAATTCCTTTTATTCAAAATGTTGGTATACCCAATACAAGGTACAATATCTCAAAAATTTTTCCAGGGCCTCTTGTTGGGTTTATTTTATCAGCTAATGGACGTGCGTTTGCTTCTGGAGAATGTCGATATATGGGTAAAGGTACAACAGGTACAACAACCTTTACAGCTATAGAAGGTAATTGGGATAGATTCGAAACTGCCCCTTTCCACACTTTTGCACTTTCCGCAAATACAAATATTTGGTTTGGGTGCGGTGAAAACGACATAGGTCAACTAGGATTAGGAGATGAAAATAATAGGTATGATAGCTTTGAAAGAATACCGGGTGAATTTAAAGAGATGTATCCTTTAAACTCAGTAACAACAGTAGCCCTATCAACCAGTGATGTTTGGTATTATGCAGGTATAGAGCCCGGTTCATCAAATGAAGATTTTAATTATGGTCCAGGCGTCATGACTAATTGGAAACAATCTTCTACCTTTAAAGAAATTAAAAACAGTAAGGGTATAAAAAAATTTGCTTGTCCAATGATGCGATGGTGGAATATATATTCTCTACCAAAAATAACAAGAAACAATAACCTACCAATAGTAGCATTAAAGACTAACGACTACAACTACGATATAACTACTTTAAAGGTTAACGAACTATCATCTTGGAATTTAATTGTACAATCTTATGATCCTAACGGTTATAGTAAGTTATATGTAATAGGAAAAGAAAAAAACCACGTTATAGAATTTCCTCTAACGGATCTTGTGTTCAGTAACAATACAAATAACTTAACGTTTGGCCAAGAAGGTGTTAGCTTAGATATCGGACCTATAATGATGTATAATAGAGAGTTATCTCACAATGAAATTATACAAAATTTTAACGCTACAAAAGATAGATTTTTAGAACCTACATCTCTAATAGAAGAAACTCAAAATAATTATATTTTAATTGCTCAATTAATATAATTTTTTTTTTAAATTGGCATAAATAATATTACCATGCCGAACACATTTAATCTTTCTCTTTCTAGTTTTTTCTCAACCCCGATATCACAAACAAATTTAGTTGAGGGTGTAGATTTTGTAATCGATGACAAAAATTTATACATTCCAAGCAATTCTAATCTTCTTAGCAGAATTAACACCATTACCACAACAAGTACAGGTCTATCAACTTTTTATGGCAACAACCTCACAAATTTATCTGCAATTAATATTGTATCTCCAAATTTACAAACATTTACATCCCCTCCAAACTTAAGTATTCTAAGCGCAGTTAATATTGGTGTTACCGATTTAGCTTTATCTGGCAATAGATTTACTTCTATAGAAGTGTTATCATCCCCCAACCTAAGAACTATAGATTTATTAGGAGTCAGAGATAGCGTAGGGCCAACTTTAAGATTAACAAGCAATACATCACTTTCCGCTATTAACACAAGAACAAATACAGTATCAAGTTTAAGTACAGTAGTATTCACAAGAAATAATTTAAATGCTACTACTATCGATACTATCTTTACCGCTCTATCTGCCTCTTATTCTAATAGAAGTTTTATTTCATTATCAGCTAATTTATCGTTTTTTGTAGCCAACCCTACACTAGGTAATTCTGGAGGATTGACGTTCTTTACAATGAGATTAGCAGCATCAGGTACGTTTGTATCATTATCCAGTACAAATCTACTAATTTCTCAATTAACATAGTCATTAATAATACAGAAAATAGATAAATAATTTAAGATGTCTAATGTCTTAATTAACCCTAGTGTTGGTACTGTTTATTTTGATAATGGTATAGCAGGTTCAGAAACTGTACCAGCATTATCTGCTTCAGCTCAATTAGTTTATAATAATAACGGTGGCCTTCAGGTAGTAAGTAATCAAACTACTGGGTTAGAAAGATTTACAGTAGATGGTATAAGAGGAGAGCTCTTTACTGTTACTGATGAATTAACTGGTACTATCTTTGCAGTTAGTGATTCTTCTACTTTACCTTTTATACAGGTATATGATGATGTTTTTAGAACTTTCTGTACTATAGGTGATTTTGGAACAAATACATTTATTATTTCAAGTACATTAGTTGGAATAGGTACAAACGTGTTACCCTCTACTATAAAATTATCTATTTCAGGTAATACTAATATTATCGGCGGTCTAACAGCGCTATCCCTTTCTTCCATTAACATACTAGCATCAACTATATTAACAAATATTTTAAGCGCTAAAAGAGTATTTACCGATACTTTATCAACTTTTAGCGATGCAACATTCTTCAACGGACTAACTTCAATAAGACATGCAACTTTTACAAGAGGTATAACAGTTAGCGGGAATTCTACTTTTTTAGATAATTTAACTGCAAGAAGGTTAACTGTATTAGAAGGTGGCGGGGGTTCAGGTGATACAGGTCCAACAGGTCCAACCGGTCCTACAGGTGATACAGGTCCAATCGGTGATACAGGACCAACAGGTGATACAGGTCCAGTCGGTGATACAGGACCAACAGGTGATACAGGACCAACAGGCCCAACCGGTCCTACAGGTAATACCGGACCAGCTGGAGATGTAGCAAAAATAACCGTTAGTACAATAGATAATAGTAATGTTTACGGTACTCAATTTTTTAATATTAGCGCATTAAGATTTGATTCAGACGCTGGGTTAGATGTTTTGAGTTTACCTTTCCCGAATGAAGTAAAAATATCTTTAAATAGTACATTTAAATTCTGGGAAGTAACAGGATGGCCAACTCTAACGGCTGTTGGATTAGATACTGTTCAATTTATAGCCGGAGACAACATAACAATTCATACCGATGCTACTCCTGGCTCTCAAACAATAACATTTAGTGCTGCAGCAGCATCCGGTACAACAGGTCCCACTGGACCAACAGGTGATACAGGACCAACAGGTCCAACCGGTACAACAGGTCCCACTGGACCAACAGGTGATACAGGACCAACCGGGCCAACAGGGTTAGGTGCAACTGGACCAACAGGACCGACAGGCGCCACAGGTCCAACCGGTGATACAGGGCCAACAGGTTCAACCGGTCCAACCGGTCCTACAGGTGTAACTGGTCCTACTGGATCGACTGGTCCCACGGGGAACGTGGGTTCTACTGGTCCCACAGGTCCTACAGGAGCGACAGGCCCTACCGGACCAACAGGAGCTGTTACAGATGCCGAAAACTTAAACCCTGTAGGCCCTTTAAGATATGTAAGAGACCCATTATATTCTGCAGGAATATTTTCCACATCTATAAGTGGAAGCGATAATTTCTTTGTTGGTTTGAACTCAGGACTTAGAGTTACTGAGGGAATTCAAAATGCCTTTATAGGTAGAGATTCTGGGTGTAATAATACGGTAGGACCAGGAAACATATTTATTGGTTTTAAATCTGGTATTCGTAATACAACAGGTAATGATAATATATTTCTTGGTTCTTGTGTCGGTTTCTTTAATAGATCAGGAGACAATAATATTTTACTAGGTTGTAACACTGGTTTTTGTTTAGGTATAAACACTGGTACTAGACCATCAAATAATATATTAATAGGAAGAAGTGCAGGCTATGGTAGATATGATGGAGTAACTCCTACAGTTACAAATCATGTATCAGAAAATATTTTAATAGGCACTCAAGCTGGTTATAGTTTAAGAGGTCATAGATCTGAAGGAATTGACTACCCAAATACAAACAATATTATTATTGGAAATAATGCAGGCTTTAATACATCTACAAATAATGTAGACAGAGCTGCAACAAATAATATTTTTGTTGGTAGACAAAGCGGTATTAGTAATGAAATTGGTTGTAATAATGTATTTCTAGGAAACAACTCTGGTGTAAATTCTGTATCTGGCTCTAACAATATTATAATAGGCTTAAACGCAGGCACAACAGGGACAAATTCTAACAACTTAAGTGGTGTTATAGTTTTAGGAAGTAACGCTAGAGCTTCAGACAACAATCAATTAGCATTAGGATCTACAACAGCTCAATTGAGCACAACGACAAACGCAGGCGGTACACAAAATAGGTTCTTAGTCGTTAATCTTAATGGTGTGCTCGGTAAGATACAATTATTTGAAGTATAATGAATAAGGATATTAAAATCTTATTTGAAAAGTATATGTCTATTTTAGAGAATAGCGATATATCCAATAATATGTCTGGTTCTGATGTATCTACCAAGTTTCAAACAGATGCGATGGCTAGATTTTTACCTATAGGTAGAGATACAGACGAAGAAGAGAAAAAGATGTTAGAAAGCGAAAAGCTAAGAATAAAAATGAAAGATTTGTTTACTCAATTTAGCGCTTTAATTTCAGCTGCTAGCAAAGAAACGGTAACTTATAAAGAGGTAAGCAAATTAGTAGACTTTTTAGATAACCCTGAGGTTAAAGGTGATTTAGAAAAACTCAAAAACGCGCTACAAGCAGAAAATATAGAGTCAGGTTCTAACGCTTCACTTTCTTATTAAGTTTTTTCTTTTTCTTTATCTTTAACGGTATACTAGCACTTGGATTTATACCTGGTAAGCCGCCCCCCAAAAAACCTGCAGGGGTTGGACCTTTAAAATCAATATTCGGTCCCTGTCCTAAGGGTGGACCTGACCTAGGATAAACATTAAAATCCTCCAATAACTTTTTAACAATTTTATTAAACATTATCTAACTTTAATAATTTTATTTACCACTGCAACAGGCTGTATATTGCCTATAGGATCGTTTTCAATACCATATAGATCACCGTTTTGCCCATCAAACGTTTGACCTGAGTAATTTATAGCACCACTTAACGATGTTTGACCTGTTTGCGATGTTGCGCCTCCTGGGTTATTTCCGCCAGCTCGTAATATTAAGTCTATAGATTGATCTCTTAAGAACCTAATAGTTTCTATTGTAGCGGCTCTCTGATCAACATTTGAGTTAACCCCAGTTGCTATACCACCGATTCTATTCTTTGTTCCATCCCAGTAAGCTAATCCATATTGAATTGATCTGGCATCAGTACCGTAAATTAAATCGTTGATAACTGAGTCAACCATGTAACCAATGTCTCTAAAACATTTAGCCTGTAAATCAGGTCTATCGCTAATTATACCTAATGTTCTTACAAAATTAATTGTATCATTTTGTAATCTTGTTCTATTTGCTTGAAGAGTTTTAAAAGCAATATCTCTATCTAATGTTATGGTTGGGCCCTGTGGTTCATATGGAGGCAATTGACCATTGTTTCTTAGAGGGAATGCGACTGTCTTAGCTAGATCTAAAATCTGATTAAGTATCCCACCATAAGTTTTTAAATAATCCATAACAACAGATATTAGATATTCTATTGTATCAATTGTATTTCTTCTTTGATTTGGAAGCTCGTTTTGAGGTAATCTAGTAGTACTTCCATCCCAATAAGCCAAAGCGTATTGAATAGATTTTGCATTAACACCTGATATCAGATCGCTTGCTATAGCATCGATCATAAAGCCTACATCTCTTGTGCATTTTTCAAATAACTCTGGTTGAGTTGTAGCGTCTAGATATCCCTTTACCTGTACATATCTACTAACCTTATCTTGAATAGTTGCTTTATTGAATAATAGTAAATTTGCAGCTGCTTGTGCATTTTGTATAGGGGAGCCTGGCGGAAAATAATTTAGGTTGTTACCGTTATTTTTTAAAGGATAAATCATTGTTGCAACAAGATCAGATACTTTCTTAAATATTCTATTTTCTACTGTAGCTGATTCACTAACAGCTACTTCTAATGACGCAGATCTTAGATATCTAATTACATCCAATGTGTTTTGTTTTTGATTTATTAAAATTTCTTCCGGTAAACGTGATGTGGATCCGTCCCAGTATGCAACAGCGTATTGAATTGATTTTGCGTTAACTCCCGTAATTAAATCATTTGCAACAGCATCTATCATATATCCTGTATCTCTTATGCACTTATTAGTGAATACTTCAAAATAGTATGGATCTATTGTTAGATAATTCTTTTTAAGCACGTAAGATGACACTGTTTTTTGTATTGAAGTTCTGTTTTGAAGTAATGCATTTCCTAATTCTATATCTTCAGATGTGGGGTTACCAGCTGGTGAATATGCTAATGACGCCCCGTTATTTTGTAAAGGATAAATCATAGCATTAATACAATTCCACACTGCATCGTTTCTTTGAATAGCCTCGTTACCTGCGTCAAAAATAGGTGCATTTATTACTACGTATGGAATTGGTATTTCAATAATCGGTTGTGGAAAGTTATCGCCTGTAATATATCTACCTATAGCTGATATTGCTTGGATGGTTGCTTCTACCTCTTCCAGAGGAAGAGTTGGAACCGTGCTTCCCACATTTACATTCCTAGATAAAACTGCGCCACTAAAATAAAATTGACCGGTTTCTACTGATCTATGATTAGATGCATTATTAATATCAGCAAGAATAGCATCAAAAATAAATCCAGTATCTCTAAAACATTTTGCAGTTAATCCCATAGCATTTGCTGCTACCACCTCTGATAAGGAATTTATAGTAAAACCTGCAGGTACAATAATATTATCAAATTGAGATGGAATTAATATTGCGGTAATAGAGCCTGAGTCAGTATAGCCAACACCAGCGTCTAACACTCTTATTGCTGTTACCGTAAAGTTTGTTGTGTTTATATCAGCTACAAATTTTGCAACTCTAGTTACATTAACACCTCCACCCTGTATTAATACAGTCGGAGGTGTTGTATATCCAGACCCTGCATTAGTAATAGAAATATCTGCTGCACTAATTCCAAATAATGCAGATGAAGACAATGCGTATGGATATTTAAATAATGTGTATTGAACTATTTGGTTTTGTATTTCTTCTCTTCTTGGCGCTAATGTTGCTACTGCTAAATCATAAGAAGAGACAGGCTGTAATCTAGTACCTAAGGGTGTTGTTACAGGTATATCAGCACTGTTTGAAATAACTCTAGTAAAATTATTAAAGCTACTTAACATTATATTTTGAGATGCAGTAAAATATATATCTGACGATAAAACTCCCAAAGTTGTATAATTTTGTTCTGTAGGCATTAAATACCCATTTATCAATTTACCTACTGCAGAAATAGCCTGTATTGTAGCGTTTACCTGTTCAAATGGTAATGTGGGGACAGTTGATCCAACTATTTGATTTCTTAGTAAAATTGCGCCACTAAAATAAAATTGACCTGTTTCTACTGATCTATGATTAGCGTTGTTTCTTATATCAGCTACAATTGAATCAACAATATAACCGGTATCTCTATAACATCTCGCCGATAGAGCATTAGCCTGTATTGCATTTTCAGCTGATAATGCATAAGGAAAATTATATTTTACAAATTCAACTATTCTTTGTTGGATATTTTGTTTGTTTTGAAGTATAGCACTGCCAGCATTAAAGTATGTATTATTTGTGTCAAAAGGCACTACACCGTTAGGAGTAGTTACTGGAACAAATGCGCTGTTAGATATAACATTGGTGAAGTTTCTTAAACCTCCAATTGCTACTGTTTGAATAGGGTTTAAAAATGTTAACGATGATAGCACACCATTGTTGGTATAATTACCACCAAGTGTGTAAACAATGTCTGTACCTGCTATAATTGATCCTATATTTTCTATAGCAGCAATAGTAGGAAGTACTTGATTGCCTGGAAGAGCGGGTACTGTTGTATTTTGTTGAAAGCTATTAATATAACCGCTAAAATAGAGATTTCCTGTTTCTACAGCTCTATGATTTGCGTTATTCAATAGATCTGCTGCTATTGAATCCACTATATAACCTGTATCTCTAAAACATTTTGAAGATAAATTTACTGCAGCTGTAGTTGAGGAAGCAGATAATGCTATAGGAAAATTATCATAAACATAATCAACAGTTCTTTGTTGAATATAACTTTTTTGAGATTTTATAATACTTGCAGCCTGACTTCTTATAGTGGTTAAGCTATCTGTAGGACCTCTTGGAGTTGTCGGAGGCGCGGCATCAGGACCATTACCTCCAATTATTATAATATAATTGTTGTACCCATTTGTAACTAAACTACCTGCTTCATATACTCCAGAAAATCTAGGAATAGTAACAGTGAATTCATGTTTATGAGCAGGTATGTTTATCTGCAGGCCATGAATATGTGGTGGGAGCTGTTTAACGGTAAGCTGGTTTGCTAATGAACCACCATAACTACCTAATCTCTCATTTACAAAATCAGAAGCTCCCGTACCAGACAAACTACCCTTACCTATAGTTGTTCTCTTATTTAGGTTAGGTAAACTAAAAGAAGTTAATGTAGGCGCACCCCAGGTATTTCCTATTGCATCAAATAATTCAAAATAATCATTAACAGGTAATTCTCTACCATCGCATGGTAAATAGTTTGGAGGAGCTTTGCCATCCGGACCAGCAAAATCAATAATGGTGCCAACAGGAACACCGAACGTAAGGCCACCACCCTCTGCAATTAAACCTAAAGCAAACTTTAATTCATCAAAAGTAATATCTTCTGGCGGACCACTTAAATTTACTCTAGCCTTAACCGTGTTGGGTCTCATTGGAGCTAGTTTTATATTCTCTACCCCTCCGTCTGTTAATTGTAAGGTTCCCCCATCAAAGGAAAGTTCCGGAGAAGGATCTTTCATTTCTAAGATGGAATTGTTTAGCGGGTTTTTAGTTAACCCCTTACCTATTGCAAAAGTTGCAAGATATCTTGCATCTATACTATCTTGAATTAAACTTAAAACTCCATTATTATTATATAAATTAATATTATCAGGAGACGGAGTTTTATTAATTTCAACATAGTTAGTTTTTATTTGATATGCCTCTTTACCTAATGAAACTTCCCCTCCCGAAAGAATATACATTAAATTAGAGGTAGTTTCAAAGACAATATCCCCTGGATAGCCTGGCGTGGCATTAAAAACTTCATTTGATACACTATCAAATTCCACAAACCCCAAAAACTTAGAGCCTATAGTCACACCACCCTGGGTTACACCATCACCCACCACAATTCTTTGATAATCAGTTACAAACGCAGGTTCACCGGATTTAAGAATTACTCTTTTTCTGTCTTTATCAGGACCCTGTCTAAGTATGATTCTAGTATAATCACCCATATAATATACAAATTATTTATAAAATAGTACTGATATTTACATATAAATATAGATATGGCTGATGATAAAGTAAAACCAATTTATAGTGTAGTTGTTGGTAAACATAGACTTTCTTGTATTAATACAAGTACAGGTTCCACGGTGGGTACTTTATCCTATGACGGTACCGTTTCCTCTGGACCTATTGTTACCGGTGATAGATGTGTTACAGTGTTTAAGACTCCAACAGGATTAAGAGGTAGAATAATGAAACTACCTAATTTTACAACTATTACAACTTTTAGTGTATAGCATGTTGAATTTTCTCTATAAGATATATAATAGAGTCAAGATGTTAAGTAATGAATTAGTTGAAAAGCAGCCCATACAAACATACTCAGAGATTCCCAAAGAGTGTATTTTTATAGGAACTAAAATTAAAAACTTATATGACGAAAAAAGACTATGTATACAGGAAAATTATGCTCCTGGTAGATATAGATTGAATAATATTGATTTAAATTTGTTTGGTATAGTAAAAGAGATAACCGACACTTTCGGAGATCTAGTAAGAAAGATAAGACATCAAAAACAATTCGATTTAATTGGATATAATCTATTATTAAATGAAAATAATTTAACTTGTAATAATTGTTATTATAATTTAAACCCTCCTATATACCCTATTGATAATCACCATATTAAAAAAATAATACCAGAATTTGATTACGAAAATTTTATTTGTTTTAATCCCGAAATACCTAAATTTCAAGCATTTACATCGTTAAATTTGTTTTTAATAGTTCAGGACTAAATAGAACTGTCATGAGTTACGAATCTAATCTTTTACCTGAGTCTTTCCTTTCGAAATACAAAACTATAATTCCACCATGGGGGTTTAATGGATTAGGCTACGTAGTTTATAAAAGAACATATGCCAGAAAAATAGAAGGAACGAATCAAACAGAAGAGTGGTGGCAAACAGTAGCTCGATGTATTAATGGTGCACAAGAAATAGGAGCTGACTATACTCCAGAAGAAGCTCAAAAGTTATATGATTTAATTTTTAACCTTAAGTGTAATTTTGCTGGAAGAATGTTGTGGCAGTTAGGTACCGAAACAGTAAAAAAGTTCGGTGCTAATAGTTTACTAAATTGCTGGTTCGTGTCAATAAATGATCCTAAAGCTTTTCTTTTTATTTTTGAGAATTTAATGCTCGGTGGTGGTGTTGGTTTCTCAATTCGTAGAGAAGATATTCACGAGTTACCAAAAATTAAAAAAGAGGTAGTAGTTACACATCAAAATACAAAGGATGCAGATTTTATAGTCCCAGATTCAAGATCGGGCTGGGTTGAGTTATTAAGAAAAGTTTTAGAAGCCTATTATATTACAGGCAAATCTTTTTCGTATTCAACAATATTAGTAAGAGGTGCTGGTGAATCTATTTCAGGTTTTGGTGGCACTGCTTCTGGACCTGGTATATTAATTGAAGGTATACAAAAGATAACAAAAATCTTTCAACACAGAGAAGGTAAAAAATTACGTTCAATAGATGTATTAGATATTTGTAATATTATTGGCTCAATTGTGGTAGCGGGTAATGTTCGTAGATCAGCTCAAATTGCTTTGGGGGATCCTGACGACTATCTTTATCTACGTGCTAAAAATTGGTCTTTAGGTAATATACCAAACTGGAGAGCAATGTCCAACAATACTATCTATGCAGACGATTTTACCCATATATCGGATGAGATTTGGTCTAATGGATATATAATTGATAAAGAAACGGGATTTGCTAAAGGAGAACCATACGGGTTCTTTAATCTACCACTATCACAAAAATTTGGTAGATTAAAAGACGGTCCAATGAAAAAATCTAAATTATATCCCACAGATGAAGACAACGCACTAGGAACTAATCCTTGCGCTGAGATATCTCTAACATCTTATGAGTGTTGTAATTTATCTGAATTATATCTTAATAATATAAACTCTGAGGAAGAATTAAAAACCTGTGCCACGCTTTTATATAAAACACAAAAAGCTATTGCAGCTATGCCCTTTATTCATGATGAAACTAATAAAATAGTTCATAAAAATATGAGACTAGGTCTTGGTGTTACCGGTATATGTCAGTGTTCAGAACAAAAGCTAGAATGGTTAGAAAAAACTTACGAGGCTTTACGTAAATTTGATAAAGAATGGTCAAAAACAAAGGGATACCCTGAAAGTATTAAATTAACAACTATTAAACCATCTGGTACATTATCTTTGTTAGCGGGGTCAACACCGGGCGTGCACCCAGCGTATGCACCATTCTATATTAGAAGAGTTAGAATGGCTTCTTCTGACAGCTTAGTTAATACTTGTAGAGATTTAGGTTATGGGGTTGAATATGCTAAAAACTTTGATGGTACAGAAAATCACGATACTTTTGTTGTGTCGTTTCCTTGCTGTGCAGGCGAAGACAGTGTTGTAGCCAAAAACATGACCGCAGTACAGCAATTAGAATTGGTAAAAAAGATACAATCTATCTGGTCAGATAACGCAGTATCAGTTACAGTTTACTATAGACAAGAAGAACTAAAAGATATTCAAAAGTGGTTAAACGGTAACTTTGAAACTTCTATTAAATCAGTTAGTTTTTTACTACATAATGAACATGGATTTGCTCAAGCACCTTACGAAGAGATAACAAAAGAACAGTATGAAAAAATAAGCTCTAAAGTAAAAACCCTTAACAACATAGTGGTAGAAGAAGGTACTATAGAGAACTTAGAATGTGTTAGTGGGGCATGTCCAATTAAATAAAAATTTCGCCTAAAAATGCTTCCCACTTTTCATGGTGAGCTGCAATATTTTTATGTTCATGTTGCTTAAGTATAAGCTTACCAACTTTTCTATAATACTCTGGACCAGGATAACCATACCTGTTCATTCTTCTTATTAATCTATCTTTAAAGAAAGATAAAGAAACTAATATTTTAGAAGCTAAATTAATTCCATGCTCTTCTGTTACTAACGGTAAAAGATTAAAAGTTTTCATATTTTTGTATACAAAAACAGCAACGGTATAGCACTCATTCTCATCATCGGCAAAAGGCGAGTTTAAGCACATAAAACACAAAACATCTAATGCGTTAGTAATAAGAACTTTTTCTTTTTCTGCTAAAATTTTTTGTCCAAATGCCTTTTTTAATAACTCGTGAACAGACTCATCACCACTGTAGAGTTTTTTGATACTCTCTTGTTCTTCTTTCGTGTATAATTCTTCAATTAACACGGGCATAATAATATTTAGTTTGTTGATTTTGAAAAAAATACTCTATTTTTATATAAATAAAATTTGTACGGAGCAATATCAAACAGGGGTGGGATGGTGGGAGCTTTATAAGCTACTGTTTGATAGATAATTGCTATATTTTTATGTAAAGTCTACGTACATATTTTGGCCTGTTTCTTGTCTATCGAAGTTTTTATCAAAGTTAGATTTTTTGTTTACATTTTTATCAGGGTCAGGTCCCATTTTACCGTTTTTAATTTCCATTGGCGGTGCAGGAGAATCTCCTAATAATGTACTTTTTGCTAAATTAAAATTATCTTCAGCATTACCTGTTAAATTTAAAGGCACATTTCTAAAAATGTGAGAATGAGGGTGTATTCTTACGTTTGATTTTTCTGGTAATGCACCAGTTGTACCTATACTTTTAATGTTTACATCTTCATCGGGAGTAATAGTAAACGTCGCGCCATCTATTGGTATTCCTGTACTAGGCTGAACGATAGGCTGACCTTGCGAACCTATTTTAGCTTTCCATGTTATATTTTTTAATAGATACCCTATAATCTTTGCAACTTTGTAGTCCGTGGTGCCATAGCTTTCTTGTAACTCTTCAGTTTCTTGATAAGAAATAGGAGCTGAAATTACATTAACGTGTAATGGTCCATTAAACATACCACCCCCTTGACAAACAAAATTTTTGCCAATAGCTAAGTTATCATCAATACCGACTTGACCTGAACCTGATTTTAAACTTAAAATTTTACCTTCAAGGTTTAATCTGCCTCCACCGTTCACATTTACCTCATTTGACGATGATATATTTACTTGTTCACCGGAAAAATTTGCTAATGCTCCGCCTATCTCCGTCATTCCAGCTGTCTGAAATTTTATACCACCAGCTCCAACAATAAACACAAGCTTATTGTTTGCAGCAATAGTTAAAGTTCCTCCTGATAAATCATCAACATGAACAGGTTCAATTAATGGTGATTCTACTTGTTTTTGATAAGCACCCACTTTATCTATTGACACACCTGCATTTGTAAGTTTGCCTTTTTTGTCAACTCTAATTGGATCTAAGTCATTAAATGCAAGCCCAACATTAATAACCATATTACCAGTAACCTCTGTAATATCATCACCATCTTCACCTAGCGCTTGACCATAACTTGCAAGCTTAGGAGCTGCTTCCACATACATTGGACCTATCTTTTCTTTTCTATCGTCTTTTGGAAAATTTCCATCCTGAGAGCTAGGAGATTTACCTTTGTTAGGAGCCTTACAAACCACACACTCATTAACTTGAGGGTATTGAACGTTTTCAACTGATAGATTTTTTAAGTTAAACGCCGGTATTTCAAAAGGTATTAAGCTCTTAAGCACGTTTAAATCTACAGGAATAAGTTTTTTAATTTGCTCCAACCCACTTTCACCCTTATAGGTTGGTTGTGTTTTATTTTTACTACACGCAGGACATTCAGTTGGCGCATCAACATATGACTGTTCTGTAGAAGAAAACAATGTATCGGGTTCTGCTCTTTTATTTTCAAATAGAGCTTTCATTTTTGATATTTTTGAAAGCTCCATTTTCTCACCTTGTGCAGCAGCTACATTGTTTGATCCAACCACCCTTCTACTGCCACCACGAGCTATAACAGTTCTTGGACCATCGACGTGGGAATTAAAAGATGTTTTATGATCTTCAAATACATTACCTTGAGTTATATTGCTCTTATCCCCTGTTATAAAGCTGTTTTTCGAACCATCATTAGTAGTAGTTTCTGACGAGCCAGATACATGCACCTTTGATTCAAATCTATTATTTGTATTATTATTAACTATAGTCTTACATGCACCAGAATTTGATACCTGCTGATGCCTAAAAATAATTTCATCTGAATTAGATTTAGATTTTACATCTCCTCTATTTTCATAAGAGCCGGGATATCCAGAGGGGGTTAGATTTTGTTGAAAATCTAAAGTAGCAGGTGCATGTCCAATTACAACCGGAAATTGGGCATCTCCATTCATAAAGGTTACCCAAACTTGAGTATTAACTGTGGGTACGGTAAAATTGCCCGCGGCCTTATTATAACCAGCATCTGTATTAAAACCCCCTGGGTTAGAACTAGCCATAATACCACCTGCAGCTGCTCCACTACCCCATATACTAGTAAGTCCTTCGTTAATCTCGGCAGGTCCACCACCTAATTCTGTATCCGATAAAGCTAACGTATAATTTGAGCTGTCACTATCTGAGGGAGATGTTAGACCTGTAGCGTTATTATATTTAGAATTACCGGTTTGCCCTGTAATTGGCATTATTACCTGACACCAAGGCAATTTTGATTTTAATATTTCTATATATTCAGTTAAGTCAATCTGATTTTTATTTTGTTTGTTAACGTTTTTACCGAATAAACCAAAATTAACATTTTCATCATACTTCTGTTCTGGTAAGGGTAATAGACCTGTATGAATAAATGGAACAAAAACTTTTACTCTACCACTTTGAAGCGGATCGTCGTTTTGAATTACTATACCTTTATAAATTGTATTGTATTGACCTGTAAACATATTAAATTAATTTAGCACTATCTCCTTTTCTTTGTGTTAATGTTTGTGTTGCTGGTAGACTATTTTTAGGTGGGGTAACTTTAACTACTACAGGACCCATTAATTTAGATTGAACTTCGGCTGCCTCAGTTACAGATTCGTAATATAACTGTAATGTTGCCCCTCCAGTCTTAATTCTATCAACTGCATCAAATGAACCTATTCCTGGCACTTCAACTTTACTACCATATAAAATCTTTACATTATCTACAGCACAACTTTTACCAGACATAAGCTGTCTACCAGTAGCTGATTTTTTATTATATGCATCTAAATCTGCTCCTGGACCTTTACCATAATAAGTTGTAGCCACTACATCAATAAAATAAGGTTCATTAGGATTTTTAGCCGAATTTTTATTTCCTAATAAACTATTGGCAGTAGTTGCAAGGGAATTTATAGCTTCAACACTTGTTGGAGGTTGTATAAATTTTCTTACTGTATCCAAAACTTCCCCCTCTAACGCATTTGTCGCTGTCTCTAATGTAGAAGCTATTATACTTTCTCTATAATCAGGATCTGTCGCTAAATCTCTTATTTGCTTTGGTGAAAAATCCTTTATAGAATTTGTTACATCCGATACTGTTTTACTGTATTTTGATAATGTTCCTGTATCACCCATATAACCCAATAAGTTAGAAACTCCTCCAAGCGCATCATCAAAAAAATCAACAGAATCCTGCAAGTCACCCTTACCTAGCGATGTAAGAGTATCAGAAACACTATTTACTACATCAGACGCTTGTCCAATAGTAGAAGTTACTTGATCTATAACCCCTTTTATTTCTGATTCTATTAATCCTTGAATACTATTTAAACCATTTTTTATGGTATCTTGTAATGATAGTTGATCCAATAATTGAAATGCACCGTTACTGTCTATTTTTACTAAATTTTGAGGTAAAAGAGTTGATGCTATTTCTGAAAATTGATCTAGCTTAGGCATTTGAGCAATAGATAATACATCAGAAAGGGAAATACCCTCTTGCAAATTTTCTAATAGCTCGCTTGCTCCTGATGTGATATCAGCTGCTTTTAAATTCATATAAAATATTTACTTGTAAATCTTTGTTTATACACTAACATATTTGTATGAGTCGCAAAATACCCTTAATTTCGCATGAATCTCCTATTCAATTACTTGACAAATCATTATCATATAACGACTATGATTATTGTTTGGTGCATTTATTGGAACAAGAACCACAATATAAAGAATTTTTTCAATATTCTTCTAGTCAAGGAAGAAGAATACTGTTAGATACATCTATTTTTGAGCTAGGGGAAGCGTTTAATTTAGAAAAATATGCCTATTGGGTTAAAGAGTTAAAACCGTATGAATATATATTACCTGATGTCTTAGAAGATAGTGAAGCTACTAAAATAAATTCTAAAAATTTTGTAGATAAGTATCCAGACTTACCAGGAAAAAAAATAGGAGTTGTTCAAGGTAAGACCTATAAAGAGATAGTCGATTGTTATAGATTTTTAGATGAGCAGTTAAATGTGGATAAAATTGCTATTTCTTTTGATTATTCATATTACAAAAATGTAGCTTGGCACCCCAACAAGTGGGTGTCATTTATGAATGGTAGAGTTTGGCTAATTTCAGAATTACTAAAGATGGGTGTTATTAATAAAAACAAACCACACCATTTATTGGGTTGTAGCAACCCATTAGAGTTTTCTTTTTATAAACATGAAGATTTTAATTTTATTGAGTCTCTCGACACCTCCTCACCTATAGTTCACGGTATACATAAAGTACAGTATGAAGAAAAAATAGGAGACTGGGAAAAGGTATCAATAAAATTAGCTGATCTAATTAATGCTAAATTAGACGATGACCAATTACAGATCATAGGACGTAATATAGCTAAATTTAGACTGTATGTATACTAAACCAAAAAACATCTGCTGGACAGCGATGTTTAGTAGAACTGGGTACGAGCTTTATTGTATTATAAAAAAGCTTAAATTATTGCCCACACAGATTATATGTAATAGAAAGCCTATTAAAGATGGTATCGATGAAAGGTTTTGGAATTTTCTACAATCTCAAAACTACGATATTACTTTTGTAACAAAGATACCTAGAGCAGAAGAGTACGATCTCTTTCTGCAGCCACCAGATAACCATATTATTACACTACACGGTTGGATGAGAATTGTACCCCCAGAAATTTGTAGTAAATTTAACATCTACAACGGACATCCAGGTGATATTATAACATACCCTGAGCTAAAGGGTAAGGACCCTCAGCAAAAGGCTTTTGATCTTCAACACAAAACCATAGGTACAGTTATACACCAAGTTATTGCTGAGGTAGACGCAGGTGGCGTCTGTGTATATTCCAAGATAGATAACACATTTAAAGATGTTGAAAGTATTTCTATAGCTTTACGCGAAGAATCTATTGACTTATGGACTGACTTTATTAAAATGAGAATTACCTAATATGCCACCTGAAGACTTACAACAAACAATTCTAGAAATAGAACAAAAATACCCTAAAACAGTTGAGGAGTTTAAAAAAATACAAAAAGAACAATACGAAACTTTTTGTAGTAAACTCCACGACTACGGTCCTTACAACATTTCATTAGGACGAGAAGTAAGAAACAAACAAGACATATCTACTGCACTTACCGTTATATGTATTAGATGTACTGAGAAGGTTCAGAGATTAATTAATATACTTTTCTATACTAAGGACCACGATGCTCATAACGAGCCTATGATTGATTCTTTTAAAGATATTTCTGTCTATGGAATTATTGCACAAATAATTCATAGTGGCAAGTGGAATAAGTGATGATATAATAATTGCATGAGAGTTTCATTTACAGGTGCTCAGAGTACGGGTAAGACTACGTTACTTAACAAGTGTAAAGAGGTTTATAAGGATTATAAATTTGTAGACGAAGTTACAAGATATGTACGTAGAACATATGACGTTAAAATAAATGAAATTGGTGGCACTGAAACTCAGCTATACATTTTAGCAGAACATATTAAGAACCATTTGAGGAGTGATGAAAATTTAATATTGGATAGATGTATTTTAGATGGTTATGTTTATACAAAGTATCAGGTTGTGAACGGTAAGGTTTCTGAGCAGGTTTTACATGCATTTAATGGGGTTTACGGTGTTTTGATGGATAAATTAGATTATATTTTCTATACCGATCCTACAGATGTTAAACTAGTTAATGACGGAGAGCGTAGCGTTGATTTTAGATTTAGAGAAGATATAATTGCAATGTTTGAAGATCTTATAAAATATAAGATGTCGCCTTCTAACAGAGAAAAAGTAATTCGTCTCAGTGGCACAGTTGAACAAAGAATGGAAATAATAGAAAAATATTTAAAATGAGTGAAAATTTAACAGATATAGCTTCTAAATCGTTAGGTTCTTCAGCGTCGTATGCAGTTTATACTGACCGGCACGATGCTTCACTTCTTAATCCCATGCCTCGTAAACTAGCCCGTGATGGTTGGAATATTAAAGGCGATGAATTTGTTGGATATGATACATGGCACTGTCATGAGGCTACTTTTTTACTTAACAACGGTGCACCTATTGCCGGGACTTTAAAATATACCTATTCCTCAGACTCAAAATATATGGTTGAGTCTAAGTCTGCTAAGCTCTATCTTAATACATTTGATATGTGTAAGATGGGTCAGTCAGTTGAGACAGCCATTCATAATTACGAGCTACAAGTAAAAACAGATTTAGAGAAAGCTTTAGAGACAGAAGTGGATGTTAAGTTCTTTAAATCAGGGGATGATATTAATGCTATTTTTCCTATGGCAGGCTATCTTGACTTGCAAAGCTTTCTTGGCAGAGATATAGAAGCATTAGAAATTACAGATTACAACGCAGTGCAAAACCACTTAGAGTTTGAAAAAGCTAATTATTCTGGCTACGGTTACTCAATTAAAGATGATAAAGCTTTATATGCTAATAAATTCTTCACAAACGCTTTGAGATCACGTTGTCGTCATACCAAACAGAAAGATACAGGGGCTGCCTATATCTCAATAAACACAATTGACAGTGTGATTAAACCTGCATCTCTATTTAAACAAATAGTGTCCTTAAGAGAGGTAAACGAATTTCATGAGTTTTGTGCAGAAAAACTCTATACTGAAATAATGAAGTGTCCAGAGGTAGATTCTTGTTGTGTAACTTTGCTTTATTCACGTAGAGGTTCGTTAGATATTAATCCAACAAGAGCTACACACTATGAAATGTTACCACCGGTATTAATTAATCCGAAATATTACACCCAAAAAGCAATGGGTCAGTAATTATAGATAACCGAGAAGTCTTAATCTACGAACTCTATTTTGTCCTGACTCAAAAGTATTAACTTCCCATTGGTCGTAAGGACTTTCTGCACTAGTTCTGATGGCTAATGTTGCAACGTTTGAGAAGACCGCGCTATCTACACCAGAAGCTGATAAACGAGCTCTAAATGTGTAATCATCTAAAGCAGATTCAGCAACAACTGTGTAACTTGTACCTGTGCTGCTACCAGGAGCGTTTGTATATGAACTTGAACCTGCAGCCGCTCTTTGCCATTGATAAACAATCGCATTACCACTTAAAGGTGTTCCTAGAAGAGAACCTGATACATTAAAAGTTACAGAAGTATTTTCATTTACTAACTGTGAAACTGGTTGAATTACTACGCTTACGTTTGCCATATATTAGTATTTATTTGCTAGGGACACAATTTGGCACTTTTTTGCCGCCTTTTTTTTTCATCCCAACCATTTTATAACCCTTCCAACAAACACCTCTAGGAGCTCTTTTATTTTTTTCCAATAAAACTTTAATTATATTATCGAAATTTAGATTCATGGTATTATATATTTATATAATGTACGTACCTTCTCATCATTTTACTGAAGAACCAGAACAAGAAATCGTTTGTTTATTTACAGATGAAAAATTTGTATATTTAGAAGGGGACAAAAAATCGTTAATACATCCAAAACATGCAGAAGGTGCAGTAGATGAACTACCACCACGTTTTTATAAACAGCCATTTATTAAAAGATACCCCAACGGTCAAGTCAGAGTGTTCGGTAGTATCGAATAAATATATTTGTGTTAAATTTTACTAGAGTAAATCAAATATTCCTCGAAGACTATACTATAAAAATTTTAGGTGATAATTTTAAATATATTATAGGTAACGGACTGTATCTTTCGGGCTCAAATTACAATACTAATTATGTAGATCTATACAGCGAATTCGATAATCTATCCGCATTTAACCCACCTTTTTCGGGTATACCTATAACAGATTTCGAAATAATAAATAACAATGAGTTAAATTTTAATTTACCTAAAAATTTACCCATCGGCAAATATGACGTAATATTTTGTAACCCGGCCGGTTATTATAAAGCTTCTAGCAATAGAAAATTTAAGCTTATTTCAGTATTTTACTATGACAATAAAATTCTTACTTTTATTAACGGAACAAATTTAACGACTTTATCTGGTGTTCAGTTAACGACTATATCTAAATATATAATAGAGGATGAATAATACCACAAATTTTACCCAATTTGATACGGCTACACCTCTTACATCATCTGATTACATTGTAGGTTATAAAGCTGATGGTTCAAAAGAGATAAAAACAACAGTTCAAGACATTATTACTTTAGTTGGTGAGACTGATTCACAAACTTTAACATATACACCGACAACCCAGGAACTATCTATTTCTAATGGAAATGCAGTTCAATTAGATAATTTAGTTTCTAAATGTAAAGCAATAGCTTTTTCTGTAGCGCTATAAATAATATTAATGAAAACACTTGTAACAAATTATATTTTTTCAGCATCAAGCAAACAGGTAACTCTAACAGATTACCCATCAATAAAGTTAGATCAAATTCTTTTAATAACAAATGTAACTGATAATGAAATAATTTATAATTTTGCGTGTAATAATTTAGGTGGTACATTAGCAGGTAATGTACTTACTTTAGAATATGACACTACATCAATGTCTAATACGGATAGATTACAAATTTTTATAGAAGACTATGTAGTGCCCACAAAAGAGGACACTTTATTATCTGTTAAATTAAATTTAGATAATACAAATACTTTATTAAACGTTTTAACATCTAAAGACACTACAATAAGCTTAGACGTATCCGCTATAAATTTAAACACCGATAATATAGAGTCATTAATTAATAGTTCTAATACTAGACTAGATAATTTAACTGCTAAAAACTTCGCAACAAGTGCTAAGCAAGATACTTTAATAAGTCTTCTTAATAGTTTAACAGCGAAACAAGATACATTTAACATTGATATATCTTCAGTCAATCTTAACACTAATGAAATTGAAAGTTTAATAAAAACTACTAATTTTCTTCTCTCTTCCAGCGATTCAAATACCTCTTATCTAATTCCTAAAGCATATACAACGGTTGCAACTACGGAGTTAACAAGCAAATATTTTACCGATTTTAATGGTTTAACTGGGTTCTTAAAAAATATAAAGGGTATTAATACAACCGAAGATCCTTCGTTGCCGGGTACAGGAGTATACTTGCAAATATGGACAGGCAGTAATAATTTAACAGGAGCAAATTCGAAATTACTATTTACGTATTCCGTTGAATCGGAAAGTAATTTTGATATAACATTTCCTGATGGTATACCTGTCAGTCCTTTGTGGGTGGTTGGTAGTTCAACTTCTATAACATACACCCCTGCCCCTGACACATTGTTTTTAACAATCACCTATACAACAGAATAAATATATAAAATATGAGTACATTGAACATTACACCTATTGAAGGAACTGTTACATATACCTATGATGAACTAGATAGAGTGTATCTCCGTAATGTTTATAAAGATGATACAGTACAAAGAGTAAGAAGAAAGGATAATAGTACTAGACAAGGAACATCTTTAGCACCACAGAAGCCTAAGGAATTAATTTATCAAGATGTACATTATTATAATACAAATATTGGAGGTGTTTCTCAGGTAAAACGAATTTATAAACCATATATTTCGACCCCGATAAGTGATAATGGTACAATTACAGCTACTGTCTCTAGTCAATCTCATATTATTGCAGCAGGTTTTCATTATGATGATAATGAAACAGATTTTTGTTTTAGAGTTATACAACCATATCTTCTCACCCAACTTGGAAGTTATTGGTATCATACAACTGATATACCTTTACTCTCTGCCGTAACCATGACCTCACCAGTAACAGGGGATCCAGGATTTTATAAAGCATTTGCAGTAACAGAGACCGGAACCCTATTTTCTAGAACTTTAACAATCTCATGAACAATATAGATTACAGATTATTTGTGGGTAGTGAAAATAAAGAACCCTTGCCTCCTATTTTTAAAGGTAAAAAACAAGTATTAATTTATCCCGGAGATTTAAACGATCAAATACATGGAAAATTGAGTAGTAGGAGAAAAGCTGGTAAGTCAACTAAATCTGGATTAAGAAGATATATTTTTAGATATAACAAGGGTACTTTTGAATACTTAGCGACTAGAATGGGTCAGAGAAATGGTGGAAACAATAGCACCCCCAACCAAACGTTTTTAAAAATTATTGTACCCAATTCCTTTAACGTACCAACACTTTCCGCATATCCTGTGCAGTTAGATTTTAAATCTAAAGGAAAAGTTAATTTAGATTCTACAGTTAGTAAAGAAACATTTGTATATAATGCTAACTCTATTATTAATTATAATACAGCATTAACAAGATGGGAATGGAAGACAAGACCAGCAACAATCCCACCTACCCCGCCTGGAGGAGCTTTTAATATTACCGCCTATTCAAGTTCAACAACCGTTCCATTAAGAGAAGCAAGCACTCTTAACGGTATTGTATGGACATTTCGCGGTAATCCTAATGAACCTATTGGTGGTTCTGATCCCGAATTAGTCGGTAGAGTTGAAATTGAAAATAAACAATGGTTTAATAACAATACAATATCTAATTTAAATCAATGGCCTATAAAAAATAAAGATGCTCAGGGCGGGCTTATGCCTCTTTATCCATATAAATGGATGACACATCAATGGCTACAAAGACATGATGGAAATGGTACTTATGCATACACAACTTTAGATGGCAGACCGGATTGTTTATCTGATGAATTTTTATTTAAATGTTTTAAGGGTGTAGAACTACAAGAATATGAAATAGTTTTTGTAGAGGTTGTTTGGAGATATATGCAAAATATGTGTCATGATGATGGAGTTAATGGTATAGTTTTTTACGGTAATAATGTTCCAAACTATAGAGGCTATAATTTGCATAATGTGGAATGGTTCTCACCAAAACCTTTTTATACTCGTAGACAAAAAGGAAGAGTATATAGAATTGGTAAACTTGCTAAAAGTAACCCTGTAGGAGATTTTGATACAGTTACTTTTGCACAACGTACTAGAATCGTGACTACACGATGGTACAAAGGAGGTAATACTGCACTAGAATAAATAATAAACATACAGGCCCTAATCGGATGAATTCGGTGAAACCTTCCTCTGCGTAGTAGAGATGGCAATACCGAGCCAAGCCATAAACCATTTTATGGAAGGTGTAGAGACTACTGGAGACAAAAAGGTTTGTCTTAATAACCAGCAAGAGCGTCCGACAGAATAAAATCTGAAGATATAGTCCGATTTATAAAGAAATTTATAAGAAAAGTCGCTAACATCATTTATTGAAAGATACAGCAATGTATTAGTTAGTCTAGTTGGCGGAAGTGTCAACGGGAAAGGGTCAATGGCTTTTGAAACAAATTTAGATTACTTGAGAACTCTCGCCAATCATGGCGTAGAGCCTGTTGACTCATCCAAAGATGCGGTTGAAAAGTTTAGAGTCTCAAACCCTCAAAGTTTAATAGATACAGACTTTGAGTATTCTTTACAGTCTTCTAAATGGGAATTTTTAACTACAAGCAATAACTATCCCGGAGTATATGCCCGTGCCAATGAGCCAGCTTTTTCTTCATCACAAATTACTTCTATTTTACCCACAGGTCCCGATAATAAAGATGTGGAAGTAACTGTTAATATTGTTCCTCGTATACCTTTTAGAACCGGAGATTCTATTGTAATTAAAGATTCTTTAAACACTACGTTTGTAGATGGTGCATATGTTATTACAGAAGTACCATCCCAATTTAAGTTTATAATTACAACCAAGTCGCCTGTCGCTTTAGTGGGGGATCAAAAAACACCCTATACAGCTTTGTTTACGGGTGGGTTATTTTCAAATGTCAATATTCCTATTAATAAAATAACAAGTATTGCGGGTACAAGTGCGGCAATCATAGATTTTAAATACCCTCACGGTTTATTTAAAAATTCACCAATCATTATTGCAGATCCTAACCAACCTACGGCTCGTTATTGTGGTACATTTAATATTAATACTATTTTATCTGAAACTAGTGCCACTTATATAACAAATGTCACATCGCCGTTTCCTACTACAACTCAGATTGTACCAGCTTCTGGTTTAGTATATGCAAGAACTGAGGGTATTGCAGTGCATCGTTATTTTGATGGTGGGGTACAGATTAATCCCGGTACTTCCGCTCCCAATGCACAAATTTTAAGACAAACAAGAAAATATTTTAAATATCAATCCGGAAAATCTGTACAATTTAGTACTGGTATTCTCTTTTTACCAGTATATGAAATTAACAAGACAGAGGTAGATACTGTTCAATATAATAATAGCCAATTTGTATCTAAAATTATAATTTCTGGGGTGGAAGATTCTTCAAATGGTACTTATGAAAGAGATTATGATATAGATTCTTCTTATCAAACCAATCAATCTACCGTATTTTATGGTCCTAGTAGTAATCAAATTTATCTTTCTGGAAATGGAAGTGATACACAATTTTGGACCTTATGGGATTCATCATTAAGTGCAAACACTTATCAAAATACATCTACTCCAATTTCTTCTATATCTGTGGGGAACTGGGTTCAATTGGAAGGTACACTGGCAGTAGATTTAACAGCCGTTAATACTGTTTCAAGAGGCTATAATTTCTACGATTTTATTATTGATACTGTACAATTTCATGGGTTTTCTAAGCCTGATGAATACAGAGAATCAGCTTACATAGAGACAGTTGGTTTTGAACTAAGTGCCCCGGCTCCTAGAAATCCATATAATGGGTTTTTCCCAGTTTCTGAAGTTGTAAATGCAAAGCAATTTAAAGTAAGACTTTTGGCAAGTGATAACAATCCCTTCCCCACAAGTATCTTAAACCCCGGAGGTATTGGATTAGTTAGAGTTAAAAGTTTTAATGATGCCACTGTAAGATCAGGTTTATTTGATGAACAAAACGGTATATTTTTTGAATACGATGGAAAAGATCTTTATGTTGTAAAAAGACAGAGTACCACTCCATTAGCAGGTACTGTCACTGCTACTCTAGGTAATCCTTTACTGTCTTCTTTTGATGGTAATTGCAGGTTTAAATCCCAATTAACGGAGGGGGATTTTATAGTTATAATGGGTCAGTCATATCTTGTTAATAAAATTATAGACGATAATAATTTAAACATTGCCCCTTATTATAGAGGACCAACTATAAATAGCGTTGTTGTAAATAAAACAGAAGAACTTAGAACCCGTCAAAAAGATTTTAATTTAGATAAACTCGACGGAACCGGACCTTCAGGGTATGTTGTTGATCTTAATAGAATGCAGATGATATTCATAGATTATTCTTGGTATGGTGCTGGTAAAATAAGATATGGCATAAGATCTAATAAGGGCAAAATAATATATTTTCATGAGATTTATAATAATAATGTAAATAGCAAAGCTTACATGCGTACGGGAAATGTACCCGGACGTTTTGAAATCACTAGTCGCAGTAAAAGAGGCAAAATAAAAAATAATATAGAATCTTTAAATAACATTCTTCCAACAATAGCTTCCTCAGTAAGAGGCATACCGGGCACAAAAAATGTAGAATTTAAAATTTCTGGCGATTATTCAACACCGAATCCAATCACTGTATTTGATATAAGCGGTCTCGGTAATAAGACCAGTTTGGCTATAGGAACATTTAACCCCTTATCCAGAACATATAATGCGGGGCAAAACATAACTACGGTAAGATATGAAATAGAATCACTAGATGAGTTTGGAAGTATGCCACCGAATACTACAAGTAATATAACTGTTTTTGCAGGAGCGTCTCAAAATGTCTTGAGAGTATCGGAAGAAGATGCTTATTACTTACCGGGAAAAGGAAGACTTATCGTAAAAGATGAATATATAGATTATGAAAAAGGTAGTAAGTTTAAAGAAAATATAGATTTAATTATTAAAAGAAGAAATGCTAACGGATTACTATCAGTACCTAGTATAAACGAAAATGATAGTTATTTGTCTTTTAACCAAAACTGTTCACCAGCATTAAGTCATTGGGGCGTTGCTGCACTAATTGATGGTGGCTTTAATGAAGATAAATCGTATTTATTTACTGGTGCAAGTGATGGTTATTTAATTGCAGATCAGCATGAGGCTGCAGTTCTTAGCATTCGTCTTGCCCCTTCTGTTGATTATGGTATAACTGCACCTTTTGGAGTAAGAAATTTAATTAATCATTCTTCAATGCGCTTAAAGAGTATTGGCATAGTAACAACTAACCCCGTTCAAATTTTTATTCGTCTAAATTGTGACAGTACATTATTTAGAACTTCTTCAGGCTGGCAGCCTGGAGGCAATGGTAGTATTGCCCAGTACTGGGATCATACTACCAGTGGTACTTTTCCCGTATCAGGAACTGGAGGAGATTTAATTGGCTCGTTCTTTCTTGCTCCCGGTACTCCAGCCACTACAACTTATAGAGACCCTACATATATAAGTCAAGATTATGATATTGAGGTTGTACGAGATTTAGGAAATAGTATTATAGGTGGGAATTTTGTATACCCAGACGGGCCTGATATATTAACTTTAAGTGTAAAAACATTTGAAGATTATAAAGCTCTAACGCGAGCAAGAGTATCTTGGACTGAAGATCAAGGATAATTGAATTTATTGGAAATGTAAGGTAAGTCTTTTACCTCTTTGTATAAATCATACAATTTTTCTAATGTTATAAATAAATTTTCTGACGGATAAACACTTATAAAAATTTCTATATTGCTCTCCTAGTCCACCTGATGGTTTCTCTATGAAACCTGGTACTATGGATAAAACGTTCATCAATATAATTATATAATAAAAATTTAAAAATTCAAATTACATATAAATAATAATAATGAGCGTTTTTTATAAAAAAACATTAAATCCATCTTATTTTAAAAATTTTAAATTTGATAAAAGTATCAGAAGAAAAATACTTAAGATAGTAGATAACTTTATTAAAGAAAGCGATTTAAACATACCAGTAACTGATATTAGACTAACCGGATCCCTTGCGAATTTCAATTATAACAAGTTTTCTGACCTAGACATACATATCATTACTAAATTTAGTGAAATAAGCGGAGACACAGATGTTGTAAAGGAAGCATTAAATGGCTTACGCTTTGTTTGGAACTTAAGGCATAATATTTTTATTAGAGGTCATGAAGTTGAGATGTATTTTGAAGATGAAGGTGAAGCACATATATCTACTGGGGTTTATAGTTTAAAGTTTGATAAATGGATTAAAAAACCAAAATATGATCCACCTCAGAAAATTGATGAACAATTATTATCCAACAAAGAATTTTATTATATAGATTTGATAAACAGATTGGTAGATAGGCTTAATAGAGCTAATACAAAAGATGAAATTAGACTAATATATAAAAAGGGCAAAATACTAAAAGATAAAATAGTAAAAATAAGAAAAGAGGCTCTTACAAAAAGCGGAGAATTTGCTTTAGAAAATCTTTTATTTAAAAGACTGAGAAGTAAACATGTAATAGATAAACTTATTGATTTAATTAATAGTGCTTACGATAAGTTTTTTATGGAAAGTCTTAGCTTTAATAATACATTAAAGCGTATTGTTAGTAATATGTAAAAAAATAACCCCGGCTCTTTCGAACCAGGGTTAGTGATTTGCCTAACTTCTAAAATCTTAGAAGTATACCGATTGATTAGCCGGGGTGAATGCTTCGCCGAGACCACTCAAGAGGATTACGTGATAGTAAAGAGCAGCGCCAAAGATGTTGTCAACAACTCCGTAACGTGTTAGTAAACCAACACGTGGTGAGAAGTCGTTAGGACCAATGGTGCGTTGAACCATCACAGGGATGTAAGGACAATAAATGATACCGGTATCGTAATACTCAGGACCTTTATAGCCTAACAATGCGTACTCGATACGACGGTTACGTGCCGAAGGGTTACCTGGAACGTATGAGCTTCTGCCCATTTCGTATTGAGCCTCTGTGCGAGTGTCGCGGTAAACATTGAATCTTCCACCGAGGTTACCAACTTTTGCGACGCCAACTGGTTGTGTGTTTACGTTACCTTGTACAGGTACCCATTGGAACTCAGGAAGCATTTCGAGGATTGCGGCAACACGTGGTGTACAAACAACAAAGTTTGCAGCGCCACGACGGTTGCGGATAGCAATACGATTAGCTTCGATGATTAAACGTTGATAGAAGTCGCGATTTCTCTCGACTAACCAACGTCCATCAGCTGAGGCTGGGGACCAGACAGAATAACCAACACCGTAACCAGCGTTAAGAGCGACTTGGATCATGCGGATGATCATCTCACGGTCGATTTCAGCTTGGAGCTCATAGCTCATTGCGTTTGTCAACTCGGTGTCGATGTCGATACCGTTCATGTTCTTAAGGTCTTGCTCTAACTCAACTGACCAGCGCGCTGCCAATCTTCTTGTACCAGCTTCAACAGCTGTTTTCTCGAAGGAAACTTCGATTTGTGGAATCTTGGAAGTTAACTCGAAGTTCTTAAGAACTTGAGCTACGCCAGCGTCAGAGCCGATGAATGGGAATGGGTTTGAAGGATCATCATTTGCACCTAAACCAGACAATGCACTGGAAGAAGTTCCAGTGAATGCTGTATTTAAGTATTGATAACCTAACTCTTTACCACCAGCAGCGGCTTGTGGGTTGCCGAGATTTGAATTTAGCGATGCGTCTAAACCGGTACCAGCAGCATCATAACCGAGTGCGTCGGCAAGATACTTGTAACGGAGAGCGAATGCTAAACCAACTGGGCCACCCATTGGTTGAACGCCTACGATTTCGTTAGTAATTAACTCAGGGAAGGTACGGCGAATCATTGGTATGAGAATCTTTGGCAAACGAGCATCGCCACTAGCATACCAGTCACCAGCAGGTGTGGAATTGCCGAATGCGCCACCGTTGTAGCCTGCGCCACCAGCACCAGCATAAGCACCGCCAAAGACGGAACCTGTGCCACCAGCAACGTTAGCTTCGTTAATGCACCATTGCTCTTGGTTCTCAAGAAGCATTGCTGTGCTTAAACGACGATGGTCATCTTCGATAGGCTTTACAGTGTCTGAACTGTAGTCAAGAACTGGAGCCCATTTTTCGACGAGCATTTTTGCGCGTGATTCATCAATATATGATTCAGTAGGTCTAACTTTCATTAGAATAAATTTACCTTTCCTTTTCGACCCGTAAAAACGAATGTTTTTACGACATTAAATCAGGTTACAACCTCAATTACTAAAATTTGTTTAGCTCTTGAAGATAAGGTGACATGTAAGAAGCTGTATTAAATTCTTGTGGAACTTGTACTTCTTCTTCAATTACTGGACGATCAACTCTTTGTGATTCTGTGTCAGTAATGGCCTCTTCTTTAAGAGTTTGAAGCCTCTCAGATTCGGATTTATCGAATAGATTTACAGCGTAATCAAAGTTCTCAGAGATGAAATCTGCTGATTTACCTTTCATTACTTTTTTGATATATTCTTTTTTCTTACCATCAACAGAAGTTAGCTTTTTCTCTAAAACTAACTCTGCTTTTGATACAGAATATTCTTCTTTAATTTGCTGTAACTCTTTCTGAGCAGCTTCAAGCTTTTTGTGAGCTTCATCAATTTGGCGTTTGCCATCGATAATTGCGTCTTTGACAGCTTTTTTAGCGATTGCGGCATCTACGCCTAAAATCTCTCTAATTTGTTCTAGCACAACTTGTGCTTTTTTAGCTTTAACAGCTTCATTTAATTTCTCAGCAGGAATGCTTTCATCTAAGTAAGCCTCCAAATATGTTGAGATATTATTGATCATACCCTCTTTAAATGATTGGGCATTGTTGTTAAGCTCTTTATTGAACTTATTAACGAGAAGTTTTAATTTATGGCTATGATTTGTATCAATAGCTTCTACAACTTTTAGAAGTTTATTTGTGTGATCTTTGTCGACTACTTCTAAAAGATTTTTTAATTTATCTGCGTAATCAGCGTCTTGTTCTGCAAGAGCTTTTTCTACGTGAATTTTAACTTTGTCCTGAACGGATTTGTTAAATGCATTTTCGATTTCTTTTAGAACTTCTTCTGAAAGAATCTCATTTGTTGCGTTTTTGAGAAGATCTGATATAGCCATATTAAAAATTATTTATTGTTTTTTCTATTCTTTTATTGAGTTTTTGCTCAACAATTTTACGTAAATATTTATGGGCGTTGTTATAATTTTTACTACCCAAATTGAGTATAAATTGAGATATTAATTTTTTCTCACCTGTTGATAATTGTGATTGATTACTCATTTGTATAAAAGTATTTATTATAGCACTCTGCTTATTTTTGATATAAAGCTTAAAATTTGTTCCTTTAAAAATGCCTCAACATCTTTTTTAGGTAATGAAGAAAGTGACTCACTAAATCTGTCATAGTGTTCTTCTAGTCTACCATCTTCCCTTAAAACGAATTGTTTTGACTCTAAAATACCATTTACAAATGCTGATGGACAAGAAGGATCAGCAACACAATCAACAGCAACTAATCTAAATTCTGAGACACGATTAATACCATTTGATTGCTCAGATAGCTTTCCTAACGCTCTAGAAGACATACCGACTTTAACACCATCATTGATTAATGACTTAACAATTAAACCTGTTGGTGTAGACAAGACTTTTGATTTGCCGTAATAGGTGTTACCTTCTTTTCTCAAATCAACTACTAAGTGACATGCTCTCTCTAAATCAACTTCGGCTTTTGTGGGATGGTTTAACTCACCCATAGCTCTTTTTGTTTTAACCATTTCAGAGATATAACGGTTAATCTCTCTATCCATTTCACCTTCACTATAAATTCTTTTATTCTTGTTTACAGTCTCACATTGCATGTAAGGTCCTGTAATGTATAAATTAGCTGGTTTGTTATTATTTTGCTCCTCAACTACATACTGGTATTCTTCTTCCGGAGCAGGTTGTTCAACTAAAAGTTTTAATGCCATAAAATTATTTATCTTATTTATATGTATTTTCTTATATTTAACTGGTGTTCTGTTAAAATAGTAAACTCCATATCTCTCTTTTTACACCACTCTCTTGCTGCATTCCACTTAGCTGTATTTTTGATATAACTGAGCTGTTCATATAAAAGGGACTTAGGTACCTTATTAGTTTTGGTCAATCTATTAACCGGTTTAATAGTTTGCTTATAGGGTTTAACCTCTACTAAAAATTTTTTTATACCCTCATTAGTTCTCAATTTTATAATTGCATCAACAATATAATTATGTACTTTATTATCTATAGGGTTTATGTAAGGTATGACTATACTTTCTGACCCCCACTCTAAAACATCTTTATTACAATCACAAAATCTAAACAATTTTAATTCCCAAGATGACAAATATCTGGGATAATCTCTTCCCTTATATTTTTGTTTATTTTGAGGAACATAAATTCCTTGCTTAAATCTAGGATTTTTAGTTTGTAGCTTCATGCTTTTACACCCATTTGTAGAAGCTCTTTTGCAGCGTCCTCAATTGATACAAAATTAACTGAAAGAGAACTTGATACTTCTTTTTTTTCTGGCTCTATAGTTTTTATAATGTCTAATAATTGATCAGTTACTTGATTTTCAAAATTTTTGAATTTTGAATCCCGTTCAATATGAACCATAAAATTAATTAATTACCCAACAAAAAAGTCAACAGGCTCTGCATCGCCAAAACCTGGCGAGGCACCAGTAAATAGTCTTTCTTCTAATGTCTTTTTCTCTTCTAAACCTTGCGATAAAATATCATTAAAGTTTATTGAACCACCACCGAATAGAGCTACGTTTTGATATTTACCTCTATTATTACCTAATATAATTTTACTTAAAGCTAAAGCGTATTGATAAACCCAAGGCTCTTTGATTATATCTTGTAATGGTCTTTCAACATAACATGATACCACACCATAAAATTGAGAAGATGAACCTTGTTTAGGTTGAGGAACCATTCTCATATATTGGGTTCTTTCATCAAACAAAACACTTCTTCTTAATGATAAGACTTTTTCCCTTGTATCTAGCCAATTTTTTAATACAACCCAGCTAATAAGATCAAACCCGTAATTACCCATAGAATAGGAAAAATAAGTTTGTTGTGCAAGCGATTGTTCTATAGTAAAGAGTGTATTAACCCCGGTCGAGCTACCTTCTTCGAAGTCTAAAACAGAAATTACTTTTCTATAATCTTTAACCAGATAATCATAACTGTTTAACAATTTTAACGAATCACTATCCGGATCTGCTACTTGATATATGTAAGGTTTGTTGGGATCACCAATAATCATTTTTGCTATCGTATAAGCAGCTCTAACGTCGTCAGGAACGTCTTTAAAGGTTAATCTAGCATTAAAGTCTTTAGAAATAGAAAACAAAGCGTCTAATCTTATACCTTTATCTTTTTCATATAAATCAGAATTAAAGACTAAAAACTCTCTTGTATAACCTGCATACTTTGTAAACATTTCACAAGCTATAGCTATATTTTCATTAAGTTGATCTTGATGAATTTCTATACTCACCATGGGTGCACCAAGAGTTCTGCTTATTCTTTGACCCATTCTAGTATAGGAATCAACTATAGTACTTAAATTCGTTGAATAGAAAGCTGAAGTGGGCAAAGATGTTGTACAATCCATCATATGTTATATTTATCCAATTTTATAATCATCGTACTTCGTAATTAAGAAGTTACTTATTTTTCTTACCTCAGATAAGTCGAGATATCTATCATAAAGATAATATTCATACAACCTAACATTTGAAAACCCACCATTTTCTGCCGGATTTTTACCAACAGTTAAAAAATACGAGCTTGAAGGAATAGTAACAGTATTTCCTCTAAAAGTATTAATATACTGAGATGTTCTATTATTGACATATATAATTTGTCTAGAAGGGTTTTTGGCGTTAAATCTAGTTACTACTACGTACTTTTTATTTGCCGACAAATATGTTGAATCTGTTGATAGTAAATTTGTAAAAGAAGTATATCTATCATTAAAATTACCTATTGTGTATAACTGTCTACCAGACAATATTAAACCGTAACCTTTTGTTACTCTATCATAACTATAATCTCCAATCCACCATATAACAGAGCTTAGAGGAAATGTTTGTGGGGTTTCAAAAACAGTAAATGTAGTAAAGCTATTAAAAAAGGATGAGTTAGAACTTAGGGGTGTTATATCATAATTTGATTCTAAAAACTTATCAGCGCTTAATACTAAACCTCTTAAACTTCTATTTGTTGAAAGAGCTGGAGCTGTTGAAACATTTCTACTTTCTAGTTTAAAAACAGTTTCTGGGTTATCATTATTTTTTATAATATCTACTATACTACCAGCGTATTGCAATACAGGTGAAAAAGGTTTTATATTTACACTAGTTAAGTATACAAACATTGTAGAGTTGCTTGCATCATAATCAATCCAACAATACCTTAAGTCACTAACTCCATTAGTTCCACGTAGCTCTATATCTACCCCGTTTATGTTATTATTAATAGGTAAATCTCCATTTGGATTTGTAACGTCACCGTTAATGTTTAATTCTATATGGTTGTCATCAGGATCATATGAGCCATTAGCTAAAGTATCAAAGCTTATAGATAAACTGTTAGGTATACCACTATATCCCATACCGTTTGCAATACCACCAATAGTATTTTTTGATACACCCTGTATTATAAACGATAAACCTTCTCCGCGTGTAATACCGCCACCTATGGAGAAGGTGAAATTACAGGACCAACTAATTGGTAGTCCTTTGCTGTCAGTAAAATAAACAGGCACATTATAAAATATTGCACCTCTTCTATTAGTAAGATTTGGTGTTAATCTAATACTGGTTAAACTTGCATATGTAGAAGATAAAGTTGCATTTTGTAAAGTGGATTTACCCAAAAACTTTTGAAAAGGCAACTCATTTAGACTACTAGACCAATTAAAATTATGTATCCAGTGGTTATCTCTACCAGCTGTACTGGTAGAGGCAGCAAAACCTACAAATGCTGAGTTTTCCCCTACTCTTGGCAAATTAGAATATCTAGTATTATTATTCCAAGTAGTTAAAGTATTTGTCGCAGTTCTATTAATAGTAAAATCATTCATTGAATTAAACCAAAGCACACCGCCATTGACTGTTAAAGGTGCCTGAGGACCATAAATTACATCAATAGAATAATCCTGTTGTATTCTTTCAAATTTAATTCTAGCCGTTCTTTCGTTTCTATAATTAAATGGTTGATACATACCACTTAAAAATTTGGGTTCAGGAAATACGCGGATATCATTTATAAACATAGAAGAAATATCTCTATCTCTACCTGAATAAATTTCTATTATGTAAGAGCTAGTGCAGGTTACAACTGATCTTATATTTGAAGTTGCAAGCTCCCATGGACCTCCATAAGCAGAAGTTGGATAAGCACTTAATAATATATTATCTGTAACTGCGTTTTCATTAGGAGAAGCTATCAAGTTGATTGCAAATTGAGGCAATGTCCAGTCTCCAGCTGATAGAGTTCCTATAACTCTATCAAATGAACCTGTCAATTCTTTATTAAATGTCAAATCTGTTTTTGAAGGCCATTCAGCATTAATTAAGTTATAACTAAAATATCTAAAATCACTATTTAAAAATTTAAAATTTAACCCCGTTCCAGGTATATAAAAAGATGATGTTTCTGTAAATTCGTTAGAAGCTGAAAGAATATTAATACCCCCTCCTCCTATTATTGGATCAGAAGGAGAGCCTGGACCAAAAACATTTTCTTTAGTAGGATTTACGTATACAGGTGATTTATTAGCAAAGCTTCTTGGATCTACAAATCTTATACCTGTGCCTTGAAAATATAAATCATCGTCTGTTGCCTTAAAAATTCTATATCTTGTAGCTTTACACAACATCTTATTACCGTCATAAACACAATCTACTCGAGTAACAAAGTTAGCAGTTAAAGCTAATATATTATTAGTAAAACGGGTAGTACCGTCAAGCTGTTTTAATTGTATGTTATAATCTCTTTTATCAAATACAAAATTAGTCGTTTCAACAGGGCAACTATCAACATAAATCCACATAGTATACTTACCACCTTTTTTAGGGTTAATAAGTCCACGGGCCGTTAGACTATTACTGCTAGTTAAATTGTGATATACTGTCTGAGCCGATAAGTCCCAAACGATATTTCTTAAATTATTTTCAAACACTCTTACAGGTACGGCAACTTTTTGTCTACTATCTACTTGATAACCGATATTTGTTCTATGGGTTGCACTAGATAGGGCTATATGCCAACCCGTGCCACCAACTAAATTAAAATTGTCAACAGGCTCTCTACCAAAAAAATTATATACACCAGCGGGTGACAAAGAAGAAGTTTGTGTATAAACAGAAGTATACTTACCAGAAGTAGCTCTTAAGTGAGTATAACCCACAAACCCTAAATCCCATATACTAGATAAACTAATAGTTGTATCTCTTACAATAAAATATTTACCCCAGTCTGCAGAATTATTTCTTGTAAGAGAAGTATAAAATTCCCAACCTGAACTATTAGAAATAGCACTTATAGAAGAGAATTCTAAAAATATTTCCGGTCTTATTCTTATTACATCTCCATTTTTGGGGGTAAAAACTAAACTACCATAAGATTTTGTTATTCCCCCGTATTTTATTGTAAATGAAGATAGCTTTCTTGTAACAACATCAACACCTATATTAAATTCCGGTTGAAAAATAACATCGCCTTCGTTTAATGTACGCAATGAAACACTGGGAGTAGTGGTGAACCCAGAACCAAAGTCAGTTATAGTTAACCCTGTGGTTGTAAATCCATAGTCGCCAGATATAACATTAAAAAAGGTACCTCTAAAAGGGTATTCTTTAGAAGCAATAGGATCTGTAGCACTATCAGGGTAACCTTCAAGAGGTAATGTATAGTGGTTAAACGAGTGCCATTTATTATGAAAAATTGCGTTTGACATTTTTAATAATTACCGCTAAGGAATGTCACATCCCCATACATGTAATCGCCTACAGCCAAAAAGTTATACATTGTAATGCCCGAAAGCGACTTATTTACATTTATTGTTTCTTCCTCCCCAGTAAATCTTTCGTTAAATCTATAAACAGGCTCAAAATCTACAGTATATCCTACATTTTGTACGTCTTCATTGTTTTGATAAATAACCAAAGTATAAAGACCACCGGTTATCATAGTACCTTCTACCGGAGCTTTTATCTGTATATCATTTTTAATTTTTATAAACGCTACTTGTTGTTTATCTAAGTCCCAGTCATACACAGATAATCCTGGTATTTCTGTATTAGGAAACAATTCTTGACCTGAAAATGTTTTAGCGTGGGTGTACTCTTGAACTTTGTTTGTAAACATTAAGTAGGGTGATCCCCACTCGGCACTATAAGAACATACAGTGGTATAAGTACTCTCATATCTACCACTATTAGCTTTTAATGTAGTATATCCAGAGTAACCTAAGTTCCAATTATCACTTAAAGTTTTTACCGTGGTATAAAGTGACAGTGTTGGCATCCATATGGCAGAATAGGTAAACATAGTTGTAAACCCAGACCACCAATCATAACTGTTAGTGTTTATATCAAATGTTCTTTTTTCGTCGGTAAGCTTATTGTAAAATATACCTAAAAAAGGAAATTTTCTAGATGCTATAGGATCAAATCCAGAATCTACTATATCGAAAGATGATAGAGAGTGGTGATTTGCTCTATGAAATTTACTATGAAATGTAAAGCTACCTGCCATATATTATATTTAGATAACCACCCCGTCTGTTATACTAATACCTTCTATACCAGAGTATGGGGCACCTCCTAAGCTATTTAATATGCCCGCTCCTGGGGTTATTTCTTGAAAAATATCCAGCTTTGCTGGGTTTGGAATTAAAATTAAACTTTCGTCAGCAAAGTATAAATACTTTTTTACTGGTAGGCCGCTCTTTTCAGGTTCCGGTGAATAGTACTTTTTATTATTTTTATTATTAATAATATAAATCAAAATAACACTTTGAAGCTCAACCAAAATTTTAATACATCTATTAATTACTTCTGCTTGAAAAATTTCATTTATACCTATATCAAAATCTTTTTCAAATTCTATAGGAGAAGAATAGGCTAAAAAGCTTGTGTTATAAAGTTTATCACTTATTACAGGGTAATTAATACCTTCTTTTTCAATAAATTTGTATTTAATATTTTGTATTACAATTAAGCAGTTATAGTATATTTTTTGTAAATTTTTTATAATAGTCCAACTCTGAACATATTCATCTTTGTTTAATTTTACCTCATCTTTTGTATATATGTTAAAATCTTCAACATTAAATAAGGAGCTATAATTTATAGAATCAAAACTTACACTTAGCTGTTCTTTATCGCCTATATGAGAATACAGAGCAACTATGTCGTTGTTATTACCACCAGGTGATACTGACATCCATTTTACGTTTATATTTGATTGTGAATTATAATTAAAACTACCTATTACATAATTTAAATTAGTGGTCCAAGCTTTTTTTACTGTTAAATTAGTTACAATATAAATTACATTTTTATCTGACGGCGATAAAATTAACTGTTTTATATATTCATCACTTTGTAAATATTGAGTTATTTTATTTTCACTATACGTTCTAAAAAAACCGTTGTCATATTTTAATAAAATAATAATATTGGATTTTGCACAAATTAAATTATTAGCATCATCTAATAAAATATCATCAAAATATTCGTATTTATCAAACAACTTTTTAAAAACGTTTGTACTTTTCCAATTTAAATTTTTATCAAATATTTTAAATGATTGATTTCCAACGTCTTGAGCCACAACATAATTTTTATTTACCGCTACATTTTTTAACTTAAAGAATTTATTATTGTCTTTTGACTCGCCTTGACCGCCTATTAAATTTTTAATAAATAATCTTTCTCTGTATATGTTTTCTCTAGATATAAAATTATCTATTCTATATTGATATATATTGTTATACTCTGAATCAACTACATATAAATTTTCATAATAATCAGATTTTATATCTGAAATGTTTCTAAATTTTATATCACCAGACAACGGATCTATATTAGATGTACTAAAAATTAGCTTATTAATATCTCTACTAGTAAATAAACAGGTCATTAAACCACCGCTAGCAAAAAATAAATACGTACCTCTTCTTACTATATCATAAGGTAAAATATGCCCAACCTTAGATGCAGAAAGTTCTTCTAATGATATAGTAGTAGGTTCGTAATTATTTTGAATTCCAGAATAATTAGGAGATATTTTATTAGTAGATATGGTATAAAAATAAGTTTGAAAAAGATTAAAAGACCCAACTTTACACCCTCTATAAATATACATTAAATTGTAATATAATTTATCTATAGCCTCGTTAAAGTTTTTAGAAGTAACGTATGAGTTTGACTTAAATTTTACGTTTATATAATCATAAGGTAAAGCTGTTAAAGACTGTGTAGTCTTATCGAGTATTAACCCCGATTTATTAAATTCTTTTATTATACTATTCATTATAGTGTGTCTGTTACAGTGTTTCTTACATTAAAGTTGCCCTCTATCATTTTTTCGTCACCTTCTTTATTATTTAACCACGTGATTGAGTTAATTTTTATATAACTTGGTAACACCCTTTTAATCTCGTCTAAGATCTTCAACTCATATATTTTTTGTATTGATTTATCAGTTATTAAACTATCATTAATAAATAAATTGATTAAATTAGATTTACTACCCTGCATTTTATGTCTAAATGTTCTTGTAATAGTATCTAAATAATTTCTTTCTCCTATAGGAATACTAATACTAACATCTTTAGGGGGGTATTTTTGAAAATATAACAGTCTAATTTCTTCTGCGGTTAATTCTTCATCATAAATTTTAAACTTATCTATTTTAAAGTCATTTACAAATAAAAAGTCTTTATCTACGTTATAATAATCACTATATAAAACACCTCCATAAAAAGGTGTAGCGCCAGCTAAAATAGTGTCTGTTAGTAATTTTGTGAAACTATATTTTTTAGGTGTGAAAGTCTTTTTACTGAATAATTTACCATCAATATATAAATTGTATTCGCCTTTTATGGTATTTAAAGTTATTGCAAAATGATGCTCACCAGTATTTAAATATTCGCCTAATACGTTATGGGTTAGGATTCTAGCGTCTTCATAGTTTAGTTGATTAAACAATTTTAATATAAACTTGTAACTAGCTATTGGAGAGTTACTTGTAATAATACCTTGATTATAATTGTAATTGGAAATGTCATAAATTTTATCTTGCAAATCTGCGCCACTCAAATTAAAAACATTGTTATAGTTTTCATCAACTAATGTTACTGAACTCAAAGAGACATTATACATTAGATTTCTATCAAACCTATCAATAACATGTACGGATAGGTGACTATTACCACCTATATTCTGTACTATAAAATTAAGACCTGACAAGCTTCGATTTTTTACATTTATATACAAGTCCTTAATGTAATTACCTAATGCGTCATATTCAGATATTCTATTTTTGTATAATAAATAAGTAAATCCACTATTGTCAAAATTATACGACATTATTTTTTCACTATTTGAACCAGATAAAAAGATATTTATCGAATTTTCGTTTATATCGTAAACTTGTAAAAATAAAGAATCAGGAGATTTAAAATATATGTTTGTTCCTTTTAAAATGGGATATATACCATTTATTATATATACATTGTCGTAAACATCGGTTACTATATTAAAATTTGTATTACTGTTTTGATAATTAAAGTTTATACCAGTCTTTACTCTTAAATCATTAGTGATATCTTTAACAAAATTGGAAAATAAATTTATCTGATAAACCCTTCTTTGATCTGTGTATATATAGCCGTTTATATTATTATTTGTTACAGAAGTAATATTACCGCTTAAAACGTTTGATAAATTGCTTAAATCTACAATAGTCCCGTTCGCATTAAATTCCAATAAATAATTGTTGTCTGTTATAACGTGAACGTTACTGTTTAAATCTCTTCTAAAAAAACCTTTTATATTATACCCACTAACATTTAAATAGTAGTTTGTATCTATGGTGAGTATATTTTTATAATTCTTATTTAATATATATAATATTTTACCATTAACATAATACAAATTAGGGTTAATAGATAAATCATTAAACACTCCAAAACCACTATCAAGATAATTGCCTAACATTTGAAAGGTATCGTAATTATCCCAGTTTTCTCTAGCACCAAAAAACGATATAGTAAAGTTGTTAAAACTTGTAAGTTTTTCTATAGAAGTAGAAGCAAAGGTATTTTTATTAAAATTGTAAGAAGCTTCGCCTTCAGTATCAGTGTTTTGTAATATATTTGATTTATTTTTTGTTTGATATAATGAAAAGCCTTTTGATATTAAGCTACCATTTAAACCGTTTATTATATTATTAGCAGTTTTTTTACCAATTCTACTATATGCGTACCAAACTCCAGGTTCTAATGTTAGGTTACTTACTACGTCTGTAATACCAGCTTTATACTTTCCTAGATATTTTGGTGTATAAGAAACATTGGTAGAATATTTAGCGGCTGCAAAAGCTGTAAACGTATCAGGATTGTAATAACGATCAACCCAAACAGAATTTAGAGGTCCACCGCTTAACCAGGCACAAAGCCAAGTACCAGACTGTTCATCATCTTCAGAATTTCCCATGTTAGAGTTAAATGCATAATTTGCTGCTTTTTTAAAAATTTTATCGCTGTAAATTGGAGCTGTGCCTGGTATAGCACCGTTTATTTTAAAATTTGAATTGTTTATATTTGTTGAAATTATTTCTTTGTTGTATGGTATATGAAACCACGTAGTTTTATCGCTGTAAATTTTTAAAGGGTAGTACTTTGAGGTATAGCCTAATGAAATATTGTTATAGCCTTCTTCGCGATTTCCACCCCCTAATATAGTTCTATATTCTCTAAAATTATTGTTAATATTATTTCTTAAAAATTGACCATCAACATCAGATTGATTTTTAAGGGTTATTATATTGTGTTGTATAAAGTTATTTCTTATAGTGTTGTACTCACTATGAATTAAATAATTATTTGATATATTATAGAGTGATCTGGAGCTATTTATTGTATTAGAATTTTTATTAACATCGTCTAAATAAGACACCCAATTCACTAATAAACTGGAAGGAGGCAACTCGTTAATTTTTACCAAATTTAAAAAATTTTGTTCAATTACATCATTTAATTGGATTTTTAATAAAACGAATACGTTTAATGGGTCTTTTGTTAATACATATGTATCATTTTGTATTACTTTATAGAGTACTATGCTCTTTCTTTTTTTGTCAAATAGATAGTTAAGTCTAATTTTATTTTTTTGAAAATTTGTAAGATTGTTTGGATTATCTGATGATAATACTGATATAGAAGTTGTTATATCATCTACACAAATATAATAAAAAATTCCTTTTTTTACTGTATAGACGTAAAGCTCATTTGCAGTTACATAATCAATTTCAAAAAAGTTATCGTTATTTAATTCCGTAATTTTAACAAAAGATAAATTGTCATTTTCTAATTTTAAAAACAACGTTATATCAGAAACTAGATTATTTCTAAAATCAGTAGCCAACAAAACTGTTTGTTTATTAATATCTAATATAGGATATTCTTTTGTAATAAAATTATTAACATTAGTATTTTTAGTTAAAAAAAATAAAGAATAGTTATTGTTATTGTAATCACTTAAACCTGACAAAGTAGGAGCAAAATTTAAATCAATATTACCGTCAATATAAATTGAAACGTTATTAAAGTTTAAATCCTTATCAAAAGCATATTCGCTGGACAAACTTTTCCAATTACTAGATAAAATATATTTTGAATACATCTTATATTATTTAATACTACACCGGTTTTATAGGATTTATTCTTGGGGCTGGTGTAGGCACTAGACCCGGTAATTTGAATGTTTCCTTTACTTGCTCTTCTTCTAATAAATCCGCTAACAATATTAACCCTTCATCTTCTTGTACAACTTCGTTATTAACTAATTCTTGAACTTCACCACCGGTTAAAGCTTGAACAGGCACCGTTACGTTTATGGTATTAGTGAATATTGTAGATTTATCTCTATTTTCAGAAACTAATAAAACTTCTTTAGAATTATCTAAAACCTGCGCATCTACTAAAACAGTATTATTATAGTAATCGGTTATACTACATTTAGTTAAATTGCCTGAGAGTATAAATTTATTAACAGTAGAATCGTACCTGTAAACGGATAGATATACATAGTAAGTTGAAACTTGTTTATCCTTATCCGGAACTAATATAAAATCTGTTCTCTTTTGACTTAAGTCTATTTGTACATCAGTTAAAATAATGGTAAATGTTGATGGTATTTCAATAAAGTTATCATTATGAATATACTGTACTTTACTTATTTTTGAAACAGTTTGATCAAAACTTTCTAAATTTATAGTTAATTTGTTAATGCAACTCTGTATTGGTAAGGATATGCGTGAAGTTAATACAGAAAAATCCTCATATGCTGTATTAGTTAAAAACCCAGCACTCAAATTTGCTGTAATAGTAACATTATCAGTCATTAGGTCATATAAATTCCATTTATTATAAAGATAGTTTAATAATAAAATATTTTCTCTATCATTTAAAATTCTGTTAAAAATTAACATTTCTCCAAAATAAAAGTCATTATAATTATTTTGATAATAACCTATATTGGTACCAGAGAGTATGTTTATGGGTTCGCTTGATAAAATAATATTGTCGGTGATAACAACTGAAAGATTATTTACAAGTAAAGACTTACTGCTTATACTACTAAATTCTGACCCGTCATATCTCCAATTTAAAAGATTTTCTTTAAAAAATAATCCTGATAAATTAGGAACTCTTATTCCAAAATCAAAATCCCTTAATCCCCAGAGTAATTGTTCTGGGTACAGATAGTTTGTTTGATATTGGTTTATCGCTGCGATTTCACTAGTTACTGTATTATATACCGTTTTTATAGAAAACGGTACACTGTAATTAAAGGTATTTAAATCTCTCCATACAAAATAAATTGAAAAAGGTGAATTTATATCTATTTTAAAGTCAGGGTTATTAAAAATACTATACAAATTCATTTTAATACATGGTCTTCCTGGTAAAGAAGAAGATGAGAGTGGTAAACTGTATCTAGGCCAATACGCAGATAAAGCTTCGTTGGAAATTGCTGTTGGGTTTCTAAAACATGTAAAATAAAACGAATTGGTTGATTTGTCAGATATTCCTGTAATTGCCAATGCTGTAGTAGAAATAGATGATGTCTTCCAGGTACTAGTATCCTGAGCATCGAGCCACAATTTTAGCCCTGACAAATTTAAAATTTCAGCATTAGTATAAAAATCTAGTAATGTAAAAGTTGATAACTCTCTTGAATAAGAAATATCGGTGTTTAGATATATATCATTAAAAAAATAGCCATCAAAATATCTCGCTTTTTCGTATGTACTTAAAAGCCCAAAATTAGTACCTGATAGTGTAAAAATGTTTTCGCTATTAAAAATCATTGTAAATTATTCCCCGTATTAAATTGTTTTTCCAATAATTGTAAGTATGTGAAACTAGAAATATCTATAGTATAACCACTAGAATCATAAAGGGCTATAGAATCTATACTTATGGGCAAATGTCTAGGTGGTAGATCAAATATACAACCTATCTTGTAAACGTCTAGTTCAGCTGCAACCAATAAATTATTTTTATACGGTACTCCTACCACCGCAGCAACTCTACCTAAAAATCCTACATATCTTCCAAAGTACATATTTTCTTTAACTCTAAATGGATCAGGCGCCAATATTGCAGACTGGGTAAATGTGCCTACAGAACTCTTTCTAAACAAATAAACTCTACCCGCGTTAGGTTTATCTTCAAAAACTTTATCTGGTGGGAAATGATAATTTTCATAAGGAGCAGAAACAAGCAAATAATTTCCTAAAAAATTTACAGATGTACCTAGGTTACCACCAGGAGTGTCTATATTAAAGAAAGTACCTAAACCCATAGCGCTTCTCCATTCTTTTCTTCCTCTCTGTCTGTTAGTAACATACACGTAGTGATATGCTTCACCATGGCCTAACGTTTCTCTATTTCTTCTTCTTTCATTGGGGGATCCTATAATAGCCTCGTTGCCTTGCATGCTTATTGATGTTCCAAATTCATCATATATATTACCGGTAATAGGTGATATAATTGTTTGTTTTGGTTCATCGTCCCAAATAATTCCATTGTATTCGTATGCATTAACAAAGCTGTTAATTCTACCTGTCAATCTTGGCTTGCCCCCACCTGTAAGCATTTTAGTACCATCAATTTGTACTGAGTATCCTATTCCCCCAGAAATATCATAAGATAAAGTTTGTGTATATCCGAAAACTCCAAACGTACCAACCCCTGTAAAAAATTGCCACACAAAAACATTTTTATTATTGCCTACCACTAAAAATCTACTATTTGTATCTGCACATGTAGGATACCCACCGATTAAATCCTCACCTATATCAAAACTTACATCTCCATACAAGTCTATTGTTTGTATTTTTAAAAAATTATTGCTAGCTTTATAATAAACATCTACCTCATATGTGTTAGTTTTATTTAAAAATAAAAATCGCTCATTGCCCCCTAATAAATACGCGTCACTCTCTTCTTGAATAAGTTGTTTAAGTGAAAAACTACCCCCTCTAACTTCATAAACATGAACATTACCATTCACGGGCACAGCACAAAAGTCATTAGCAGATACAATTGTATTGCCTTGTATATTATTTACTGTATTAATAGTTGCGCAGTCATCTAACTCTGGATCCGCTACTACCCCGGGGAAACCCGCTACATTAAAATTTTTTAGAACAAATCTGGTGTAAGAATCAGTAGATGTATGAGTTATGCCTATTCTTACAGCAGTTCTTCTCTTAACAGGTATTCTTTGATTTAAAACAGTATAAAACTCTGTATCTTCTCTATTTTTTATTTGTACCTCTATATTTGAAAAGGCTTTGCTTATTATTATTCTTACAGATTTATATTGAATCGGATCGTCTGAATCTAAAGTGTCTGCTATTGATATGCGTTTAGGGGTGGAAGCAAAATTCTTACTAGTAGTATAATATTTGTAATTTTCTGTTTCTGAGCCTCTTATACTACATGAATTTGTAATGGGTGTATCTAATCCATCTACTAAATTATTTTTTAATCCAAACTCACCATTTAAATCAAACCCAACACCTAATGTTGCTCCTACAAAACCTTCATACCCTCTATTAAAACAATAATCACTCTGACTACTAGGCAAATAACCTAAGCTTGCCCCTGGCCCGCCAATAGTAGGAACATCTTGTTTAGATGAGAAGAAAACAACACAAAAACCACCAGAAGGTATATTTCTTCTAGAAAATCTAGCATAATCAAAACTTACAATTACGTCATGATATGTATCTAGATTATCATTGTTCCACGCTACAAGAGCCTTTTCTTGGTTGAAAAGCATATAATATTATTTAACAACTTATATGTATTTATCAGTAGGGGAAACAGGCCAAATTACATCGTCGGGGTTTGGATATTTTTGGGGTAACTCTCTAAGTTCTTTTCTGTATATTCTATATTTTTCTTTTAACTCTTCAGATAACGGGCTATCGGCACTTTGAGTCCAATCTGTTAACTGTAAAATGAAATCTCTTCTTCTTTTTATGTGGGACCAGCCAGCTCCGACAACAGAAACATCATTTAAAATAACGTTGATATAATCTTTGACTATCATATATTTGATGATTTAATGTGTATATTATTTATCCTAACTACTATAATGCCGTGTCCACCGGTACCACCAGGACCCAAATTATTTGCACCACCCCCTCCACCACCCGAAGAATTTACACCATTTAATGGAGCTTGATTATTACCACCACCTCTACCTGCTCTTGTACCACCAAGTCCCCAATTATTGTTGCCGCCACTATTACTATAACCACCCCCACCTCCACCCGATCCGTAGACTAAATCACTACCTGTTTCTCGGTTACTTGTGTTACCTTCACCACCTCTACCCCCTACACTATTTGTCCCGGAATCTCCTGGGGAAAGAGCACCTCCACCACCTCCTCCGCCATATAACCCACCTCTACCACCTCGTGTACCAAAACCTATACTGCTTGGTAGGAAATATGGCGCATAACCACTAGCACCACCTGCACTACCACCCGGACGACCCATGCTAGGTGTGCCATTCATAGCTGTAACGTTATCATTAGAAGATCCTCCACCTCCACCACCCAATACGGTATAACCAGCAAATTCAGTAGGACCACCATTTTCACCTGGCATGTACTCGATCGTTGTTGGGTTTGAAAAACGACGACCACCTCCAAAACCACCACAACCCACATTAGCAACATAAGTATTCGCTCCTAAAACGCCATAAAAAAATCGCGCGTCACCCCCTCCTCCACCTCCAGCATAGAGCCTAGAACCTCCTCCACCCCCTCCTCCTACTAAAAATAACTCTACAGGTATAGATATACAGTTTGTTATAACTAAAAAACCTGCTTGTATCCATGTAAAATCACTTATAGAATCATTAACTTTAAAAATGTAATACTTATAAGTTCCATCTGTTCTTGTTGTAACAGTTCCAAACCCTCCATTATTAAATGCTAATATATCTGCTTGTCCTTGAATAATATTATCTAATGTCCATGAAATATTACTAGACCCATCAAACGATCTACTAGTACCTCCAACAGTAATATTTCTAGCAGTTTGCAAACTTGTAGCTGTATCTGCATTGCCTATTAATTTACCAGATGAGGGTGTTAAATCGCCTAACGTATTCCATGAAGGGCCTCCTGTTGACAGCAAACCTGGTGTAACTTTTACCGCACCAATATTGCCCAATCCAGTACCAACGTTTCCTAAAACAGATTGACCGGTTATTTGCTGAATTCTATCTAAATTAACTGAGTTTGCTACAAGTTTATTACCGGAAATTGTATTGTCAGTTATAGCATTATTTGTTACAGACCCGATATTTAATTTATCAGAAGTTATGGCATTGTTATCAATTAAATCTGTTGTAACCTGACCAAACTCTAAGGTAGAGGTACCACCAAGTCTTCTTAGTATGGTATTATTACCAGCAACTAAACTAGTAAAATTACCACTTCTTACTAAAACGGAATTATCTGCTATAGCAAAATCGCCAACGTTTGCGGTATTTCCCGTGTTATTAAGCTTTATGGTATAAGCAGGTGCTTGTGATAATTTTGTATTAGATATTGTATTATTTTGAATTAAATCTCCTGTAAATGATCTAAAAGCTAAAGTTGAGTTAGCATCAAGTCTACATAAAACTGTATTAGTTTCTGCAATTAAATTTTCTATTGTTGAGCTAGTTCTTGCAAGTATGCTATGGGGTGATAAGACTATATCTACTGCCTTTGCAAGAGATAAAGTGGGATTACCCTTTATTGAGTTGCTTGCTGCGGTTAAAGAACCTGCTATATCACCTACAGTAAGTTTAAAGGTATTGCCACCTCTTGCAATAGGTATTGTATCACCTTCAAGCGCACTACCACCGCCTGTTAATTGAGAAATTTTAATACCTTGGGACATATAATATATTTATTTATAATAAAAATTAAGCTAAGCCTCTAGGAGGAGATACCCACAAAATATTACCCCCTGTGTCGGTTAAACCATCTGTTAAAGGTCCTATTCCTATTACAACAGCATATGAAGCTGAATTCGTACTAGTACTACTACCAAAAGTAAGAGACAAAGTCATATCTGTTATATCTACATTACTATTACTAATAGCAGCATTTCTACCGTTTTGAATAGCTGTACGAGCTCCTGCTAATGAATTAAAACCCTCAGCTCCAGCAGAGCCATATCTCACGTTAGCTATAAGTCTACCATTTTGTAGTCTTATATCAGTAAAAACTAAAGCAGCACCAGACCACCTACCTGAAGATGTTGTAAAAGTACCTGCAGATGTTGTTCCACTTCCTGCGCCACCACCCCCTGTGCCACCTCCAATATATTGTAACCGGGGACCGTATTCATTAATAAAGCTTTGGATAGTTTTAGAATAACTAGAACTACCACCTGTAACTGAACCTTGAGCTATTATTTTCTGATCTTCAGCTGGCGACACAATTTGTGTTCCACCAAAGCCTGTTGCAACAATTTTATCCCCTGCACTATCATAAGACATACTTATAAAATTACACGAATTAGCTGGTAAGTTATCTACTACTTTCCAATTTAAACCATCACTCGATACAACAGTTACACCACCAAAAGAAATAGCAACAAACAACCTGCCTGTAAAAATAACAGCTGTCCACCCTCTACTACTAGGTAGTGTTACTTGTGTCCAATTTATACCATCACTACTTCTAAGTGCTATATTATTATTCGAACCAGAGTTAGCACCAACTATTATCCAAACACCATTGCCATACGCTATACCTCTCCATGTATTACAACTAGGAACTGTGGGAAACGTTCTAGAGGTCCAATTTAAACCATCAGTAGAAGTGGCGTACGATGTTGAGTTTAAAGCGGTAGCAATAAACATACCATTTCCAAATCTCACTCTCCACCAATCCCTGGTAGCGGGTAAATTTGAATTTATTGAAAAAGAAGTTCCATTTGTAGAAGTAGAAACGTTAGTATTTTGGTAAGATATTATTACCCATCTTCCGTTTCCGTATGCCAAACTAACCCAAGAACGACTAGCTCCCAACGTGCCTGACGTCCAGTCAGTTCCATTTAAAGAGGTTATAAAAGTATTGGTGTTAAACCCCATAGTTATAAATCTACCATTACCATATGCTATATCATATTTTTCTAACGATGTAGACGTCAAAGTTATACCCTGCCAAATATAACCATCGCTACTAAAAGCTCCTATATTTGTTCTTTCTGCTTGACCACGAACAGCAATATATTTACCGTTACCGCCAACAGCCCCGTACCACGTACCTAACGAGGGTAAGGCTATTCTTTCCCACATTGTACCAACAAGCGGTGTTGAACGAAACAATTTAGATAACGTAGACATTATGCATTTAAACCTAATGTAAAAGCCCACCATGTATTACCACTATTGTAAGAAAAAAATCCAAATGTATCAGTTTTGCCTGCAGTTGGCGACAGAAAAGGTGAAAATCCATTTGTCCATTTAAAAGATGCTGGCCATGAAATTACTGTATTACCTCCACTAACAATTTGTAGTATAAAGCTAACCACTTCATCAATAGATTGATTGTTAGTGGTAGTTATAGAATCAATATTAACATTTTTATTTTCCACCACAAAAACGGTGCCTCTATTTAAATCAATTTCAATAGCATTATTTACAATCGGCACTACTACTTTTGTTTCTACAGGCCTATCAACGTTAATTCTATCACACTCTATTCTTCTTGTTACTATACTTGTAATTGATGAAGAATTAATAGTTGTAGCAAAAGAACCGCTACCTATTTGTAAATTTTTAACAACTGTTACATTCCCGTTAGCAGTTACATTCCCGTCAGCGTCCCAACTAGGAGCACCGGTTGAAAGTAGATTTGGTGTAACTTTTACCGCAGCAGTATTGCCTAATCCAGTACCAACATTACCCAAGACTGTTTGTCCAGCTATTTGCTGTATTCTATCTAAATTAACTGAGTTTGCTACAAGTTTATTACCGGAAATTGTATTGTCAGTTATAGCATTATTTGTTACCGAGCCCGCTGCCAATTTATCTGAATTAATAGCACCATTAACTATTAAATCTGTTGTAACCTGACCAAACTCTAAGGTAGAGGTACCACCAAGTCTTCTTAATATCGTGTTGTTGTTTGCAACCAAACTAGTAAAATTACCACTTCTTACTAAAACGGAATTATCTGCTATAGCAAAATCTGATGCGTTTGCGGTATTTCCCGTGTTATTAAGCTTTATGGTATAAGCAGCCATTTGCGAAAGCTTTGCGTTTGAAATTGTATTATTTTGAATTAAATCTCCTGTAAATGATCTAAAAGCTAAAGTTGAGTCAGACTCTAATCTGCAAAGTACAGTATTAGGGTTAGCTAAAATATTTTCTATATTACTACCTGTTCTTGCTAATATACTATGATTAGCTAAAGAAATATCTATAGCTTTTGCAGTAGCTGCTGTAGGATTACCCTTTATTGAGTTGCTTGCTGCGGTTAAAGAACCTGCTATATCACCTACAGTAAGTTTAAAGGTATTGCCACCTCTTGCAATAGGTATTGTATCACCTTCAAGCGCACTACCACCGCCTGCTAATTGAGAAATTTTAATACCTGCTGCCATATTTTTTTATTTATATATATATTAACTGTAATCTTTCTGTTAGAATATCTAAGTCAATATTTTCTTCTGTTACTAGACGTCCAGCGTCTGAATAAACAAAAATAGCTGTTATTGGTTCTGTCATAGTAACATATGTTACCGGATTAGAAAAAGTAACGTACGCATCAATACTATTTACAAATAGAGGAAAATTACCAGGGTTAGGTATTAAATTAAACAAACTATTTGATAAAACGGTGTCTGATTGAAATACCGTTATCGGGTTACCGTCAGAAAAAACTAATCCCGGACCGGAAGATAAAATATAATAAAGCGCAGAAGAACCAATTGTATAAAGATAATTATTTGAGGCCGGGGTAAATCTTGGAAATAATTTTAACTCTGAAGTATCTATAAAATTAAACGTTTGAGCCGAAACGCCTGAGTTTACATTAATCAATTCACCATAATTATCTATTGTTACTATTGCATCGTTGTAGGCGGTGGTGAGAGTATTGAAACCTGATTTAATAATTGTTAAAGTTCTAAAGGTATTTCCTACCCCGGCAGCTGTTACTGCTAAATTTTTAGTTACAGGAAAAGTTAACTGTAATTCTTGATCTCCAGTAACTAAGTTTGAAGCATATGATACATAATCTTCCGCATTTAATTGTATCATTTTAGAAGCGCCTAAAGCAATACCTGACAGGGTTATCATAGTACCTGATAAATAACTAAACGCACATTTATCTCTAAAGTTTGCTAAACTTAGTGATCCGCAATTTATATTACCATCTGTTGATTGTGTATAAAAAAGACCACTACCAGAATTTAGAATATTAATTGTATAAATTGGTGCATTTAAAAACGCGGTAATGTTATATGTATTAGTTTCTGCAAAAAATCCGCAAACATCTGTAAAGTTTTGACAGGGCGAACCTTCGTACTTTTCCAAAACATAAGGTGCCATTATATTTGCAGAAATTAAAACAAATTCGTTTCTAGGCGCTACAATAGTCTTAAACCCATAAATTTCCAACGACGGTGATAGTGAACATACAATAGAGCCAAAGTCATATGGACCATCATTGTAACATACGGTATTCTCGTTAGAATCTAATAATTCAATAGCTACATTGTTTATTCTACCTAATATAGGACCATATTCTAAACCATTAAAATCTTTAGTAAGTAATATTTCTGAATTGCCAGAAAGATAAGTAGCGGTTAAATAGTAGTTTTGAGTCATTGGCAGACCACAAGGGTTGTTACCACCGCATGGACCTCCTTTAAATCCTTCGAAGAAATAGCCTGCAGGAGCTTTAGTTGCTGATAATATAGCAAAGTCACCGTCTAAGTATATAGCTGAACACGTGTTACCACAAGATATTTTACCATCTATTGTAAAGGCTGATGTACCTGGTAAATTAGTCGATAATTGTAATGTATATTCTGGTATTTTAGTAAATATAGCAGTTATTGTAGTATTATCGGTAATTGCTAAAAAACAGTTACTAGCTAAACCTTGACATGGTGCACCCAACCACCCACCAAATACGGATCTAAAACCAGCGGAAGGAATTAAGGTTAAAGTACCGTTTATTGGATATAAAAACTCACACAAATTTCCGCAATCCAAACAGAATGGATCGCTAGTAACTATACCGTTTCCTGTTCCGCTTTTTACTATCTTTACATTTCTATACACAGAATATAAATTTTTACAAAATACACCTGAAAAACCTGATAAAGATGTTGAAGCATTAAATTTTAACACAGCTCCGTTGGTATTTTTTGGTCTTAAAACAGATAAACTAAAAGTATAGTTATTAAATGAGTAGTTTCTAACCTTATACCAAATCTCATCTGATGATATTCTTAGTGAAGTCAAATCATTTTGCTCAGTTATAAACTCTAAAAAATTAAAATTATCTATTTTTGTAACCTTTAAATTTTCACAACCTATATAAACGTTACCAAAAATATATTGATCGAAATCAAAATGAACATAGTGTGACCCTGGAATGTTTATAAAAACAGGGTTTACTTTAGTATTGTAATGAAAGTTGTTATAGTCTATGTTTAATTTATCAAAATTAAAATTCTCTAAATCATTAAAACCAGCTGGTTCAGAATAATTACCAGTAAATCTAAACTTATAATCAGGATTAGGGTTTGAAAAATTTATATCTCTAGTATAAAAATATGGTTTGTTTAATATAGGAAAATAAGAAACAATATCCCCGCTACCATCACTTATAGAAAATTGTTCGTTTATGTAAAAAGGTATCCCATTTAAATTGTAACCGCAATATGTTAAATTAAATAAGTTAAATTTTTCTTTGTAAGAAAATTTAGCACCTTCTATGTATCTAATATCTACTTCTGGAAAGTTATCATATTTAAAAGATGATAGAGTGTGAATAGATACATCTAATTGTAGCCCGGGGTATTTTTGTTTAAATTCTAAACTATCTACATCAAGTTCATATATAGTAGGGTATACATTTTTATAATTTGATGCTGATAGGGAGGGTAATAATTTTACAAAACACAAATACAGTTTATTAGTACTTTCAACATAGTAACTATTAATATATTTTTCTAAATTAGAATTTATTGTATATTTTGGTATGTATATACCAGGTAATAGGGTATTTAAAAATTTACCAGTACTAAATTCAAAATTATATGAATCAACAATTACGTAATTTTCTGTCTCTACAACAAACACGTTTTTAATTAAATAAAAAGACAGATGTTTATTAAATAACTCTTTCTGAATTTCTGTAGGATATTTTAAAAATATATTATTGAAGAAATGGTTAGCAGAAGAAACCAACCCTGTTAAAGAATTTTTTACATAAAGATCGCCCTGTATAAATTTTCTTTTATTAAATATATTTTCGTTTTCACTTACCCTTTTATATAGACCAAATTCGTTACCGTAAATATCTGTATACCATTCAGTTAAAAACCCTTTATCTTGCAAGAGGGAATTTAATCTGGTGTCTAATGGTAATGATTCTATCTCATTTAACCCAGGCCATAAATCGCTATCTGTCCATACACTGTCTTTCTCACCATTCCAAAAATCTACATTATCTTTAGCTAAAGAAAGGCCGTAAGGTTGGTTTACAACATCTTGTGAATAGCTCTCATACGGGTAAAATCTTTGATAATAACTATTGGAAATTACATCTCCTAATTTAAATCCACTTTCTAAGGATTCCTTATTCCAGGATAAGTTTACTCTATAAATTATTGGATAATCTAAATCAGAGCTCTCAACTACCCCAGGATCAGGAAATACATAAACCCCGTTAGGAGATAATTTTTTATAATTAATAGCTATTTTTTTATCTATTGTGTTATATTGTAATACACCTGTGTTTGATGGTATAAAAAATTTACCCATTTCATAAGTTGTATAAATTTGATCAAGACTTTGAACTGTTGCAAAAGCAGATTTATCTCTGTTAGAAAGATTTTGAGTATTTGCACCGGTGAGAGGTTTGGTTGTAAACAATACCCCTGAAAAAATATCATTTATTGTTGAACCTACAGAAAGATAATAAAAATCACAACTCGCGTATTTAGGTGCAAGTTTTTGTTTTAAATTAAGTTTTAAATCCTCTGAACTAAGAGAAAAAATATAATTTAAAAAATCCCTTTCTTTTAGATAATAGAGCTCATTACCACTTAAATTGTAACTTAATGATAAGGAGTTTCTTATATTAGTTAAAAATAACGGATATTGATTTATGGCGTTAATAATAGACTCTTTGAAATCTATATATAAATTTGGATCTATTTCATTAAAACCATAAGAGGATACATTTTCGTAAACCGTGTTTGTATTAAAATAGTCAGTACTATCATAAATTTCTTCTACTTTAACACTTAAATTTTTATTTATTGAACTAAGAGATGGAAAATTTACTCTACCTTCAGCGAATTTTAAAACATTACCTGATTCTATATCTTCCAAAATTATAGTTTTTATTGCTTTTTGTACAGAAAAAGTTGTTCCTTTAAAAGGTAATAGGGATATCTTTTGTTTTAATTTGTCTCTTTTACCGCAATAGTATAAACATATACTTTTTATTTTTTCAATAAAAAATGGTAATATTGTGTCTAAATTATCTGTTTTTGTAAAATCAAAATTTACAATAAATCTTCTTTCTTCTTCTGTTGAAAAGTTTAAAGTTATTTCTCTTAACAGATTAATGTAAAGATCGGAAAAAAACTTATCAGACGAACCTTTTTTACTGTTTTTGAGTACACCCCATTCTTTTATGTAAGATTGATAATTTTTTAAATTAACTGAAAAATTAGGAGACACTGTCTCTTGTAATTCTAACCAATTTAAAAAAGTCGCAGGACCTGATGATTTAAACAGTAATGCTTTTGAGTAATCTGACATCATTATTATTTAAAATAATACACCCGTTTTTATACCTATTTACTGTATTTTAAACTGTTTAAGGTTTTTATACAAATTACCACCAATTATATACTCCATCGTACCTGCATACGATTTCCATTCATTAAAATCGATTATTTCTTTTTCAAGTCTAGTAAGACTATCATCAAAGTCTATTAAGCCGTCATAAAGATCTTTATTGTTTGTAGGTTTAAAAGCAAAAAATTTATAATAATTTTTAATTTCCCTGTAATCTTGTTCTATATTTCCTGTAATTAAACCCCACCCCCAATTATAATTTATAGCTGATAGGGGATAGGGTTTAAATGCACTTAATCCAGGTGCCTTTACTAAAGTATTATGAACTAAATTATATTTTTTACTAAAATACTCGTAAGTGATTATTGGCAACCCGGGTGTAAATTTTCCGGTTTCAATATCTATCTCTGCACCTAAATTTGAATCGATAGAATATTCAAAAGAAGATAAGATAAACTGTCTGTTAAAGGTATTAAAATTGCCATATAATATACATTTTTTAATTGATAGTAAGTCAATTACTCTTCTCATAAACGGTGGCGCGGAAAAATAAAAATCTGTAAATTCTTCACCAAACATTTCGTAAATAGATTGTAAACTTCTTAGATTGCATTTGTCTATATCAGAATTATTATCAACAAAATTGGTAATTTTTTCGTATATGACTTTACCCAATTCATCAACATTACCTGTATTACCGTTAAGTATTGGGGTTAAAAAATTATTAAAAAAGTCTGTACTATTATATAGCGATTCCTGTAAAGCATAACTTCTTATTGTGGTAGCTAAATCATAATTTTCGTTTTTCTTTACTACTATAGATTCAGGTTTTCTAATTGTAAAGTAATTACTTGTACCTGTAACAATTCTCGGGGCGGTCGTTGTTCTCACTCTATTTTTTAACGCCCATCTAATACCTGTAAAATCACCAATAGTCTGGTAATATGCAAAGGTACCTTCCTCGGATACGGTTTTAAATGTATCCGGTAATACAATTGCTGGCAAAATACCAGGTATTATAGTGCTACTGTAATCTGATGGATCAAGCTGTCGAGGATTTTTTGTATCAAAAAATTGTATTAATCCTTCTGAATTGTTTATTACCCAAAGATTTCCATCCAAATCTCCGGCCAGCCCTCCAAAATCTTGAATATAATCGGTTACACTTTCAGGGTTACCCATTAAAAAACTTATTACATTGCCATCTTTTGTTATTCTGTTAATAGTATTGTTTTGACTGTTGACCCAAACGTTACCACCACTATCCATTGTTAGGTCGCCTAACATTGAAAATCTTTTAACAAAGTTGTTTAGCGGATTTTTTTGATCTATATAATATAGTAAATCTACTCTATTAACAATATTCGTTGTTTGGGGAACGTTTAATTCGTCTAATAAACCCGCGTTATTAAAAGAGGTAGCCCAAATATTATTTTCTGTGTCAATTAATAGTTGTTTTATTGTGTACGGGAATAAAAATGGAATTTTTAACAATTCTTTCCCATCTTTGTCATATTTTGCTATAAAGCTGCAAAGTGTATTTGTGTAAGAAATATAAACATTGTCATTTCTATCTACATCTATACTAGAAGGTAAAACAGAATCTTCACCCGCAAAACCACATAAAGAAAGATAATCTGTATCACTACTGTAAAATGGAAAGCTTTTGACTGAGGGTATTATCACTTTAGTAGCAATCAAAGTATTTTTATCCAGCTTAAATGAAGTAATTGTATCTCTTAAGGTAACCCAAGCATCACCGTTGCTATCAATAGCGATATTACAGGGTGAAGCACTTCTATTATCCCCCAATGCATTTATAATAGGGGCTGATCCGCCTATGCCGGACGGACTAGGTCTAAAAACCCTCAATCTTCTAAAAAACACTATACCTTTTTGTTGACCCTCCGTGTCAAATAATAGTAATGAATCATTGGCACTGTTTGTTATCCATACAAATCCTCCCGATAAGGGGTCTTTTATAAACAAAGGCGCGTAAGTGATGTTTACACCGCCGCTAACATTTGCTTTATAGGTGTCTAATTTACTTTTTACACCAGTTTTAAATTTTTCTGAATTGTTATAATAACCGTAATTAAATTCATTTTTTATTCTCCTAAATTGATTTAAACCTGGCTGCATTATATAGCCATAGTTTAATGTTGGAAGTGTATAAGCCTCATCTACTATGTAAGATATAGCTGATAATGCTACAACTGACCTTTCTTCTTTGCTTTCTAATATCCCAGCAAAATAGCTACCACTATTATTATAATCGGGTATATCAATGTTTTTATATATATTTACACCGGTAATTGGCGTGGAAGAGATGCCATTATATTCCATTAATGTAACTCTTATGTCGTTTAATTCTAATGCTTTATTTTGATTTAATTTTAAAGGTGGATAGCATTTTGTTGTAAAATTGTCTTTATCTTTAAATGTGCATACAAAATTTATTTTAGAATCGGTATATTTTATAGGGTATATATCAAATGAATAGTTTCTTTGAAATCTATCATTTGATTCTTCTACAGGACCTTCTACAGAAATGCCGTTGGATGTTATTTTTATACCTGTAGCAGGATTGAATAAAGACTTGATAAATTGAGCTGTGTAAGGATAGTTTATAAAACCATAGGGGTCATCTGAATTATAATTATATTTTAAATAATTTGCATCTTTAAAAATGGTAGAGTCAAAAGATGCGTATAAAATATCAAAACTATAAATGTTGTCAAGATTAGCTCTTTGATCTACAAATGTTAATATTTTATCGTTTGAAAGAGCTCCGGTCGTTCCACAAAAAACTGTATTTTTTTCTGGATAACTGTAAAATTTTAATTTTACATCCCAGCTATTGTTAATAAACCCTGTGTTAATTCTCTCAGCATAAACGCTAGCGCTTGTTGTTGTTGTGGAATCAATTATTTTATCTTCTAAAATATTATTAACATTAACCGTTGTTTCAATAAAGCCAAAATATGTTTTAAGATGTGACCAAGAATTAGAATAATATGAACTTACACTTATAAAATTGCTTCTACAACCTGAGGCGTATAAATTAACAGTATAATTTTTTCCATTTAAAAAGCTATCATATTGCCAGCTATTGCTTCTAAAAATTTTTAGAGGTGGGGTTTTTTTACCCGCTTCAATAGGATATGCTACTGACCCTCCAAGATCTCCTATAGATACCAAATCAGGAACAGCATTATAAACTTGTAAAAAATTATCTACTTGTAGGGTGTAGGTATTACCCTCTACATCATAAATTGTGGCTGTAACCAAATACGACCCAGGCCATTTGTAATAATGTTCTGCTGTCTCACCTACGTAAAACTCACCATCACCAAAATCCCATAAAATTTGATTTCTACTAAATAAGTTTCTATAATTTTCATCATTAGAAACCCACTGTAATTTAAAATAAAATGGAGTATTTGACAAAGTATAACTAAAAAAACTTTGTATAGCCGCAAAATCCGGATAAGTGGTAGTTTTTATCTTTACACCTGTTAAGCTTATCATTATTAATACTCTCTTTTACTGTTTATTAAATAGTCAGAAGATATTACTTCTATCTGCGAATCTAAACCTGACACATCATACCAATATGGGATTTTAAAAAATGGTAGTTTAGTATTTTGAGCTATTATACCTATATCTTCATTTTTAAAATTATATACTGGATTAAATCCTAATAAATTTAAACCCGGGGTAACCACCCCATCTCTTGTTGTAAATATATTTTTAACCCCCCCTAAATTGTAAATCTGTTGGGTTAATAGTTGTAAGTCTATCTCTTGACCAAGTCTAGTATTAGAAAATGAAAAGTAATCCAGTATTGTTTGTTTTATTTGATTTTTTATTTCGCTTATACTTAAATTACTAGAAGCGGATCTACTTACTACTAGTTTGCTTTGTTTAACTATATCTGTAGTCAAATTGTTGTTAAAAATTTCTTCTTGGGTTGCAACCCCAAAACCTACAGCAAAAAAAACAGGGTCTTGAAATACTATTTCTGTTGTAGACATTTTTAAGGCATTAATTTTGTTTAATATATAGTCTTTAATACCTTCACTTAAAAATCCTCTATCAAAAGTAAAATTATTAGTAATTAATTTTTTAGGTATACCATAAATGTAAATGTTGTTAAAATTACAACTATCAGCAAATCTTACCTGATTTAACAATACCCTACTATCTAATGACGGTTCTTTTAAACCTATATTATACAAATATCTAATATGCTCGTCTAAATAATCCCAGTTATTTACCACTTTTACATCTGTTAATATATTGCCAAAATTTGTATGAATGTAAGATTCAAAATCTTCTATAGTAACTAATCTATTTTGTTGTCTAAATGTGTTTGGTGCATTTTGTCTTATTTGAGCTACTGTTTCTACATCAGAATAAGGTGATGAAGCTTCTGTGTTTGTAAAATTAATATTACTAACTTCTTCTAAAGTTATTAATCTAGTTTTAGCATCTCTAATATCATTTACAATAGCGTTATATTGTTCTGTAGAATAAAAGAACATTTTATTATTATCTAGTGTATTGGGTCCTATAAACCCAGAGTCTTTATCCGATCTTAAATAATAAATTGCTACTAAATTACCTGCAATTAATTTTTTACCTGTAACGCTGTTACCGAACTTTACTGTATATCTTTGATTTTCGTTCAATCTAACCTCAAAACACTCATTACTACCGTTTTGTAAATAGAGAGATTCTACTCTCTTCCACTCTCTCCATTTACCTGTTTCATTTCTAACAAATACGTAAAAGTTGCTGTGATCTATAGGCTCGTTATTACCATCTGAATCTACGGATACTATATTTACTTCTTCAAAGTTTTCACCTGTTGAAACATAAATTGGATATTCAATAAATTCCCCTTGATAAAGTAAGGAAAAATCACTAAGTTCGTTTAATGTTTCAACCCCTGTTGAACTTTTGACAAATGTAAGGTCGTTATTAACACTGTAAATAATATCATTTACCGTAAAGTAAGAAAACCTAGGAATTGTATATACCCCTGGTTCTAACAATTCATTTGCCTCTGCCTGAAAGCTCAAAACAGAAGAATGTAGCCCAATTGGTTTATAATTTAATAATTTTACTATTTTGCTCATGTTCTCATAAAGAGTAACATTTGAAAATAAACTCTCATTACTTGTTTGATTTAAATAGTAGAGCAACACATTATAACTGTACGCCACCACATCAAGTAAATTATTAAAATTGCTTCCTTCAAAAATTTGATCTGTAAAAACCCCGTTTTCAGTAAGACGTTGCTGCATTAATAGCTTTAAGCTTTGCGCGTCAAAAGCAGCATACGCGTTATAAGATAACGGAAACTCCTGGTCAAATGGTCTTTGTTTGTTTGTGTCGCTCATTTTTAGTTAAAATAAAATCCTGATTCTGATAGTTTACCCTGTAAGGTAATACCTAATATATTTAACGAAGGTACATCTAATCTAAGACCAATTTCATAAGTTTGATTTTCTATATCTGGAAAAATAAAAATCTTTTTAACTTCTAATCTCGGTTCAAATTTATTAATACCCTCTAAAATTAAATTGCCCATTAAGTTTGCGTTTATTTCAGTTATACCTGTAAAAACAAATTGTAAAAGGTTCAAACCATAAATAGGATTTAAAATCTTTTGTCCGGGTATGGTAGTAAATAGATTGAATAAGCTATTTTTTACCGCATCTACATCAAAAGAAGCTACTAAATCTTTTAAAACGTTTTTACTGTTTAATCTAGGACTTTTAGCGTAATTTTGCTTTAAATCCAGCTCAATATCAACATAAATAGGTTTACCCTTATCTTTCACTTTAAGGGTATCAATTACTATAGATGACATAAAATTATTTATGACTATTAGTTTTTTATACCTGGTAATATAAATAACTATATGGGAAAGTTTATAAAACTGTACGAATCAGCTATTCAAAGATATACTAGAGGTGGCTTTCTAGTTGGAGATTTGGTAAAATTTAAAGAAGGTTTTCAAGGAGATGAATTCTTTAAAAAACAAGCTGTTAATTATCTTCAAAAGATCGATGAATTTGTTAAATCAGGACTTAATATAAGGGTCTCTGCTGTTAAAGCAGTTTATCCCAGCTCTTACAAACCAGGTAATATTCAGAACGAGGCTGAATCTTTCTTAGTGGACATTGTTTTAGAAACGGCTCCAGGATTATACTATCAATTCGTAACTGTACCGGCGCATGTATTAGAGTACGTAGATACAGGTATTAATCTAGCTCCAGTTCCGGATGCATTAAGAAGACATAATAATGAAGTTATAGATCCAGAAGAAATAACAACAAAACAGGATCCAACTTCATACCTATCACCTTACAGGCAAACAAATACAACAGATACTGGTGATGGTAGAGATTCTAAATCTAATATAAGTCTTCCTACCCAAAACGTAAAAATTCCTTCAAGTCCAGCCGAAGGAGATAAAGATCCAGCAGTAGCAAGCTACACAGCACGTTACATGCCCAAGAGTCGTTAATCCCTTATTTCTGATAGGGCTAAAATAAGACAATAGAAGTTAATTTCAGGATCAACCACAAATGCACTTCTATACATATATTCCCCTATAGTAATAAGCCACATCTTTTTCTGCAGCTCTGTTATCGGTAAATTCTGATTACAGACCATATCAAACAACGTGTTCAAAAGCTGCTGGTAGTCAGCATTGAATCCTGCTTCGTTCTCGATAACATACTTTCTAGCATCTAATGCTTTGCCTTTAATAATTAAATTTACTATTTCGGTAGCAAAATTATCTACTATATTAACTTCTGGCAAAGCTAACGAACCCTCAACACAGAACTTTTGAACTTCATTAATACTCTTTCTCGTATCAGGGTAAAGTCTCTTTACAAGTAAAACCAACTTTTTCTTATTATCTTCGTCCAGAGTAATGTTTTCGACTTTTAAAATATGACCTATTCTTTTAACGATACCTGCAATAGGTGGGGTTAGTAAAAACGATTGACATCTACTTTGTAGAGGTTGTATGACTCTATTAACATAATTACAGGTTAAGATATACCTACAATAACCCGCGTTTTCTTCCATTGTATTTCTTAAACCTCTTTGAGCATCACTAGAAGCGGAATCTATTTCATCGCATATAACGATTTTCATTTTACCGTTAAAGCTTTTGGTCTGACTAAATTGTGTGATAGTTGTTCTAACTGTATCAATACCAACCTCGGAGCAGTTCAATAATAAATGCTCTGCATCCAATACATTTACCAAAATCTTAGCTAATGAAGTCTTACCTGTGCCAGCATTACCGTATAAAAGTAAATTCGGTATTTCATCGCTAGTAATAAATTTATCTATTATCTTTCTGTTTTCATCAGATAAGACAAGATCACTAATTAGCTTTGGACGATATTTCTCAATCCAAAGATTTTCTAAGTTATTTTCCATTATCTTCCAGAAGAACCAAAACCTTTTTCACCTCGTTCTGTAGTTTCTATATTACCCCATTCCACGTCTAAGTCAACGTTAAAATGTACAACTATTTGGGCAATTCTATCACCTACTTTAACTTCGTGATCAACTAAATCATGATTATACAATAGTACTCCAAGAGTACCTCTATATCCCGTATCAATAACACCAGGATGAGCTAAAATACCATTCTTAAATGATAATCCAGATCTTGAAGCAACTCTAATCCAATAACCAGGCTCTAAATAAGCTAGTTGTAAGCCGACATCAACGACTGCTTTCTCTTTAGCTTTAATAATTTTATTTTCTACAGAAAATAAATCCCAGCCAGCATCGTCAGAATGATTTTTTTTTGGTAATTGAGCGTCTTGATGAGTTTTAGCAAATCTCATAACGGGTTTTTTAAGAATAGACTGAATCATAACCTTATTATAAATTATAGATTAACTTAATCAACATAATAACTAATTAAATGGAAGATGATTCTAATTACATTACTGTAAACGAGTTAACGGAAAAGCTTAAAGAGCAAGTTGATAATGTTAATACAAAAAACAAAGAATATAAATCTGAAGTTGATACTCTTAAAAAAGATAATTTAGAAAAATTTATATTAGAAAAAACAGGCGAATTAGTTGTAGAGGGTCTTGATACAATTAAAGAGCTTAAGTCTATATTTGTAAGTAATCCAAATGCAGAAGAAATCGAATCACTTTCTCAAGCGTTCAAAGCGGTAAGCAGTGCATTATCAGTTCTTAAGGATATACAAGTTGCAAATTCAAAAATAGAAAATAACAAAGAGTTAAAAGAAATGGACATTAAAGCAAAAAAAGAGCTTAAGGAAGCAAGCAAAGAAGATATACCACAAAAATATTTGTTAACTAGAGATGAAGTTCTTAAAAAACTTATAGAAAAGTCAGAAGTTATAGAAGCTGAATTTGAACCGTTAGATATTAAACAAGATTAGAAGGTTTTGGTGAAGCAAAGTCTTTAACATTAATCGGAAGCTTACTTACAATATCTTTACCTACACCATCTACAACTGTATTAAGACCTTCCACCACGTTAGTAAACGCAATTGCGGGTGAACTTATGTCAACGTTTTGTACTCCAAACTTATTAAAGTTTATAGATTTGAGTAAAAAGCTAGACGCATCACCTACTACCTCTTGTAATTTTTTTGTGTAAGAAGTAATTACCTCTCCAACCCTTTTTACGTGTTCACTATCTAAAACTAAATTAGTACCGTGATTCATTGTGCTTTTAGCCAATGACCCTATAATAGGGGTTAAGTTTTTGTTTGAGATAGTACCTACTATTTTCAATGCAGATGCCATATTGGCCTCTAACGTAGGACTAAGTCTAACTCCTATATTTGTAAAGTTAGGAGGAGCGCCACCCCCTCCAGCTGTATTAAAAAATGGTGTAGTTGCTGCTTGAAATAAATTTCTAGGATCAACCGGGCCCAATTTTGGTAAATTTACCCCCAAAAATGTGGGTTTTGGTAATTTTCTAAGTGTCTCAGATTTAATTAAAGGTGATTGTGATTTAAAGTGGGATCTCCAACCTTCGACTATACCTGGATCATCTATATTTTTTAACTGACCGTCTAGTTTTGAAAAGAAATCAGCAAGTCTTTCAACTGGCTTATTGGAATTTTTGGCATCCCAGTGTGCTTTAAATGTATCTAAAACCTCGGGCCCGTATTGACCAAAAATTTCTTTTAATTGGGGAGCTATAAGCTCATTTACCGGGTTATAATTTCTCAAAAGCGTGTAAAATGTTGCTGTTGGTACCATTAGACTTCCTCCGTAAAGTTTTGTTTTTTATCTACATACGGTTTGACCCCGTGAATAGTATTAGTATATCCGCCTTTTCCAAATTGATGTATCACGTACGTTGTCATATACTTTCCTAAAACATTGTTATCATATGAAGTACTTATGTTACTATCCATTCTATTTATTGTGAAAAATTTACCTGTTTGTCTCATTGTATTACCTCTAGCTCTAAAAGATATAGATGTATTTTTAAAAAATAAATTTAACATACCTTTATTAACACCATAACTTTTTCTTTGTTCTTTACTTACGTTATCTGGAATATAATCATGTGTTATAGTCTTGTGAGTTTTTCTTAATTTATTAACAGGGGTATTTGTACTAGAACCACTAGAGTAATTTCCTGATTTTAAATAAGTTTTTTCGTATAACTTAGTAGCGCTTTGAAAGTTATTTTCTTTAAAATCTGATGTAAAAAAACCTCTTGGATCATTACTATGAACTATAGATGTTGCTAGATACTTTTGTAGGTCTTTAGCATTTATTTTAGTGAAAGTATAATCGTCTATCAAGTTGTAATCAGAAACGTTCATCTTACCTCCTCTGGAACCCTTCATACTACCTCGTTGTAGTCCAGAAGAAGATGGATCTATTTTACCTATGTAAAAATCCTCTTGATCATTAGCGTTTAACAAAGTACCCAAACTCAGACCGGTACCCCCAGAATAATACTTGTTTATAGGTTTTAAATCATATTTGTCTGTATATCTTTCTTTTTTTAGCAAACACGGTAAGTTGTTATTACTTTTATCACTAATATGTAGTGATAACACATAAGACAGATCTTGTACAGCTTTGTTGCTGCTTGTGCTATAATACATTATTTTTGATTCCCCGGTATCCCACAAACCCTTTTTAAATTTTTGTCCAGATATTTCTACTAAAGCTTTCTTTAATATATCCTCCATAGCTTCACTAGTTAATACACTATTTTCTGTATTCGAGTTTGAAGCTTTTTTATTACCAGCCTGGGTACCGCTTGTAGTAGATCTTGTTGCTGGGTTAGATGCTGCAGCTGCAGCACCAGCGCCTGTTTTTGCAGAACCACCCTTAGGAGACGAACCTGTACCACTTTTTGTTTTGTCTCCTGTAGAGTAGTCTATTGTTACATCGCTTAATATTTGAAAATCTCTGTCCCAAAAATAAAATTTTCTCTGTTTATTTCCCTTACTCGAAGTTATATCTTCATATTTGTATATACTACATTCGTGTTTAATATTATATTTTTTTCTGTCACTTTCTGAAGCATAAACCTCCAAACATTTTTGCTCTTTTATTTGAGGCATTATATCTATTTTTAAAATATCTCTACCATCACCTCTAAATTGATACGACTGCGCATTACCACCACCTGTTCCCATGCTACTACCTAAACTTTCAAACGCTTCTAAAACATCATTGTTGTAGTTAATTGTTAAAGTTCCATAAACATAAAAGAACCTTAAGTCATCTACAATTTGTAAATCCTCTACTGCGCTAAATTTTAAACCTACTTCAGAAGTTCCGTTAAAAAGTTTTAAGTTAAAAATATATACGTTATCGCCAATTTGCTCAACGTTATCCTTTTTTGCGCCACCAGAAGTTAAATTGCTGAAAATACCTTTTATCATGTTTTTTGTTTTTCTATTATTTGATCAACAACATATCTAACAAATTGGGGGTATAGTATTTTAAGTTGAGTTCCCGGTACCGGATATTCAATAGGGTTTCTAATCTTATTAGTTGCCATTATTAACCACCACAAGTTCATATTTCTATATTCGTTATAACTAATAGTTGTCCACGGTATAGATTTTGTTACTGTAATTGTATAAAACGTGCTAGCGTCTAATTCTCCATCAATAACCACTTGTGTGGTTAGAAGATTATAAAAAAATTGATTATCTTTAGTTAAATATAATCTTAAAAAATTTTCAAACGAAAATTCATCTAAAGTAGGTAAATAAGGAACATCTTTTTGAAAAGGTCCTACAGCTGAAATGCTTTGTTGATTTGTGATAATCATAATATTACTGGGTTCTTAAAGATGCACTTTCATTTCTAAAAGAATTTTCATAGCTATTAAAAATTTCACCAAATGGGTTGTAACGATCATTGCTTACTACATTGACTATATCCTGTTTATCAGAAAGCATAGAAGCTAAGAAGTTTTGAGATTCTGGTAATAGCCCTTCTATAAGCATATAAATTTTATATGCGTCTGGTACGATTGTATTAATGGTACCCCCTGGAACTTCTAAAGGCATCATTCTTCTTGAACCCATAAAGTCTATTTTTAATTGACTTATAAAAGCATAAGGCATATATTTAACCCCTGGTATGTTGACTTCATATATACAAGCTGGATCAATAAGCTCTCTTGATCTTCTATTTGGTCTATTTTGATATGTAAGCATAAAACATAATTGCCAATTTCTTCTCACATCATCATATGTAGCCCAACCGGTATTAACTAACGGAAATTCTAATTCTATACTTTCACCTGTATTGGTAAAATTATAAAATTTTGGTCTTTCAATATAAATGCCTGGTTCCTTAAAATGTGCAAATCTAGCTAAAGCAGAAGCTGCGTTATAAATTTCATTTACACCTTGACCCATAATGGAATTTGACAGTTGTTGATCATTTTCTGTAAATCTGTTTAAAACGTTATTTAATTGATCTGCAAAATAAGGTAGATAATAAGTAAATTTGGTATCTTCTGTTATATAGAGACCTTCATACGGTCTTAGATATTTGCTGTTTAGACCTTCAATAGTAGCGCCCAATATACTATTAATATCAGAATTTCCAGTTGTAAGAGTTGCAACTGAATTTAAAAGATTTTGATTAAAAATATTACCAATTGTAGAAAAAGTACTTTGTAGTCCAGGGTTTGAAGCTATGTTACTTAATACACCACCGATTGATTGACCAAACACGGATCCTATTCTTGCATCTAGAGTACCTAATGAAGAAGAAGCTGAAGAAAGAAAATAAGCAGCACCAGCTATTAGTGAATTAGTTCTAAGTCTCTTTTCTCTTAGTGTTATACCTGGTACTTCTTGTCTTGATTGTGTACCAGGAGGTGAGTGAGTCCATTGAAAGTTGTTCACTACATCTATAAAACCAGAAGAAAAATTTAAACTATCTCTACCAATATAATTTGAACCATTAAATGATGCAGTAAAACCACCTGCGGGTGTTAACATAGGTGCACCTGCATTTTCACATTTATTATTTGTAAAACTATATAAATTACTCATACTCTTGTAAATAAGTTATTTCCATGTAAATTATTTAAATCCATATTACTAGGAAAATGTTGCTTTAATGGCGTGTCTCCTCTTATTTCCGGTGATATATTACTTTTATTTTTTGATCCCATTTGAGGTGAACTTCCAGATGATTCATTTTTGTAATTATTAGTAACGTTGTTTTGAGATTGATTACCAATATCCTTTATTTTACCATTAACAGAATTAAAACCGCTTGTTATAGCTTTTGCTAAATTATTAAACTGATTTGCTAATTTGTTTATTGCATCAACAGTCTGCTTACCTGAGCTTTTTATAGCCTCAGAACTATCGTCTTTGCCTATGCCATAAAAACTATTATCAATATTTTCATAATTATTTTCTTCGCTTAGCGCACTATCACCTTCTTTTATAGTAGATTTAGAATCATTATTAAAAGTATTGTTTTCTTCTAAAGTTTCTCCTGATTGTAAATTACCGTTGTTTAAGTATTGTTGCTGATTTACTGAATCCTGTATAGCATTATCCACACCACCGTGTTGATCAATAGCGGTATTAAGATCTACTTGATCTTCACTTATAACTGCAGGATTACCAAAACTATCACTAACTAATTTTGGGTCACTGCCAAACGCATTTTCAGCTTCTACACTTCTATCTATAGCTTCTTGTTGCTCTTCTGAAACAAAAGCAAAATTAGGTGTAAAGTTATCAACTAGTACTCTAGATTCTGTATTAGAATTATTAACGTTGGTAGTGTCAAAGACGTTTTGATTTTGAGCTTCTTTAAAATAAAATTGGTTTAATAGTTGTTCTCTTTTTTCTAGTAAATTGTTTATTTCTCTTTGAAGAACTTGATCATTATTGTTAATATTTGATTTAGTATTTTGAACTATATTTGTATTGTCTGCATTATTGTTTTGTAAATTGTTGATTGATTCGGAAGACAATTCATTAAAAACATTATCTGTATTTTGTAGATTGTTATTAAAAAAATCCTTATTTACCACATTTACGGTAGAATCTGAATCTTCTAAATTAGTATTAACAATATTTTGTTTTATTTCTTGTGTTGGCGTTATTTGTATCTCGTTTTGAAGATTTTTTATTTTTTCATCTAACTGTTTTATTTCATTTAATAATTCTGTGTTGTCTTGAGCTTGATAAACATTAGTATTATTAACAGTGTTGTTATCTAAAGATTCTTCATTTTCATCTTTAGTTACAGTATCGTTATTGGCATACGACCTTGTGGGTGTCGCGGGTTTAGAAATTATCCCTCTTGTTTCTCCTGGCATTGCATAATCTTCAGATAGAGTTAGGGGATCTTCAACTCTATACTCTAAATTATCACCCTCTAAATCCTCTTGATTGTTAAATGAATTAACATCAAAATATTTTTCTGGTAAACTTACGATATTGTCCACTTAATTATTTAATATTATTATTCTTTTTGTATATAGCTATTAGTACGTCTGTTTCTGCAGGAGTTAAACTTTTATACTCACTATAGGTTAACTTTAAAGCACTACAAGTTAAAAACATTTTATTATATAAATTAGAAAGATTGTAATTAAATAGAAATTTTATAAAATAAAAAAAAGTATTGTCATAAAAGGAAATTTTTCTTTCACTATTTTCAAAAACTAGTGTTGTGTAAATTTTTTGGTTCAGTTTTAAATAATCTTTTATTTCTTTTATTATTTCCTTTTTCAATGTTGTCAATAATTTACTTTTATTTTTAATAGATAATTTTTTATAGTCTATTTCTACTTTTTTTATTTTTAAATCAACTATTATATCTATTAAAAATTCTATAAAATTACTATAATAGAGTTTGCTTGGGTGTTTTAATTCTAGTTCTAAATCTTCTTTAACATATTTTGTAATAGGTTCATTAACATTGTTTAACAAATTAAGAAGAATATTATTAATATTAAATTTATAATTTATTGGTGTACTACCTTGTGATATTTTAATTTTTAATTCATTACTTATACACACCATTCTTAAATTTAACAAAGCAAAAGTTTTGTCAAAGTTATTATCTGTTGGTATTTTTTTAACTAAGTTTTCTAGATAATAAGCTAACCCGGTATCATCGTTTGATGAGATAAATTTGCTTATATCAAATAAGTTTTTATTTTTTATTTGATTTAAATATACTGTAGTTGATAAGCTAGGTACAATCGTTTTTATTTTATAATCGTTCACAGTTAAAAGGTTAATGGATTACTAAAAAATGGTTGATTACTTCTTATAGAATTTATTATACCAGGTAATGGTAAATACATATTATTTTGTATTGTATAATTTGTAAAAGAAAAATTAGCAGTATACGATTTTACCTCGTTAGGCTCGTCGTATTCATAGTTTTGTCTAGATACTGTAGTTGGTACACAATTAAAAAACGTAAACACTTTTCTTGGAACCATACTAATATTAGCGTAGGTTTTACTATACGATAAAAGAGTAATATTACACTTAACACTATATCTAGCATCTCTTCTTGTTACGTGTCCGTAATGACTTGCTAGCATTACCCAAGGCCTAATAATAAAATCCATAAAAGAAGTATTATTGTCGTAAAACCCAAGCACAAGAGGTGTATCAGCGTAACTCGCTCTCGCACCTCCTAATACCCCAGGTATAAAACCTCTATTGTTTCTTAATGTCGCTGTTTCGACAGTGTATTTTTCTTCTGGCATTTCAAAAGAATTGCAAAAAATACATCCCGTTACATATTGAAAGGGGTAGGACGTTAATATGGTTTTAGCTGCGTTTATTTCAAACGCATTATTATTACCTACTGTTCTCTCTAAGTTTTTTAAAATTGCTGAGTTTAACGCTGGTGGAAATCTATCTATAATAGCAATCCACTGAGATTGTAAAGAAGGTGTAGATACCCAAGAATTTAATTGAGATAAAAAATAATCCCTAGTGCTTACTAGTGGTGCAGCAGGTATATTAAAACCTATGAGGTTTCCTATTTGAGGTTGGGTTGGTGGATTCTGACCGTTAACTAAACCACCTAAATTACCTAATATAGACCTTACTACATTAGAAGCGCCATTTAAAAATGTGTTTGATACGGCCATTAATATTATTTAATAGGCACGATTAGTTATTGATTAATACTACGGGCCACCAGCGTTAATTGCTGTATCCGCTGACTCGTCTGATGTTAGAACGTAATAATGATAAGCAAATGTAACGTTAAACGACATTATTGCACCTGTACCTTCAGCCATATTATATTCAATATCACCTAGATTGCGAACGCTTGCACCAATAAGTCTATATTGCTGCATAATATTTTTAGCAGGATCTAATTGAGCTAATTGAATATAAGAAGAACGTTGAGGTATTGAATAAACACCTGTTGAGTTTTCATCGTTGAATAACAATCTACTCCATTGTTCGAATTTATTTCTTAATTGACTGTTTTTGTCACAATAAAATTGAACTTGGTAGCTAGCGCTATCTGGGTACTCAACAATTCCAGGTAAATTAAATGCCAAGCCCATATATTTGGCTTCAACGTTTGTTATGTTTCTGCCTGGCAACTTAGCTGATTTTGCATAAACTAAGTCGTTAGTTGTTATAAAATTGTTGCCTAAAGTGCCGTATTGTGCACCAGGTACAATTGCTACAACTTTGAAATTGATGTCTCTTGAAAAATCAACAGCAATTGCTCTGTCGTAAAAATTGTTTATTAGTAGATCTGTTAGTTGTGCCATAAAATTATTTATTCATTAATTTTGTTATAAACCAATTAGCTCCTGAAAATCTTGTCCTGTACGTGTCGCGTAGAAGGATACTAAGATAAACTCTGCAGTACGAACCGGTTTAATATAAATATCAACTTTTAACTCATTGTTGTCAATAACGTCAGGTGTGTTATTTCTTTCGTCGCAGACAATCAAGTAGTCATATAAACCTTCTGTGTTCTTAGCTCTATCAAATATAGGTGATAGAGTATTAACAATTTGGGTTCTTGTAAAGAATGTATTTGGCTCAAATACGAAGAACTTAACTGTATCACGAGTTTGTACCTCGAGATTTAAGAACAATCTACGAACGTTAATTCTATCGAATGCTGATGGTTTCTTGAGCAAGGTCTTTTGACCAAAGATTACGAAACCTTCTGCTGGGAAGAACGCAACTGGGTTAATTGATACTTTATAAAGTTGATCGCGTTGTTTTTGTTTCGGGTAAACAGCAAGATCAGTAGCATTTGTAATTACACCACGTGTAAAGCCAGCTGGTGCAAACCATGGCTGAAATAAACTATCTGTGTTAGCCATCGCGGCCGCTGCAAATCCGGAGAACGGAACCCACATTTGTCTATTTGATGTTGAATCAATTACTTGTGCAAATTGGCCATATGTTGTTGCATATGATGAATTAATTGTAGAGAATTGATGTCTTAATGGCCAGTAAACATGTTGGCTGAAGTTTGTAGTAACATAACCTGCAGCGTATGGATCTGGATCAATACCTGCATTTGGGCCCCACGTCTTCTTAGCATTAATTACTTTTGAATTTTGACCCTGAACAAAAATGTTTCTAATAGGATCAAGAATTACCATGAAGTCTTTTCTTTGCTTTTCAGCTGCATTAACAAATACATTTGCCACCGCGTTGTAATAACTTCTTAGATTTGTACCTTCATCACCTAAACCATCTGAGTTTGTTACGTAGAAAGCACTTAAAGCGTTAAGTGGTTTTGAATCTACGAACGGTCCAGCTGTTTGATCATTAACAACATCCGATGGAGCTGATGCTGTTTGGTAAATTGAATTTACATAAACAGTTCCTAAACCTGCTTCAACAGCTAGATTAATTGGATATATATCAGGGTTCTCAACCAATTCAAAAGCTCTTTCAAGTTTTGATGGTAGACCACCAATTGATTTATCGTTAGAAACTGTGTTTGAATATACCCCTAAAGCGTATATTGCATCTGTGCCCCCCATTTTGTCAAGCGCTGCACTTACTGAAGCACTTGTCATACCAACTCTTGTTAGGTAAGTTGCTGAGGTATCAATAAAACCAGTATCGTTTAATGGAGTTGCAAGTTGTGTACTCAAAAAGCGAACCTTTTTAGTAGGGTTTCCACCGCTACCAATCCAGGTATTGGTAAATCTACTACTAATATAAGGGTTGACCTTTACTACAACATTAGAGGAATTATCCGCAAGGGCGCCAAGGTAGAATGTTTTGGCTGGACCACCGGTTTGATCGGCAACTTGTCTATGATAGTCAAGAGAGCCGATATAACTTTCAGACAATACGTAGTCAAGTGAAATTGTATCTGGAGTGTAGATGCTCTTTCTTAGCTTAAACAAGCCAAATGATAAAGTATCGTCAAATGATCTTGAATTTAGGTCAGTTTGACCTAGATTCTCCAATACTTCAGAAATACTTGAACCATCACCAGCTTTTGTTGCACTTAAGGCAAAATTTAATCTAGCTTCGGGAACTTGTAAATAGTTGTAAATAGTTGTATTTGAAGATTGTATTGCATTTACCCTAAGAGCGCCGTTGAAGGGAGTTGCTGGGTTATAATTATTGTTATCAATAATACCAACATAGTAACCTTCGAATGTGTTATTAACGGTTGTTTGTGCTTTGTTTAATATGATTAAACCTGCATTTTCTATACTACCGTAATCGATGCCTGATAAAAATGTGTTTGAAACTGAATTTTGCCAATCTATATTATTATCAAGTATAGATTGATATTGTTCTGCACTCAATTCAAGGTGTGTTGGCTTACCAAACAAATATACATTCGCATCTGTTAAAGCGGTAGCAGCTGATGTTGATGTGTTTGATGTAATAAAACCGCTGGCAGGATAAACTAATGCACTATATCTCCAAGTTGTAAAACCATCACCTTTTTTCGAACCATATGGTAAACGTGTTGTAAGTAATTTTGCAGGGGATGAACCAAGTATTGCTTTTGCTGTTTGATAAAAATATTGTTCTGCTGCATTTGTTGGTGCACCGTAAACTTGTTCAAACTCTGAAATGCTACCTGGTTGCAAAACTTCGTCTATAGGTCCTTGGTTTGCAAAACCTGGTAAAAATACAAATGTTCCTTCTGTTGTTACTGGTCTAATTGAGAAATCTATTTCTCTAATCTCTACACCTGGTGATTGAATTGTTCTTGCCATAAAATTATTTATTATTTCTTTGCTCCCTTTTTTAACAAACTATAATAAAATTGCTTCAAACTGATGATAAACATATTCAAAAGTAGACTCCAGTTCATTAGAATCTCTATCAGAATATGTAATCCCTCCTAAAGAAACGGGAAAAGCATGGTAATATTTAAATTCAATAACTCTATTATTATACTCATCTAAGCCAAAAACTGAAATAGTGGTTTCGTAGTTTTTAAGAGAACCCGTGTCATTTGCTAATTTTGATTTATAAATACTCTCTTTTTCACTATTAAATATTTGTAACCATTTGTATATAACCCAATAGTTGTTAAACATGTTGTCAACAGTAAAATTAATAACATTTTTAGGGTAAGATGGTCTTGTATAGCTGGTAACTTTCATGACTTGACCGTCGTATGGAACTTCTTTTTCAGGAACAGTAAAGGTGGGTATTACAGATCCATATATGGAAAACTGCATTGTATCTGGGATTACACTATTGTTTCTTCTACCAACAGAAGCTTTTATAGCCTTTAAAGTTTCTGGTAAAGAAAAAACCATAATAAATTTGTCTTTTCTTGTCTTGTTTAAATAGCTTTGATAATAAGCGTTATTTTGGATAGGAATATTCACTAGTATCTATTATTTAGTTCTGGGAATCTCCAGCCCTGCTCATACAAATCTTCTAAATCGGGATTATCAAATTGTTCTGCATCATCATTTTTTGTTTGATACACAACAGGAAGCGGCTGTACCCCTATTTGATCTGCTTCATTATTGTAAACGCCAATTGGACTTACTATACCTTTAAAACCATAATCTAAGCTCTTTATAACTTCTGGTCTCATATTGTCGTCTAGTTTGATAATTTCAAAATATCTAGCACAAATATCGTTTTCAAGACAAATTAAAGCCCATACCATTGCCATTACTCTATCGTCCAAGGTGTTTGCTGTTCTTCCTGACCATGTGTTGTTGGGGTGTCTTACAAAATCTTTAAATTCATTTAATGTTTTAATATCATGAATTTTTACTACTCTTAATTGATTAACCCAATATCTCATATTCATAATGCCTCGATATTTGGTATTAGTATGAGATACAATTCCTAATCTTTGGTATATATTTTTTTCTTCAGTCTTAGCACCCCAAGTTATAATATTTTCATAACCATAAACATTTCTTAAATTGTCTACAACTTGCGCTCCACAATTATTTCTTTCAATTGCTACAACAGGTTTACCCCAATGGGTTAAAACTTCTTGTAATTTTTGTGTAAAATTATATGGTGGTAAAGATGTAGTGTAATATTCCGCAACTTGCTTAATATTAGAAAGATCGGTAATATCTAAAATTTGAGCAACAGATGCATTAAGTTTTAACCCCTCCCCGACGTCAACTCCAACTGCATAAATTTTATCATTTGATGGCTGCTCCCAGATTAAGTAAGACCCGTCGTCGTAAACATATTTCGGATCATAAATGTTTAATTGTAAGTTTTCGTAAAGACCTTCATCGAGAGCGCTTTCCCCTGAAGATAAGAATACACATTCAAACTCTTGAGCGAATTTTTCACGAGAACCCATTGTTCGAATAGTTCTTTCCTTCCATTCTTCATCTCTATCAGGTACTTCCCACCAGTCCACTCTTTCTGCCTTCCACCCATTCCAATCATCCCCTTTCTTAATTGCTCCTGAATATAATGAATGAAATAGGTTACCAACACCATTTGGAGTACTAACAGCTAAAATTTTAGCCTTTTTAGATGAGGAAATTACAGGGTAAACAGAAGCCCAAAACGCTTCAAGCATTCCTGGTTCAATAAACGCAAGCTCGTCAAGACATAATAGTGACACAGACGAACCACGACCTGTATCTGATGTTGTAGTAGATATACTAATTGTGCTACCATTTGTTAAAGACATTGATGTCTCTGCATATTTTACAACAGGTGACTTTAAATAGTTTGGCAACATTTCATACGCTAGTTTAATTCTTTTAAAAATTTCTTTAGCTGTTACCTCTTTGTTAGCTACTAATAAGATATTTTGGTCATCATTAAATAATGCTACCCACAACATATATATAGTAAGAATACTACTCTTACCTATCTGTCTACTTGCTAATAAAACAACAAATCTATCGTTTTTTAATGTTTTGAGAATTCTTTTTTGATATTTTCTTAATTTAATTTGTTGTCTACCCTCATCAACGTTAACTATATAGAAATGATTTTCGGCAAAATGTAAAAGAGACTTTTTACATTTTTTAATCTCTGCAATCATTTCCGGAGTATATTCGTATCTAGAACCCGGAGCAGGAATATTACTATTACCGAGATAGGCCTTTTCCCCTGTACCTAAATCTTTATTCTTTGACATTGTAAATATTTACACCGTTAGCAATAAATAACTATATGACAAGAATTAAATCTATTACTGACATCAGTTCACTATATGAATCAATGTACAAAAATACAGGTGGTTCAGAATTAGTAGAAGAAAAGAAATCAGCTAAAAAATTTCCTAAAGGTACATTTCCAAAAGCTGGTGAGACTGTTAAGGAGCCAAAAACAATGAAAGATTCTGGCCCAGAAAAAGTTAAAGGTCTCAAAAAGGTTAAAAAAAGTAAAAAAAGTAGTAGAAAAAATGTACGCGAAAATATAAATAGTTTTATGAAATCTAAATTTGATAAACTTTTCGAAAACGTAATGGATGACGAGTTAGATCTCGGTCCTAGTGCCGGTCCAGAAGGCGATATGGAATCTGATACAGATGTCGATACCGACTTCGGTGGTGAAGAAGACATGGGTGGTAACGAAGTAACAGTTACTTTAGACAAAGAAACAGCACAAACATTAATCGACGTTCTTCAAGCTGCAGTTGGTGGTGAAGAAGATTTAGGTAGTGATGAAGAGTCAGACCTAGAAGATCTCGAAATCGACACAGAAGGTGGTGAAGAGAACAAAGATGAAGACGAAGAAGAAGTAGAAGACGAAGATGAAGAAGTCGAAGACGAAGATGAAGAAGAGGAAGATAGTTATTCTGAAGAAGTAGAAGCAGAAAAATTATCTGATGAGCACGGCAAAAAGCTAACAAAAGGTATGGACGCTGCTGGCAACATCAAAGCTTCAAAAGGCAAAGCTTCAACAGACGTAACAAAAGCTTCTGACTTAACAGCTCTTGGTGACAAAGGTCACGTTCTTACAAAGAAAGATAACAAAGTAAGTAGTTCCATTAAAGCTGGACATAACTTATTCTCATAATCAAATCTAGAAAATAAAAAATAATTAATCCCCTAGTTATGCTAGGGGATTTTTTTTGACTAAATACTTTAAATGTTAACGTTTAAAAAATTTTTTGAACAGACCTGGAATGGCGGCTACGTTAATTTCTTTGCTCCTATAAAAGATCCTGCTCAAGAAAAAGGTCATAGACATAGAGCTAATATTATCAGAAACCCCTTATTAAGAAAAAATCTTCAAACCGTTCCGGAATATATTAAACCGGACCCAGATATCATTCAAAAAGTAGAAAAAATTAAAAACAAATTCTCTCACTATGAACCCTTAAATGGTGTTCAATTAAAACAAATTTGTAAGAAATATAAAATTTATAAAGTAACTAAAGATGTACCTAGAAAGCTTGGAAACACGGGTATAGCTATAGTTTGGGACAATAACTTAAAAACCTTTGCACTTAAAAAATGATTTCACTAGACAAATATGAGGGAATGAATTGTATTCAAACATATCCAAATAACGGATATACCCCTACCGCTTTACGTTATACAGATAAGGCTAACAATTATGGCGAAAGACTAATGTATAGTAATTGGTGGAAAGAGCAAATAGAATTATATGGGCAAAAAGTACTTTATTATAGAAACAAATATAATGTAGAAACTGCTGATAACATTTACGGTGAACAGCCTTTAGCGGGGTTTTTAACACCTCAGCCTTTAATAATGGGAGTTAAATTAGCTGAAAATGCCTTAGTATTAAGTAAGTTTGGTTTTCAAAGCGATGACACGGTAACAGCATATGTACATATAAGTAGTTTCTATGCTGTGTTTCCTCCAACATGGGAACCAAAATCTGGAGATGTTTTTAAACTTTTAGAATATGGGTCCGACAGACCAGGTGAAAGGGACGGTAAGATGTTTGAAATCACCGAAAGATGTGATGAAGACAATTCTCAAATTAATCCGCTTATGGGACACTATGTGTGGATGTTAAAAGCTAAGCGTTTTGATTACTCTTTTGAGCCAGATATAACATTTGAAAAGGGTAGTGCCCAAGTACATGATGATACTTATTACGGGATATTATCTAGTAATCAAACTACACCTGTTATTAGAACTTCATCATATCCAGGAGATGCTGAAGCTCAGTCTAGGTTCCAGGTATTTGATATGAATATTAACAACACGTTAACTTATGGTGGATACTACTAGTTCTTCGCTTTCAGGGTTGTTTGAATAATGTACGAAATTTTTACCAAGTAAATTATTCTTTTCATCATGTGTGAGATCTAACATCATGCTCTCAAAGCGCTGATCAATATATTTTTCAAATGCTAAGGGTCTTACTAGATCATTATCAGTCAAATTGACCTCTAGTTCTTCTGCTTTCTTTTCAATGATATAAAAAGCTTCCATTAAACACAACCATCTAGCGAATGTTTCTTTTGACATTGCAATGGTTCCGTTCTTTTTAGTTTCAAATGTTACATATTTTTTACTACTCATAAATAAAGTATATAAAAAATATTTAAGAACGTCAAGAAAAATATTTTTTTAAGTATGACAGAGTTGTAGCAAGAAAGACGGTAAAAATTTCATTATTTTCCGGTTTATCTATTTTTATTTCTTCTAATAACTGAAATTGTATCTTTATTGTTTCAAATATCTTTGTTATATTGTTCAGGTTATCGGAAATTAAATTTTTATCTTTAATAATATTTTCCAGATTATTAAATAAATCTAAAACCAAACCTCTATTGTTTTTAAGAGAATAAAAATCAAAAGTTTTTAAAAGCTTTGGATCTATTTTTGCAAGTAACTGGGTAATTATATTGTTTAAATCAGCAATATTATACTCTTGTTTAATCTCCTTAACAGGTAGTATGGATGAGCTATTTTTCTCTTCTATTTGCATCATCTTTTAAAACTTTCTGTATTTCATCTAACATTATAGGTGTGTCTAATGGATTAGACATAACGGGCTTAGTAGAGAGAGCTGTTTTAGTTTCTATAAAAACGCTTATATCTTTATTACACCCTTGACATACATAACTGTTTTGTCGGCTTAAATCAACAGGAATAGTAGTTTGAATATTTCTATCGCAAGGACAAGTCACAGTGACTTGTTGACGGGATAATTCTTTTGCTATATTAATCTCTGCTTCTACTTGTAGTGTTTCGTTTCTTCTTTTTACTATTTCACCATAAAAATAAAAAAACAAAAATTGCAAAATTACAACTAAGAAAAAAGTTGGCAAAAAGGATATGCCTACTGTTGTTAAAAAATATCCTATTGCTGCTGCTACAGTAAAAGTTATTATTAAACTTTTAATTATTTGTAAAATCACAATATAATTATATTCTACTTTTCTTTATTTTCAACTATTTGATTAAGCTCTTCAGTGCAAGAGTATATAATGTCCTGAATCTCTCTTAATTTTTCATTTAGTTTTTTAATTGCATCTACACTAGATTTTTTTTCTTTAATTACTGGATACGTAATAGCACTTCCCAAAGAATGTCTCATTTCAGCAGACTTAACAAATAAGTTACCTAAAAAATCTAAAAGATTAGTTAAAGGATAAGGAAGCGATTGAGGCGCTGTATAGTTTAAACCATTTCTATATCTATTCTGAATATCAGCTGCTGTTATTACTTCTGGTGGCGCTTCTCTTTTAGCTATTCCAGACACCCATTTGTTATATATGTTCTGAACATCTTCGCTAATCATTTTATTATTTTTACCCATTTTAATTATTTATTTTAGCTTGGTTAGAATAAGTAATTTATATGTCACTATTTAAAGATCGTTTCAAAGTTCTATTAGAACAAGATGAAGAAGAAATTAAGCCACCTCAGGACACAGGTGAAGAGGATGCTCTTCAAGGTGAATTAGAGCCAGGTGTTGCTCCTGAAGATCTTGGTGCTGGGATCAAGCCAGGCGAAGATATCGCAGCTTTAAAACAACAAAGTCTAGATTCACAAAAATCTGAGCTTACTAATTGGATTTCTAAAATTGAAGAATTTGTAGAATACTTAAACGGAGTTAATGAATCTTCTGTTCAAACCAAACTACACAATTGTGACTGTGATACAATGTTTGAAAAAATTGCCAGCTCTGAATCAAAGAGAATTTCTAGAGTGGCGGTTGATCTATCAGCATTAGCAGAAGCTCTTAAAGGTTATCTTATTGCTGGCAGCAACGACTAGTAAGTAGTAACTTACCTCTAAGTCCTGAATAGGTATTATTTAAAATAATATCTCTATCAAAACTATCACACTTTTTATCTATACAATACTCGTTTAAATCTTTGTAATTCTTTAGATTTTCAGGCCATATAAATACGTTTTCACCTGCGTCTAATAGGTTCTTTGTCTTTTGTTTACTTGTTTTATCGCTATATTGATTATCTAATACCCATATCTTTTTATGTAGAGGGTAGCCATTAAGTTGCTGTTTTTGGGTCTCGGTAAAGTTTCTTGTCTTACTCTCATTAATACCTGCTACTGCAATACCATTTTGTAAAAACATAGCATCGATTGGACCTTCTGTAATAAACAAATATTCGAGATCGCTATTTACAGCATTAATACCGTAGAGAGACTTTTCGGACCCTACTTTTGATAGATATTTTGGTCTAGTATCAGTATCTAAAACAGTTCTTGTTTGATAATGGATTATCTTATTATCATCACTGTAAAAAGGTATCACCAATCTATTTTCGTGTACCTTGTCAGTTAGTGAAATATAAAATGTTAAAGGTCTGTTTATAGCGCTTATAAGTCTTCTGTTTCTAAGTAAACTTAGTGCCTGTTTAATGGTTTGGTTTTGAGAATAATACTCTGTTTGATTTTCGTCTAATAAGTTAATACTATCTGAAGGCAAGTTCTCTGTTATATTGTGTTCTTTTTTGTTATCCTTTTGCTTTATATTTACAGAAAATATAGGTGTATCAAAATTTTCTAATTCTTTTTTAACTTCAGAAAAATTAAGACCTGTTACTTTTAAAATCCAATTATATGGATTGCTGTACCAACCACAATTATGGCAGCAGACTACGTTCTTATCAACGATATAGTAGCATCGTCTTTTTTTAAGCCAAGAGCTACCTTCTCTACAAATAGGGCAAGAACCTTGATAGGTTTTCTGAGTTCTATTATAAAAGGGTTTACCGCAGTTTTGAAAAAACTTACTCGCGATATAGTTTTCTGTTAACGGTAAAAACACCTATTATTATAAAAAAATAATAGAATATATCAACTAGGTTTTACTTCTTCTACTGAAATAATACCTTTTCTTATAAATGTCCCTGAAGCGGGATCTATCCAATGAGCCTCTTTAACAATTTTATTTCCGTGCTGTATTGTTACAATTCTGGGCTCTACTGGTAAGCCGCTTATCGGGCTTGTTATTTTTCTGGGCTCTACTATATCCATTAAACTTATTTATCTTAATAAATTCTTCTTCAACTGTTGTATATACCTTTTTAGGTAGTTTTTCTATAAATTCTATAATTCCAGAAGAGAGTGCCTTAGAAAAATCATTTAACGGGACAGTAAGAACTTCTTTATCTGGTAAAGTAAAACAAACACAACTGGTAATGTTTTGTTTTATAAAAACAAAAAAATTGCCTTTATAAGTACCATGTAAAACTGCGTAGAAGCCTCTATTAGTGGGTAAAAACCTCTTTTTAAAGAACATTAAATATAACCTCTAAAAACCTTAATATCTCTTTCTAATGATTCCAATGTATTGGGGAACGGAAGATTATATTTTTCTATCTTCTCTGTACTCAGAACACAATTGCTTCTTTTTGCTATAGTATTTAAATCCTTAACATCTATAAAGTTCCAGTTAGGATTTTCTATTCCATATTTTTTCATTATATCAACAACCTCAGATGCCTTTACTGGTTGTGGATTAACTGTATTGTAGATACCGCCAGGCAAATCTCTAAGCAAATACATAAATCTAAAAACAAAATTATTAAAATCTGTTACACTAGTAACACTATTTGACATGTCTATTAGGTCGTTATACTTATAAAGTTTAGTAAAATAATTTTTAGGTACAAATGTATTTGTAAAAGGTATTCTTATTCTTAAAATATAAACACAATAACCATCTAATGCCAGTTCACCGGCATGTTTACATTTACTATAAAAACTACTGTCATCAGAAAACAAACCAAAATTAGGTTTATCATCTTCAGTATATACTTTATCATAACCACTATAAATACAACCACTACTTACATGTATAACGGGTAGTTTGTGGTCGTTTGCAACTTTAACTACGTTTAGAGGATATGTAACGTTAAAATTCCAACAATCTTCTTTATTTGCCTCACATCCATCTACGTTGGGTCTACCAGTGTAACCAAAAGAAGAGATGACCGCAAAAAATTTATCTTTATTATTATCTAAAAAATTATTAAGTACATCCGGGTTAGTATAATCTAACATTGACCTATTATAAATATTATAATCTACATTGTTTTGTGAGAAAAAGTTTGATAGGTTACTACCTAAAAATCCGTTGCCTAAGAGTAAAATAGTTTTCATTGGTTGTTATGAATATTAAATATGAACTTATTTATTGCGGTTATTAGAGCATCAAGATCTAATTGTGAAGAGGTGTGTAAAATATTAAAGGGTTCGCCTTTTGTGTCATATCCAATAATCATGAACGGGCCAAGATATTCTGAAATAATGCTAGATAACTTTTTGGCAAGCTCTTCTTTATCCTTTATAAACTTGTGTTGACGAACTGCATAATCCTGCATTGCGCTTTTGAGCAGTTCTTCAATGTGAGCTTTTTCTGGAGCAGATAGCTTATCCATTTTTGACTTCTTGTTCGGTTTCTCTGACATTACTACTAAAGTATTTAGGTAAAAAATACAAAGGAGACTGCTTAGCATTGTTACTAACTCCCCTATTAATCAAGTGACTTATAACCACTTCAATACTTTCTGTCTTGAGGCTGTAGTTTTTTGGAAATCTTTGACCACCATCAGAAAATTCAAACATAATATCCCCTGAGAATTCCTTGTTTGTGTAACAAGTAATAAACACTGAGGCTCCACCTGGATCAACTAACACAGTCCATCTTCTTGGATCGTGTTTACCATAATTATTAAAAACCTTAAAAACAATAAAATTATTATCCTTTAGTCTTTTGCAAAAGTAAGATGGTGTTCTAATTGTATTTTTAGGCTTTTTCATTTTGTTAGAGCTGATACTATATACTTTGATGTAATTATATTATTCTCAAAACTAAATAAAACAACTCCAACTTTGGAAGAAATCTTACAATCTAGCTTATTGACTTTAGATGTACTAAGAATTCTAAATACCTCAAAATTTAAGCAGAGATTTTCAACTGATTTACCTGTATAATTATCTGATACATTAATTTCAAAACTATCCACATTATATTTTGCTTTATCAGTTAGATTACCTTTCAATAAATTTTCATTAGACGAGATATAAATTTTATTTGAATCTGTAGAGAAAGTACTAGCTTTAATTAAATCGATTAGCGTTTTATCTGTCAACGAAAATGTACCATCAAACTCTAGTTGATCAAGTTTTTGAAGATTGACTTTTGGTTGATTAATAATACCGTTCTCTAGCAAATGGTATTTAAATTTAACATTTTTATCAGAGTAAGTGATATTGTTATTTTCTAATTTAAACGTAATATTTTCATCTTCAATACAATCAAAAGCACGTATTAACTTTTTAATATCCCCTACGTTAATAGTAATTGGAGTATCAATATTATCTTTAGTTATTACTTTAAACTTTAAGCCTAATATTACAGAGTTATCAGGTGTACAAGTTTTACACTCTAACAAATTATTGCTTAGTACGAATACCGCGTTATCAGAAATTCTACTTATTTGTTCGAGAAAAAGTTTCTTAAAAAATTTATTATTCGTCGTGACTTCCATTTAGGTCCTGAGTATTTTTTTTTATAATATTAATCACTAAATCTATTTTTCCAGTTATATCTTGAAGAGATTGCTCTATCAATCTCAATCTATACTCTAGATCTTCTGGTTTAATAGCCTTATAGAAGTCAAATTCTAATTGATTTTTATTTTCCTCTTCTACTTGTACAACCGCAGGAGCAGATATTGGTTGTGTTATAGGTTGATGAACTACCTGAACAGGTTGTGGAGGAGCTGATATACCCTGCTGTGTAGGAATTGTATTAGTTGTAGGTTTGATATTATTAAAATCTTGAACAATTTTATTAATATCTGTTCTAATCCCACCAACAGAGTTTCTACCAGATACAACTTTTTCATCTATACTTTTTAGCTCCGCAGCAGTCATACCTAACAACCTTAGAGCCATTTCTCTAGGATCGGTAGGCAATGAACCTACATCTAGTACATCATTTTCCATATTAGACTAATTCGTCAAGCCCTTTAAGGAGTTCGTTGACCTTATTTTCATCCACCAACTCATCAGAACTGTCAGTAACGGTAACGGAATCAGACATAGTCTTTGAAGGTGTACTAACAACAGCAGACGAAGTAACTTTTTCTTGGACATCTTCATTACAATAGAAGTGTTCGTTAAGAAGACCTTGAATCTCTTCAAAGCTCTTAACTGGAAGTACTGAGGTCAAATCAGATGTACTGTTATAGATTGACTCGATCTTACTTTCATCAAGACCTTCAATAGCTTTAGGCATACCAAACTTACTACTAACATAGGTTGGATAATCGCCTTGCTTCTCAACCTTGATAACAAAGTTACAACCGTTGGAGGATAGATCAAAGATTCTTGGACCGAAATCTTCAGAACCCTCACCTTCAATAGCATCCATAATAATCTTTTGAAGCTGTTTACCATAACGAACGATCATAACCTTACCATCGTTCTCAGGAGTCTTGGGATCTTTAACTACATAGGCGTTAACTAGCCATTTTTCAGAACGCAATACAGCATTAGCTTTTTTCTTAAGCTCTTCGTCTTCATTATCATTACGAAGAATGCGATACTTAGCTTCTAAGACAGGGTCACGCTCACCAAAAGTAGATGGGCTCAAGTATGTAATATACTGACCAGTAGCAAAAGAAGTCCAACCAACAGAATAAAAGTGGAAAAAAGTCTTGCTAGGATCTTTTACATTAGGTAAAAGTCTAACGGTATAAGAATTACCCACTTCTGTCTTAAGAATGTTTTTGTAAGAAGACTGTTGTGAATTTTTTTGTAATGCATTTTTAATACTTTCGAACATTGAAGGAGTGAATTTATTCATACTATAAATGTATACTATTTCTTCGATTTATCAAGAAGATTTTGGTTAATTTCTTTTTCAATAATTTTTAAACCGTTAATAGCTATGCTTTTACCTTTTTTAGAGTTATAAAATTTAGCTCTTAAAATGGACAGTTTTAAAGGTAAATCGTTCAATATGAATCTTAAAGTATCAAAATCGTTTCTGGAGTAAATTTTGTCAAAGTCTTTAAAGGTAAAAAGATTGTAAACGCTAATATTTTTTTCTTTTAAGTGAATAATAAAGCTGTTAACAACAGCTCCAGGTTCTAGATAATTTAAATAATCTGACAGGCTTATATTTTTTTCAATACAGAATTTTTTTATAAATTTTAAACCTCTTAGAATAGAATTTACCTGTATTTCATTATCAGCGTCTAACTGATTTTTCTTACCACAAAAAATATTATAAACCTTCACAGCTGATAAAGTATTATAGAAGTCTAAATCGTAGTAAGTTTTTTCTTCATAAACTTCATAAGGAGATAAAAAATAATCCTCTATATTAACCGTATAATTTCTATCAAAAAAGTTTTTAAGTTTTAAAACAGGTAAGTAAAAATCAGATTTTTCAAAATCATCCCAGTTCGATCTAAGCTTAAAGGGCTTATTTTGTTTTTGTCGAGATATTCTTAGAAATGTATTATAGATATGCTTTATATCAGTATTTCTCATTGAAGTATTCTTTTGTTCTTAAAATTATTAAGATACTTCATTATATACTTACTTTTATAAAGTGTAGGGTCAAATTCTAAAAATATTTTGATAGATTCAAAATCTGTATTAACAGATAAAAGCTCCTTAAATAGGTCTCTCACACCTTTGTTCTGTAGATATAATAACAATATGTTTGCCATATTATATTTTTTACTGTAAACAATACACAAGAAACTACAAAAGGTTCTGAATAGGTGTAAATTTTCTCTATATTCTAATTCTTTATTAATCATTTTAGTAATTTTGTGAACTCCATAAAGCTTTCTGTTATTTTACCCCCAGCAGCACTTGGATGACCACCACCGTCAGCTATTTTTGCCGCAAGCTTAGCCACATTTAAATCAGACCCCGAAGCTTTTCTAAAAGATACTGATTCAGTTTTTGGATTAACTATAATTGCAACTTCGCTATTTGTTCTTGTAAGAACTTCTTGTGCAACTTCATTGATACAAAAGTCTGCAAATACAGATGAAACCTTTACATTTTTTCCGCCCATAGGAATCACACCAGAAAAAATATGATTATCTTGTAAATGTTTATTAATTTTATTTTTATAAAAAGAAATTATTTTTAAATCTTCGTTGGTAAATTCTTTAAAACCGTTTTTATATCTCTCTTTAAATTTTTCTAGTCTATTGCCTTGCAAGTTCCAAAACAACATATTTAACCCAATAGAGAGCTCTCTATTTTTTAATGTGTAGCTATCATAATCATGACCAATAGACACTAATAGTTTTTTAGATGCATCAATATCCTTATTATAATGATTTTTTAATACGTTGTATAAAAGCTTACATGTACTACCACTGTCCTCTATCTTGTGTCTTGCGTGTTTAAAATTATACCCACATTCAATACTACCTAAATGGTGATCGACTAAACTAAAATTAGGTCTATCTAATTGAGATGCGTAACTACAAATGTCTATATCAAGAACATAAATTCTTGTATAATTGTTTATGTCATTGCTAAGAGAAAATTTCTTAAAATCTTCTCCAAAAGCTTTTTCTGTGGTTGCTGTTACAGGCAAATCCTTCCCAATAAACCAACAAAGTGTTAAGTAGCTTATGGCACCATCTAGATCTGCATCTGTAAAAACGTGTATATAATTAGCATTCACTGTATAATATATATTCCAATATTAAAATCATTCAACTAAAGCGTTTATAGATTTTGAGAAGTCCAGCGCTTCATCGGTACCGGAAATCATTTCGTCTTCCTTAAGAGATAGTGTATAATAGTCTACTCTTAATACTGTATTACCAAAATTAGGACCAAATCTATTCTTAACACAACCAAGATTAACTATTCCCATCTCTTTATCCTCGTCTTTCTGCCATATTGTAAATATTGCATCTGCTGTAGCAGCAAGACCAGTACTTTCTGATATTGTTTCTAAACCAGGTTGATCAACATTAAAGCCTGATCTATTAACCTGTGTAGCGCTAATAATAGGACAATTAAATTCATAGCTCATAGCCCTAACTTTTTCAGCAATGTATTTAACCCTCTCATAACTGTTAATACCATGAGGTGAATTAAGTAGATTTAAATAATCTAAAACTATAGCATCAGGTTGAAAGCCTGATTGAATAAGTTTTTTAATAAATGCACTAACTTGTCCGGGGGAAACTGTTGAAGGGGGAAATTCTTTAATTAATATGGCAGAATTTTTCTTTTGTTCTCTTGTCTCAACAAGTAATTGTTTAAGTGTTTGTTGATCTTTTCTGAGATCTGACATAGGAATCTTGGTAATAGAAGATGCCAGCCTCTTTGAATACATTACTTCCGACATTTCAAATGTAAGTAGCAAGACTTTTTTACCTTGTAATGCTATGTTCGTAGCAATATTACCTAAAAAGATACTCTTGCCCACGTTAGTTTCGCCCATAAACAGATAAAGCGCTCGACCTTTCTCTAAAAAACCTCCATCAAGCTTATTATCCATCCACTTCCAACCGGTAGGTATAACTGGTTCATCTCTGTTTAACTCTGTTAAAAAGTTATCTATATCTATTAGTAGGTTTGTACCATAGTTTGTAGATAGATCTATATTAACAGCGTGTTCAATCTTAGCTAAAAGCTTGTGTGTATCTAAATTTTTGGAATCTAAATGTTCAGCGGCTTGTAATAATGTATTAAAGACGTGCCTTTCCTTAAGAAAAGTTTCAGTATTTTTATAAAGTTCTTCTTTATCAAACTTTTTATCTATATCTACAAGCTTAGTGAGTACAGCTTTAAAGCTTTGTTTAAGAGCATCGTCAGTGAGGTAAACCTTTATTTCAGTGTTTGTGGGTAAGTTGCCGTTCTTTTTAAAGAAGTCTAGAATAATACCTATTACAGCTTTAATATCTTTATTTTTAAAAATGCTGGGTTTGACGTAATCACTAATACTAGAGAGATACGTTTTATCTACAAGACAATTATAGAAGATAATATACTCGTAAAGGTCTTGGTCTATTTGTTTTTCCATTTGTCTATAAATTTTTGATTACTTTCGTTCCATGTTGTGTCAAAATCCTTTAGCCCAGGTGATTGGTGGTTTATAAGTATTGGCCAGACCCCTATTTTAGCTTTTTTAGTGTTACAGGTCAAGCTAAAATCTATATCATAATGATGAAATCTAAACTGTTCGTCAAATCGTATTCCGGAATTGTAAATCTTTTTAGTTTTAATTGCCATTAAAACTCCATCTATAATTACTACTCTAGAAGGTGTAGGACCGAAAGATGTTACGAAAAATTCAGAATCACTATATGGGTGCCCGGCTATTCCACGGCAGTTTGATCTATCTCCGGCCATCCAATGCCATAAATTTCTATCTAAAATTTTAGGATTAACACACCCAGCGACACCAATAACATCAAAACGTTTAAAACCTTCCCGGAGTTGATATAAAAGATCAGAACTAATAATATCAACATCATCATGAACGAAAACTATACAATCACTATCTTTAAATTTTTCGATACACTCATTATAGTACTGACTTAAACCTTTTTTAGTGTTGTTATCTTCTATATTAATTTTAATCTCGCCTATTTTCTGCAACGATCTCCATAATATTGTATTGGATCTATCCTTATTTCTCGTTAAACTACAAATTACCGTATCCATTTCTGTATATTATATGTCTAAAATATAAATAATCAAATGGACAAAGACTCATATCTAATTTTTGAAGCTTATAAAAAGAAAAACGTATTAAACGAACTAGCACCTGTAGAGATGGGTGACTATTCAGGATCAGGGGAAGAGGTAAAAGCTGAGTTTCCAGAATTAGCTAAAGGTAAATACGACTTAACACCTGAAGAAACATCGCAAGTATTTTCAAAATTCTTATCCACATTTAAAGCTAAGGGTGGAAAGTCCCCAAAACTATATAAGGACTTTTATGAAATGGAGTTGGCTCCAGTTATTAGAGAAATTAAACCATCTATCAATAACACTAATTCAAAATACTCAGCTAGAGTATTATACAATGCTTTAAAAGCAGCAGGGGTACTTAAAGACGAAAGAGATGGGGTTGTTATGGATAAAAAACCATCACAAAAAGGTGTAGAAAAGTTAACAAATTACACTTTAAAAAATGCAGATAAGCTAGACAAAGAAGAGCCATCGTCAGAAACATCAAAACAAACAAACGCTGGTGCGGGTATAGATGATCCAGTAATGAAAAGATTCTGGGAAAGAATTTTAGGTGAAGGTGGATATTCTAGAGAAGAATTAACTAGAATGATGATAGGGGATAACCCTGATATGGAAGAGTCAGAAGCAAAAATAAACATTTCTTCTCTTATTCGAACAGGTTATTTACAAAAAACCGACGGTGGTAACTACGAAGCTGTAGATCCAGAAGAGACAAAAGAGAAAGAGGAAAATGAAGGTGAAGGTACTGGTGAGGTAACTTCTGGTTATGACCCTGAAGACGTGGAAGATTTTGATAAAGACCCTTACGGTGGTGTTTATATTGGTAGATCTAAAGGTGATATGCCTTGGGACTAAACAGTAAAGAACGGACTATCACAATCAAATGTTGCGACACTAGTGATTCCTTCACTTGTTAGTTGGTATAGTGTTCCTTCCTCTAAAGGGTCAAAAAACTTGTAACTTACTGAGCTAAAACAATTATCATATATATCTGCAAATAATGTTACCCCACATTTAGCTAAAAATGTGTTACCTGTAAATGCGTTATGTATCCAAACACCAAACGTACCTTTTAAAAACTCTAACGAATTAACTATAATTTCTATTTCGTTAGATGAAAGTTCACTCATTTTGTACATAAGATAGGGTATAATACTGCTATCTACCGGGTTGTTGTATGGTCTTTGAAATTGATTAACAAGCTCTTTGTAATTTGTTAATACTCCATTATGAGCTACTACCCAATTTTCAACAGTAAATGGATGAGATGTTTCTGGGTTAAATAATCTTTTAGTGGAAGTTGGGGCCTGGGAGTGTCCTAGATACAAATCAAATTTTTTTCTTTTTGGAAACTTATAATTTTTTTTAGCTTTTTTTGGAACCTTATGTATTTCAAACCCGTCTTTTGTGACTAATACGCTACTTTCGCAAAAATCTCCTCGTTCTGTATTTAATTTTTGTAGAGTAAGAAATTTTTCTCTATCATTTGCTCCATATATACCACACATCTATGTATTTTATAGTACGTTTACTTAATTGCAATTTTCGGAAAAAGATATTTAGTAAGAAATTTTTTAGCATCTTTACTTCCTATTTCCGCAGAAAGCGCTTTAAATGTTTTATCATTTTTTTGTTGACCCTTACAATAACCGTTTTGTATAGCTATATTAAATGTATATTCTTCTAATTTACCTCTACCAAATTCAAGATAATGTTTAATATAAAATTTTATATCTTTAAAGATCCTATCCATTTCATTAGGTTCAGGAGTAACGCAATAAAAATCATCACTAAAAAAGGTTGCCCATTCAGGTAATAGGCGTTTTTTAGATTTATATCTTTCATTTAAATTCTCTAAACTATGTCTTAGAGCATGAGATTCAGTTACCGTAGGGGTAAAGTCGAAGAATAATCCCGAAATTTTATCACCCAAAGCTATAAGATCAAACCCCATAATTGGTAAATCTACTAATGGGTTTGGAAATATATTAGAGTGGAGTACACAAATTTTATCTGTTTTATAATATTCTAAATGAATATGTCTAAAAATAGGAGATTTATAAAAATAATTTAACCAAGAGTGTATATCTTTTTGAAATGGTAGTGTTTTAGCGTCTGGATCTCCATAATACTCTTTAAAGAGTGATGATAGTTCGTTAAAATAATTTTGTATTATTAAGTGACTATTCATTTTCTAAAATAGTAAACAAATCAGTATGATATTCAAAAACTTTCATGGTCTCTTCAATAATATCGTTATTGTCTACATCTTTATTTTTCTCATCTATTATCGACCTAACATCTTCTATAGCTTTAGCTGTATCATTAAATTTTAAAGACTCAGCAAATATCCCCATATTTTTAGCCATAATGCGACCTCCGTACATATCTGCTAGCCAACGCGTATATAGATCGGCCTTCAATAAATCTTTTGGTTTACTCCAACACCAACCTACCCACAGATCTGTAACCTCTAAAGGTGTAAGCATATGTCCCAAATCATCACCAATAGATCTAAAATGTTTTACTATAGAGTCAATATCCTGTTGTATTTTATCGGTTCTTTTTAAATCAGAATTTTTTAAAATATAAGGTTGTAATAATCTTTGTTCAACAACATCATAAAGAGGCTTTACATTAATCAAATATTGTAGAAGATGTCTTAGCTTAAATGATCCATCAATAAAAGATTTCATTACTGTCATATTTTCTGCCAGATCATGTATACCTTTAGTTTCATTTTTAAGTCTTGTTTGTAATTCAGAACGTTCCATAGTATTATATTATTTTGCAATTATGCTTTTGCCAGATCTCAGTTAAATCTTGTTTGTAGGGCATAGGATCGATATAACCTGCCATTAAAAATCCCTTTATTCTTAAAGAGGAAGACGCAGATGTTGCATCTGCGGGCATATCCCCTGAATAACAGGTATAGGTCATATCAAAAGGCACTCCCAACTCAACACCTTTCATTACAATATCTGATTTATTTGCACTGAGCAATGGCGCGACAACTTTAATTTTCTTTTCTCTATTTAACTTTACCACTTGGTTAACTTTTTTAACAAAGTTTTCTTCCGCATCCCAGTAACCAGCTAAGCTATCTATTTGTGTTGCACCATACCACACCTCACTGGCATCTACACTCTCCGCATATGAGCAACAGATACTTAAAAACATTAAGTTTCTAAATGGTACGTATGATTTTGGTTGTGCTTCACCCATTACTTCATCCACTTTTGGTGTCTCAATATCATCATTTGTGAGTGAGCTAGTAGGAGCTAATTCTCGAATAAAAGAAACGTCAATCTCTTTAAGTTCTTTATCTAAAACATTCATTACTAACCCCCGGGCACATCCCAACTCTCGTATATGACGTTGGTTGTAATTAAAAAACAAAGGGTAGACATTATTTTTACCGACTTTTTGTACTGCCATATAAAGTAGTACCGCGCTATCCATACCCCCAGAAACCGTTACTACTATTTTCTTTTTGCTCATAACTTATTATATATCTATTTTAATTCTTTCAACACTTCAAACGTTATTGGAAATTGTGTCTTAAGTATAGTCTTAACGCTAAAAGCTATATCTCTATGTTCTTTTTGTGTATCCTTTGTGTTTCTTAATTGTATATAATGAATCCATGATCTCAACGTTCCTGTCATGTATATTATAGATGTGGTATTAAGAGGTAGAATCATTCTAGCACATTCTTTAGCTATACCATTTGCAATTAAGGTTTCATATGTTTTGATACAAGCTTTTTGCGCAGCATCGACCATACCTTGATCTACAACAGATAGAGTTATTTCTGAATCACCAACCTGTCTATTTGTTTTACCTTGTTCTCTCCATTCTAATTTTTCTAAACTAGTTGTTGAAGAGTAGCGCTGACTAAATTCTTGAAATGTAAATGATCTATGTCTTAATAGTTGAGCTGCAATTGCTCTAGAAGTTTTAATCTCTAAAGTAGCAGAAACATGTTCAAACGGGCTCCAATGTTTATGTTGTATCAGATAGGATAAAAGTTTTGGACCTGTTTTACTGTTAAATTGATTTTTTGGATTCGACACCCTAGCGACAAAAACAACTAAATCTTCAGCTGTTTTAATACCTTCCTTTTTTAGATATTCGTTAGGTTCTGTTACTGAAATTAAGGTAACCATAATGAATTATATAAAATTATTTTAATAATGCAATAAAAAAACCGCGTAGCCAGTTACCCGACTACGCGGCCGCGTATTTGGTTTCGAATTATTCCGTAACCGGTTTAGAGTATCTATACTTTTCAGATAAAATCTTTTCTAATCCAGGTAAAATAACTTCCTCATAAAACTTTTCATTAATAAAGTTTTTCTTATAACCTAGTTTAGTTCCATCTGGCATAGTATATGTAGATCCAGTTTGGATAATAATGCCATGATTGATAGCCATATCAAACAATCCAGAATATTTGTCTAACCCATTAAGAAAGTTCAAATACAAGGATGTCTCTAAAAATGGTGGTACAAATCTATTTTTAGTTGTAAGTGCTCTTAAAGTAGCACCTGCATAATTTTTTGCTTCAGGTAAAATTTCATCATCATCAGTCTCAGCTTTTTCATTTTTTTTAGCTAATTGAACAATGACAGATGCCATATAAAGCGGACCTGAACCACCAGATTGATTTTTAATTAAAGACGGGTAGAGAGCAACCGGGTCGGAGTAGGTATGATTAGAAATCAAAACAGTAACACCCGCTTGACCTGCTTTCAATGTAAGCGTTCTAAGCAAACTCTTAATACCTTTTGCTCTAGAGCCCATATCAGCAGCTGCTTTATCTTTTAAGATGTCTTGTTGCTCTTTTTCAGATGAAAGGTTGCCTAAGCTATCTATTGAGATAATAAATTTACCTTGCATTTTGTTCTCAATAACCTTATCTAAGAACTTAGATATAGAGTTTCTTAAACTTTCAACTGTTTCTACAGGTACGTATTTTGTGTTGTCGGGATCAAGCCCAACATTTTTAGCTGATTCGGCATCAACGGCGAACTCTGAATCAAAAATCACTGGATGAATGCCTTGTTTTTGAGCTAGTCCAAGAATCTTATTAATTAAGAGTGTCTTCCCTGTTCCTGTTTCACCAGCAAATATAATCACTCTGCCCTTAGGAACACCACCATCTTTAATTTTACCTGAGATAATAGCGTTTAAGGCATAAGACCCCGTATCATACCATTTATCTACGTTTGATAACGTATTTTCTGATAAAAAGGTAGTATACGGGGTCTCGTCTAATACTTCAAATACATCTTGTAAGTTTTTATCTTTCATACAAGAAAGTATATAGTAGTATTTCTGTATTTCAACTTATTCGTCGTCAAAAAGTTTGATTACTTCTTCAGAGGGCTTAGCACCTTGAGCATTTGGTGTATCAGTAAACATTTGCTCATATTGTTGCTTAAGTCTCTGATCTAAGTCAGCGTCAGAAACAACAATTTTATCCTTAGGATAAGTAAATGTAACACCCTTACCTCTTACTGAAGAATCAACAAACTCCTTAAAGAGCACAGGCAACAACTGAACTTGAAGTTGGTTTTGATTATTGGGCGATGCTTGGAGAACTGATGGGTTCTTTACAACAAGGCTCTTTTCATCAGAGCTAACTTCTTCAGCTACTACAGTGTAACCGACGTGATCAATGAATAGGATTATTTTCTTCATATGTTTAATTTAATTTTAATAATTAAAAAATCAACTATCAAAACTTAATAAGTCAAATAAATCTGATTGAAACATTTCACCAGGTTTTTTAGCCTTCCATTTTACACAATCGTAAAATCTTTCTACAACAGAATAAACAATCCTCTCAAACATTTTTTCATGGTCTGGCTGAAACGAGTCTTTAAATTCCTCAGGATAATAATACTTGTAGGCAATCTTTTTGATACCATATCTATTTGGAGTTTTAACTTGAAAATGCTTAATTTTATCGCCGGATTGAATCTTTTCGTATTTTTTTTCTATATCAAATTTAGATAGCAAAACGTTATGAAAATAAGCTGCCTTAACGTGATGTGGCATTCCTTTACTTGTTTTAAAACCTTCACATAAGCTAGCATACTTTTCTAAACCCTTAATACCTGAGGTTTCTGCTATTTCTTCAACGGGTAAGTTAACAAATGTTTCGTAAGCTCTTTCAACAATTTTATTTGTCTCTTGTTGGTTTTGTGTGAGCAGCATTGTTTCAATAATCTCTTTTACTATAGGCTTAACACTTGCAGGCATTGTAGTTCTTTTAACCTCTACCCCAACGTATTTAAATTCATTAGAAGGAATGCCTTCGTCGTCCAGCACATGTAAGACGTATCTTTTTTTCTGTAAAAATAGAGCAACGTCGCAAATTTTCTCTCTCTTAAATATAAATCTACAATCCTTGCTATTAAGTACTTTCTTACCCCAAGCTGTTATTTCTTGATTGAGATACTCCGTAACGTCTTCAACTACATTATAAAATTCTTTTGTAATCTTATTATTTTTTACTGGAACGATATTCATATGATGAACTAGTTCATCCAGCACAAAATAACATGAGTCTGTATCTGAATACTTGTTAACCTCACCGGGGTCCTTACCGATTTTATTTTGAATGTACCTTTTAACAATTTCAGCGCTTTCCTTAATAACAGCTTGACCTGTTAGTGTAATGCTTTCAGCTAAGTCGTCATCACCGAGTGGAAATACTTTATTGCCTAACGCTCCATACACTGAGTTAATAAAGATCTTAATTGTTAATTGTTTAATATCTAACCTATTAATTTCTATCTCAAGCTGCTTATCACCCGGGTTCTGAGCTAATTTTCTTTTTAGTTTATTAAGTTCTTTTTTAACTTCTACCCGTTTATTATAGTAATGGTCGACGACTTCTGGGATTAACCCTTTCTTCTTCTGTGAGAATAATACACCAGCGCGAGAGATTGCTAACTCTTGATCTTTAACTAGTTTAGCAAACTTATCTATAGCCAGTTTGAAATTGTTATTATTAACATCTTTAATGGTTACTTGTCTGTCATCTTTCTCAACAATTTTACCTATCTTCGTTTCTGGAGACAAATTTAACGTAATCATTGTGTTTGGGTACAAAGAATTAGCGTCAAAACTCACAACATTTTTCTGAAAACCTGACTCAGGATCCTTAACAAACGCGCCAGCATTTTGCGATCCATCATCGGGAGGTCTAATAAAAGTTGGTATAATTTCACCGCGTTGCCGAGCTCTAATCGCACAAGCACCTACAATAACCGTCATAGAGCCCATTGCAGCTTCCATAGTCGTTAGACCAGCAACAGATAACATTCTTAATAACTCAATATACTTTAAAGTTTTCTCTAATTTAACTACTAGCTTAACGTCCTGAATGTTATAATCTACAAATAGTTCCCAATTTGTATCTGCTAAATCGGATAAATTTGTGCTACCATAATCAACTTTTTGCTCATCTAATTCAAGTCTTGCGATGTTATCCAGCTTATAACTCTCACGGTTCGGAGCGAATCTTTTATAAACATCCAGGTAGTCAACGCTTGAAAGTCCATCAATATACCAGCGTATTTGCTCTCTACCGAACTGACCTTTCATTGATCTATTGTAAACTCTACCTACTGGTGAAAGTTTTTGAGCATACTCAAACCCGAGCATATTTGTAATTCTGTTAATGATATATGGAATATCAAACCCATGTGAGTTCCAACCCGAAACAACGTCAGGGTAGTCTTTAGACCAATAATCTATAAACTTTAATAAGAGCTCTTTTTCATTAAAACAACAGATATACTTTTCATCTGAATGCTTAGGTGTGTATTCTTTTTTAAGACCGAACGTGATATATTTTTCTGTAAGAGAGTCATAACAGGTAATAAGATTAATAGGGTGATCTGCCTTTTCGGGGGTTGAAAATTCTTCTACACTATAAGTCTCAATATCCAAAAACATTATCTTTAAATTATTTCTTACGAACTCTGGCTTCTCATAATCTTGCCAGAACATATCTATTAAAAATTGTTGATTAATAGTTAAATTGCCAAAAAGTCTCTTAATATTAGACTCCTTTACGTATTTTGACCTCTCGTATTGATTCTTAAATGCCTTCTTTTTAAGAGGAGTATTAAAGATGCTTTTCTTATCCGCTTTATTATGTGATTCTATATAGAGATAAGGGTTATACGAAACATCGTAAGATGTTCTATTACCGTGCTCGTCCCAAGTAAATAGCTTTACCGACTCATTTTTAGGATCATAAGCAAGATTTCTATAACTCATTGATTTTTATTACTAGATAATTATATATTTTTATGGAGGATATTCAACTTAAATTTTTTAACTTTGACGAGCCATGTCCCGCAGAAATACCAAACTGTGAAAGAATAAGACTGGAGTATCAAAAAGAGTTGGACAGGTATAGGGAGCAAGGAGTTTGTAGCTCATGCGTTGAAAGAAGCTTGAGAAATAAATATGTTACTATAATATTATCTTTAGCACAACCTAGTATATGACAAATTTAATAATTTACTTTTTATTTTTTAGCTTATTAATATTTGTATTTTTACAATATATATTACCGACTTGTAAAAACATAGGCAAAATTTCTAAATTATTTACTATTGGTGAAGAAATGTTTGATAAAGAAAAAGTTTGTCCAGAAATAATCCCTGATTGTGAAGAGTTGAGAAAAGAATATTTAAATGAAATAGAGGGATTAAAAAATAGAGATTTGTGCTTTAAATGTGTAGAAAAACACGTAAAAAGAAAATATTTAAATATAATATCTTCTTACATTGCTAACAAATTATGATATTTTTTTATTTAATAGGACTATTGACCGTCAATAGCGTACTACTTTTATGGTTTTTTTCACCTTTAAAAATTACTTTAGGTAAAATATTATTTAAAAAAGATTTAATGCCGGATCAATTTGATGATATAATTTTTATTAAATCAAAAATTTTAGGTAAATTAATTTCTTGTTTTATATGCTTAAGTTTTTGGTTATCGCTTGTTGTCGGTTTAGTATTTACAGTATTATTTTCTTTACCATTATGGTGGCCTTTTTTGATTTTCTTTACCTATCCTAGTATTTGCTATTTATATTACAGCAATATTAAACGGTAATGCCGTTAATAACATTTAGTTTAGTTCTGTTTTTGTCGCCCCATGGTAAGGTAAAGAGCTCTACATAGGCCTTAAGATTATCTTCGTTCTCAAGCCACCTTGTATTGGCTGTAGCTCTAGCTTTTGCAGATAGATTCATATATCTACCTTTCTTACTTAAGACTTCTTTAACGACCTCTATCATTTCTTCACCTGTATCAAATTTAAATGGTGCATCTTCATATGTACAAAGATTTTGACATGCAATAGGAATACCAAATGCATTAGCTTCAATTAATTTTAAATCTGACTTAGATTTATTAAAGTTGTTGTCCTGTAATGGAGCAACCATCATATTAATACGTAAGTTTTTAATCTTTTCTCCATAGTTGTAGAGATTTACCCACGGGTGAAACTCTATTTTACCAGACTCAACAAAAGGTCTAAGCGGCAATGGAAATGCTCCGAGGAACACCCACTGAAACTTATCAACTGTGTCAGCAATTGCTTTAATAACGTGTGCAAAGTCATCGTTTTGACCTACTCTATTATCAACGTCGAAGTGTGCCCCAGAACCAGCATATAAAATACGTGGCTTGCTTTGAAATTGATCATATGAATCTGAAATCCATTTAGGATCATAGTGATTACCAATCCACATTTTTGGTGGATAGTTTGGTATAATTGTTACATTTTTATGTCCAGTCTTACCTTCATAATAATCTTTCATGAATTGACAAGTTACTGTAACTTCATCGCAGAGATTCATTATTTCCAAAATGTTTTGTCTGATCTTTGGATCAGTAAACGCTGGCTTAAATTTATTATACTCGGGAATATCTTCATGGAATACTAAATCATCGATTTCATAAATGAGTCTGAATCCTACTTGGCTTTGGACTTCTTTAAGGAATTTAACGAATTGAAGTTGATGTTCTGTTGCTTGTCTTTGTATTCTTACAACCTTAGCTTGAACATACCATCTGGGATCAAGACACATTACTGTACTACCATGAACAGTACAATGATTATAAGCATTAATAATATGTTCAGGCCAAATCATTCTCCAGAAACCACAACCAGAATAATCAGCATAATATTGAATAGCTCTTGGTAAATTGCTCTCTGGCGGTACCATCGGACCCGGAGCTCCAGGCACTTGCATTGGCATCATCGGAGAGGTTGGTGTCATTTTTTGCGCGTTACGCTGTAACGGCGACATCATCATAGGACTTTTTTGAAAAAACATAAATCTATTTACTTCTTTAATAAAACTTTCAACTATCCTTCAAAGGGTATTCTTTTAGTTATACCCTGCTTCTTTTCTAAGAAAATAACGTCTCCTGTAGAGAGTTTTGAGCATTCTTTCCTATGAGATATAATATATATACCGTAATCAAATGTTTGGGTGAGTTCGTTTAGCAATGACACAACCAGCTCTACACCAGCTTCATCAAGACTTGTATCTAATAGCTCATCATAAAACTGAACATTATATATAACACCACTTTGTAATCTTAACATTTCTATAAATGTAAACATGATGGCAAGGTCTATTACTTTCTTTTCAGCACCGCTATAATTGAAGTAACTCATTTGAACGTTTTTATTATTAACTATAGTCTCTTCGAAGAACTCATCAAAAGCTATAAAGGCATTAGAGTTTAACTTACGAAGATAGTGTGATAGCTTGTTATTAAACAGAGTCAAGATCTTCTTAACAATATAACTACGAACTCCATCTTCACTTAAAACGAACTTTACGTAGTCAAGTATGTTAATATTATGACGGTCTTTTTCTAATGCCGCTGTTATATCATCTAACTTTACCTTTTGATCATTTAGTGCCTTACCAAAATCGGTATTTGTTTTATCTAAGTCCTCTAAATCTTTTTCTATATCTTTAATGTAATCTTCTAGTTGTTTTCTTCTTTGTAAGAAATGTTTTTTCTGTTCATTTTGAACATTTTGCTTGTTGACGATTTCATTAAGTTTATTAACTGCTTCGTTTAATTTATGTTTAGACTGTTCGTAAATATTAAGTTTTTCTTCTAACACTTTAATATCTTTTTCAAAAGCCTTAATTTCATCATTAAAAGTTTTTTTCTTATTTTTAATATGGTCCTTATCTGCTTCAGTTACCGGTTTAAGACATACTGGACAGGTTTCTTTATCTGTGCCAATCTTCAATAAGGATGATCTACTAAAATCTCTTTTTGTTTCTATCGATGTAATTTCTTTACCGACGGTATTAATCTTTGTGGTTAATTCATTAATCTTTTCGTTAGCTAATTGTATTTTTTCTTTAACAGATGTGAGATCTAATTTTTGGTGTTTATCGATTTTAGCATCAATTTGTTCTATTTCTTTCTGATTATCTGTAAGTCGTTTATTTAAAGTTTCTTTTCTGCTTTGTTTTTCTTTTTCTTTATTTTCGTTTTGTGTGGTGAGTGCATTAAAGAAGTTTTTAATCTCCTCATACTTACCATTTTTAATATCTAATTCTCTTTTAGCTTCGAGCAATTCTACTTTTAAATTGCTATTCATTTCGCTAAAGATTTCTAAATTAAAAATGCTTTCAATAAATTTTCTCTTTTCTATCTTTTTCTTAGCCATAAACGGAATCATATTATTCAACGTCATAGCTATGCAGTTTTGAAATACTTCTGGAGTAAGTTTTAATATATTCTGTATATACTCTGTAGTATTAACCATAGAGTCACGAGTAATATCAACACCGTTCTCGTATAAATAACACTTACTAGGTTCTATTGATCTAAAAACTTCGTAGTGATTTGTTACATTGTTTTCAGTAATAGAAAACGTTAACGTAAGCTTTGAAGTCTTTTTTGTAATATTGTTTATTACAAATTCTTTTTTAAGCTCTCTTAATGTAGAGCCAAACAATACAAAACTCAAACCATCCAATATCGTACTCTTACCAATACCATTTCTTCTATCAGCTTGGTCTTTGTTTATACCGGTTATAACATGTAAACCAGAACGAAAATTAATCTCTACTGGTTTATTTCCAATAGATAAAAAGTTTTCTATAACTAGCTTTTCAAAATTTACTCTCTTAGTCATGCTTTAATGCTTGGTTGTAAAGGTATAATGTATGTTTTGTTACTTCTTCTTTCTCTTTAATATCGAGAAGATTAACAAACTCTACTATCGCTTTGGATATGTCTACACCGGAAAGATCTGTACCTTCTTGATCATTTGTTAGATTATAGTTTACTAAGGGATCAACAGTGAGAGACAAGGGTGAATAACTGTTGCATAGATGTATTATATTGTCTAAGATTTTTTGTTCAATATTTGTATCTATAACAATCTTTACAAAGTTATTTTTAATCAGTTCTTTATATTCTTCTTTAAGCTCTTCCCCGTTTATAATTTCAGAAACTAATAGTTTTTTATGTATTGGTGTTTTGTTATTAGTAAAATAATTGTAGGAAAGATCTTTAAAGTCAATAATATAATAACCTTTATTACAATCTCTTTCACCGAAATCTAGTTGGAAAGGACTACCAACGTAAATGATTTTACCTTCTTCATATTCACGCTCTTCGTTTAAGTGAAAGTGGCCAGAGAATATTAAAGGTGCTTTCTTTAAGAGATCTTTAGGTTTATAACCTTCTTCACACAACTTATGAGCATTCATCTTAAATGATTCAATCTCAAAGTGTCCAAAGATTATATCACAATCCTTAACATCACCATAGTCGAACCCCCAAGGACAGAAGGTCGCCTTTTTACCGTTAATATCTATAACAGAAACTTTATCAAATATTTCTATATTGGAATAACCAGATAGAATAGAAAGGGAATGTACTTCTGCTTTTTGTTTATAGTAGCTGTCGTGGTTACCAACAACCATCTTTATATCAAAACCTTTAAGCTTACTTAAAAATTCTGCCGCTACGTGTATAGTATTAACGGATATCTCAGAACGAGAATGAAAAAAGTCTCCAGTGAATATAATTTGGTTTATATTCTTTTCTTTTAAATCTGCTACAAACCAATCAACCCAATCCAAAGCAATTTTATGCCATACTGAGCTATTTTGATGTACCCCTAGGTGCAGATCTGTAAAGACTGCCCATTTAGCATTACTCATTAATCTTCATTATATATGTCGTGATCGACATTGCTAGGTTTAGTATAAACTCTATGAGATCTCATATCTTCATCAGAGTTAATTAATAGATTATATTGTCTCTCTTTATAATCTTCTATAACTTGATGGTGCTTTTTCTCTTTTTTAATTCTAGATATAAATGCATGAAATGCAATGGTTGTGAAATAGCTAAACGGTGAAAAACCATGATCTAATTTAAATTTTTTATGCTTTAATGCTTGATACATTTTTAATACTGCGTCCCCGATCATGTCGTCTTTAAAGGAATAGTTAATAAAGTTTGGAGCATAAGATAATCCGACAGCTATTTTTCTCAAACTTTCGCCTAGATAAGCTGTAATTTTATCGGAAGAATAATAACCCTTAATTGCATCTTCAAATTCTCTACCATTAACGTAATGGTCTTTATCTGATACAGATTTTTTCTTCTTACGTTTAGTAACGGCAACTTCAGCAACCACTGGAGCAGAGTCTAACTTTTTACTCTGAGAGGGTTGTTTTTTGGTAAGGGATTTTTTCTTGTACATAAAATTCTATTCTTTTTTTACCGTGGTTAATGCTGTAATGGAGTTGATCTTGTATATCGATAATACTAAAAACGTTTTTATTTTTATGTAATCTCAACCCACGTCCAATACTTTGTAAAATTTTTATTTTAGCTTTTCCACCTCCTGCAAAAATTATATAATGTAAATTCTTGATATCAATACCTGTTGAAAATATTTTTGATATGGCAATACACACAACATTATCTTTGTATTCCATCTTTTTTCTAATTTTCTCTCTAACATCAGTATCAACTGAGCCCTGAATAAAGTAGATTTCTTTACTTTCAGATAAATTTTCTTTAAGAATGTTGTAAATTTTTTCACCATGTCTAATATAATCTACCATTATTAAGATATTATTTTTAGCGTTGTCGCATACTTTACTTATTACTTTGTTACGGTATTCGCTAAAAATTAAGAATTCTAATTCAGATCTATACTTATCAATAACGCTATGAGATTGTGGTGGTCTTGTTTTGTAGTTTAGCTCTAAGATAGAAACTTGTGCATTAGATACGAAATTATTTTTTCTAAGCTCATAACCCTTACGCTCGTAAAGCAATGGACCAACCCTACCTACAATATTCCATTTATCTACATTAGATTCTGGTAACGTGCCAGTAAATCCAAACTTGTGAGGTGTTTCCACAACATCAATAATTTTATTAAAATTATTACTCTGTCTAAGCATGTGTACTTCATCTACAATAAGTAGGTCAATATTTTGTAATATGGTTATGTCTGTGTTTTTACTTTGTAAAATGCCTAAATTACACACTACAACATCTGTACCTAAGTTTAATTGATTGTTGCCTGTCCATTTTGAGTACGTAAAATTGACCCCGTACTCATTAAATTTATCTATTGTTTGCTCAACTAGTGAAAGAGAAGGTACAATAACAAAACATCTAAAGGATTTTTTATCTTTATAGAGAGTGTTTCTCGCATGATTGATCAACGATGAGGTAATTAAAGTCTTACCACCAGCAGTTGCCAAAACTATAGTACCACGACCAGAAACTAAACATCTTTTAACTATATCTTCTTGATAATCGTAAAGATTTAAGTTTAATTTTAAGATATCCAAATTATTTTTAAAATATTCATACCACGAGTTGGGTGTAGATACATTTAATAAGTCTTTTGTAACGTTAAATTTCTCTTGTGGGTATGTGTTTTTGAGAAAGCTAATAATCTCATATGTTAAACCGACATTAAATCTACCTGTAGGTGTTATAACATATTTTCTTTGTGGTATAAATTTAAATCTATGTCTTAAAAATTTAGCGGCTTCATTTTTTTCAGAGAAATACTCTCTTATTTCTTTCATTAAAGGACCTTTAATGATACCTTTATTCTTAGTATTACAGTAATCTAACTCTATCATAACGTCTCTAGTTGAATCACTTTGACAATATTACCTATATCATAGGTAAAAGACGTCATTACTTTTTCTGTTCTTTCCAAAAATTCTATAATTTGTTTCTGTTCGTTTATCTTTTCTGATATTTCAGCTACTTCTTTAGTATCTTCGGCAGCATCTTTAATTAGATTATCAGAAAGTTTAACAGGAAGAGATTCCTTTACCTGTGGTAATAATCTTTTTACTAAAATTCGTTTCTTTTTTTCTAGCTCGTTTAGAGTATTTTTATGGTTGATTAATCTTGCAACCCATTTGGCTTTTAACGCTGGTAAAGATAGAGATTTTTCTTTTAAGTTTAACTCATTAACTATAGTATCCTCTTTAATTTCTTTTATATAGTTTTCTAACAACATATATTACAAAGTATAGTATAATTTATTAAATAATCAATATATGAAGAGTTTTAAGTCCTACATACATGAAATGAACGCTGCAGGTGCTGGAGGTGTTTTTGGAACTGGCGGTTCATTCGGGCATGGTGGTGAAGTAGGTAATACAGATTTTTACGCTTCTGGGGATTCAAGAGTTCCTCATGTATTGGGAATTTATTCTAGAAATGATGCTTGGAGAGGCAAAAAGAAGAAGAGTAGAAAAAATAAAAAGGAAAAATAATTAATCTAGTGGACTTAGGGCACTGGAAAATTAAAGATGGGTTAGACTTCACCGAAGACTGCTTTGGTTTTATTTACAGTATAAAAAATCTTACAAATAATAAAACCTACATCGGTAAAAAACAGTGCAGACGTAAAATTAAAAGAAAACCCTTAAAGGGTAAACTTAGAAATAGAATTGATAGTAAAGAATCAGACTGGAAATTTTATACAGGCTCTTCAAATGACTTAAATGAAGACATTAAGAAGTGCGGCAAAGACAATTTTGAGTTTTTAATATTAAAGACTTGTGGTTCTAAATGGGAATTAAGCTACGAGGAAATTAAAGAACAAATAAGTAGAGATGTTTTATTAAATGAAAACTACTATAACGGTATAATTAACGTTAGAATTGGTAAGCCGCCAAAAAATCTTGTTAAAGAGTAAAATTATTATATAATTAGTTGGTGAAAAAGTATTCTGCTAAAAATCATAATATAGTCTATTATGATTGCTCTTCATTTTCTACTAATATTTTTGCTGATATACTTAATTTGGGATTAAATCCAACTGACTTAAGAGAGAAAGACCTCAAAAAATTAATTTTACACTTTTTTGTAGAGCAAATACTAACTTTAAGCAAAAATAAAACGTTAAAAAATAGGCCCGTCTATGTAGTTTTCACTGATAGTTTATCGAATATTACTTCAAAAAAATACTTAAAAAACTTTTTGTTAGTTTTTAAACATTTAAAAAGGCTGTTACCTATTCCTCTTATTATGGTTCAAAACGATAGCATTTTTATAAAACAAAACGGGGAATTTACAGGCTTAAATGAAAAGATAAGTAGCTTTTACTTAAAAGATAGAGATACTACTAAGTTAAGAAAGTACGTTAATAAAGAAGAATATTATAGTTTAATAAAGACTTTAGAAGATGTTAAAAATTTAAAGTACATATCTACCTAAATAATATTATGAGTAATTTTATTAAAGAGCTTAATAGAGCTTATAAGTATGTTTTAACAGAACAAGTTCCACCTTATGGTGAACCTGCTGCGGGTTTAGCCGCAGCTCCAGCTCCAGTTCCAGCTATGCCACCTGCTGCACCGGCTCCTGCTTCTGTAGAGACAGAACAACCTGTCGAAACACCCGCTACAAGAAGTTCATCAGATGCATTTTTAATTGGAATGATAGCTAAAGCTCTTTTAGTAGATCTAGACGATGACGATAGACTTAAAGTAATCAAATATCTTAAAGGTTTGGATGAAGACAGTGCTACCGCGGTTGAAGAAAATTTAGTAAACGTTATTAACCGTTATAATTATCAAAACCTAGATGAAGATTTGGGTGAATTAGAAATACCACCCAAAAAGGCTCGTAAAGTTTTAAAGTTTATTGATAATATAATGAAGGAGTACGTGGATACAGAAGTTCCACAAGAAGAAAAAGAAGAGAAAAAGGATTAATTATTTTCTTTTAGACACTCAATATTAAAGATTACTTGTTTTAACACTTCTTCGTTAACACCCATATCCTCGCCTGTTAACATATCTTTAATCTTAGATACAACCACCATTCCGTTAGCTATGTCATTCATACCTGTCTGCATATCTTTTTGACATTTTTCAAACTCATCATATTCTAACGAATTTTTTAATGATGTAATATAATCGTTTGCTTTTACTAATTTACTTAGCTGCCATGGCTCTACTTTTTGAACCGTTTGTAATAGATTCATTAAATCATTTGCGTTTTTAAGGATGCTAAAAGTTTCACTCTTTGCCATCCCAGTATTATTATCTTCTTGTGGTTCGTTACAAGGAAGATGTTCGCTATCTTCGTCTTTTATCTTAATTCCAACCATATGATCGTTGGTTGGTTGAGCGTCTAATGTAGGGTGTAAAGCGGGGCCTCCTTGAGGTACACCAATATTGAGTTCTTCCACTACTTCATTTTTATATGTTTCGTATATATTAATTAAATCGGTCTTTTTACCCATATAGTTATTTATAAATAAATATATGAATTTTCATTGTTTAGCTAACTCAATTATAACTGAAAACTCACTCGGATTAATAGAAGATATAGAAATTCCTAATTTGGGTAGATTTAAAGCTAAAACTGATACGGGCAATGAAGCGCACAACGTCTTACATGGAACAGAAGTAAAAATTAATAAGAACGAAGTAACTTTTAAATTAGAAAACGGTAAAAAGGTTACTCTCCCTGTTATTGAAGTTATAAAAATTCACATTGGTGGGGGTAACATAGATGATAGACCTGTAATACAAACCGATTGTATAGTAAATGGTAAGTTGTATAAAAACGTACCGTTCTCTGTTACTGACAGATCAGATAATAATTATAAAGTTCTATTGGGTGCACCTTTTATAAAGGCACACGGTGGTTTAGTAGATATTACCAAGAAGGATTAACCCTTACAGGTTTGAGCAAACTCTACAAACTTATAAAACTCAGCTCTAGATTGATCTTTATTATCTAAAAAAGAACCAGACATTCTAGCTGTTCTCATAGTAGAATCATGTTTAATACCTCTATTAGAGCAGCAGGTGTGATTGGCTTCGATAAGTACTGCAACCCCATTATTTTTCTCACAAACCTGATCAATATATTGATGAATCTGCATTGTGAGATTTTCTTGAACTTGTGGACGACGGGCAAACCAATCAACAATTCGATTAAGTTTCGATAGTCCGATAACTTTACCACTTTTAGAGGGGATATAAGCAACATGAGCAACACCCATAAAAGGTGCATGGTGATGAGAGCATAAAGAAACAACCTTAATATTGTTCTGGCAAACCATGCCATCATAACTATCAACATTATCAAATGCCGTCACTTTTGGTGGTTCAGTATAACAACCCATAGCCAGATCTGTTACAAACGCTTTAGCTACCCTATGTGGGGTATCCGCACTATTAGGATCATTACGCCAGTCGAACCCTAAAGCGTCTAAATAATTTTCGTATGCTTTGGCTCCTTTGGTTATTAACTCTTCTATTTCTTCTGATGTATGAACTATATTGTGATTAGCATGCTGAAGTTTCTTTTTACTCATATACTATAATATAATATTCAATCACTAAAATTCAATAAATAATATTATGAAATTTTTAAATATCTGTAAAAATGTTTTAGAAAATAAAAAGTTACAGAAGATAAGAATAAAGGTTGATCCATTATGGGCTGAAAAATTAGGATTTTATAATAGTCCTAATTTTGAGGGTTATATACTTCATGAAAATATTGGTAATGAGTTAAAGGTCTTTATTGTAAATATACCACCGGGTTATGATCCGGTGCAAACAGTAAATAAAACAAATATAGAAACCGTAGAAGATGAACAACCACAAGAAGTTACAAGTGCAAACTACTCAAAATTAACTCTGTTAAAAAAAGGTATTTTAGAAAAAATGATAGAGTTAGGAAAAAAGAAAGATGACCCGGATGTTATTCAAGTTTTAAATTCTAAAGATTTAGGATTTATTGAAACTTTTCTAAGACAAATGAAATTTACTGATGAAGATTTGTTAAATTTATATAGAAAATGCTTTAAAAAGTGCTAAATATATATGTTATGCCACTCAAAAAAGGAAAATCAAAAAAAACTATTTCAAAAAATATAGAAACAGAAATGAAAAAGTACAAAAAAACTGGTAAAGTTGGTAAGGGTTCAAAACCTAAGTCAAAAAAAGCAGCTACTAAACAAGCTGCAGCAATTGCTTATTCAAAAGCAGGTAAAAGTAAGAAAAAGGTTAACGAATCCAACGATGGTAACTTAGCAAACAATTATCCACCTTATGATAAAGTAACAAGAGGTGATATCATTGCAGGTGCTAAAGGTGAAGACCAAGAGGGTGGTAAGAAAAAATCTAAGAAGAAAAAAGGCTTGAAAGAGTCGTTTGACGAAATGGTCAAATCAGTTCTTAGAAAAATTTTTATTACTGAGTAATTAAAACTTAGGGGGTGTTGTTGCACCTATTCTACCTATATAATTTATACCCCCGCCTCTTACTGCGTCTGTTCTGGTTCTGGGTATACTCTTAAATATATCAAATAAATTTTTACCAGCTTGATCAGATAAAGATGTATAAGCAGTGGTTCCGGCTGTAGCAGTTCTAGCGCCTCTCTTAGTTAACCCCGCGCCTTTAGCTGCTACTATTTTCATAATTTTACTTATAAACGATGGGTCGTTAGATATTTTTCTTAAATATTTTTCATCTACTTTTACACCAGTTTTTACCGCAGCCTCTGCTATTGCTTCTTTATCAACTTTAATGCCCAATCTCTGTAGAGCATTATAAAATACTTTTGTATCTCTACCTACATTATCTTTATCAAACATTTTTGCTAACACTTTAGACATTTCCACTTTAAGTTTAGATGATCTAGAAAAAAATCTTGTAATTTTAGATAATGCAAATCTCGCAACTTTACTACTACTACCTAACATTTTTAACGGGAATAATATAATATCTTTAATAAGTCTCGCACCCATACCTAATCCAGGCAACGCCGCTAAAAATGATACAAACACCATTCCAGCGTTCCAATTACTCTGCTCTGTTTCAAAATTTCTAATTGAGCGTCTAAAGTCAGGATAAGATAAAACACCTGTTGGATCAAAAACCTGAGCAACAAAATATAATATAAAATGTCTGTCTTGTAATTCGTCTAAATAGTTTAAAAGTTCTGTACCCCTGGTAGTTAAATCCTCCTCATTTAAAAACTCTTCTAGTAATATACTATAAGTTATATCAAAATTGTTCATTCTAATTATTTAGTTTAAAAACTTTATCAAAAGTAGTAATAGCTTTCTTGTAAGACTCTTTAGTCTCTAAATTTGGATTATCTGAATACTGCCAATTCCAGGATAATTCCTCAGGCACTTTAAATCCGTAAAATTTAAAAACTTGTTTTTGAGTTTCTATAACCTGTTTACCGTTCCATTGTTGGCCAACTGCTATTATACCAGCTTTAATATTCTTTATTATATTATTTTCCCCCAAAGTTGTATGTCTATTTTCAATCCAATCAAGTCTTTCTATTAATTTTTGATAATAAGCATTCATTTGGCCCCATCTTACAGAACCAAAAAACACAACCGCTGTTGACTCAAACAGCGATTTTGTAACTTTCCATAATTCATCGTCATCGTGACTGTAAGACACCCAGCATCTATGATACCCGGAAGGGTTTTTTTCCTTATTTTTAAGTAATGCACCTTTTACTCCGCACTGATTACCCTCTTTTGTGCTTACATTACCAACACAATTATAAATGTTAAGTTTAGATACATCTATTATCTCACATTTTAACAACCCTAATCTACTTTGAATATATTTGGCTAATTGTGTACTTTTTGGAACATCTGTTTCATCACTTGGTGGTCTATTAGAAGTTGTTAAAAATAGTACTTTTTTTTCTTTTTCTAAGTAATTTACAGTTCTATTAAGTATTGAGTCTGAAAATTTTTCTTCTATTAATAAAAAATCTGCAAATTTCATATTGATTAAGATATTTATGTTATATAATGAATAGTGAAAGGAGTTAAACGATGATCGATTACACAAATAAGAACCTTCGTCCGAAGACCTTCTTCGCTAAGATCGAGCGTAGCCGCAACGGTGAATTCACCGTCAAGCGTGTTAATGTTTTGGAGCAATCCAATCAGCATGCCCGTTCTTTGCGTCGTGTTGATGCACGTGATTTTACCCGTGCTATCCGCAAGGCTGGACTTCAAGTTGCCTAATTTAGTATAACGCTAAATAAGCGTAACTGCAGTTAACAGAGAGGATCTTTATGGTCCTCTCTTTTTTTAATTGTATCTAAAAATTTTTCTATTTCTTTTTTATATTCTTCTATATTAATAGATTTAGAATAAAGAGCTTCTTTATCTTTATCCCAAGCTAAAGATTCAAATCTATTTGATTTTTTAATCTTAACTAGATGTCCAGAGTAATCAACAAGATATAATTTGTTATTTAAAACTGTTAGTTCGTTGTCAAAAATATTTTTTGTAGTTTCAAAAAAATTTTTTTCATAAAATGTGCCTTTATATCTATTAAATTCTACTATTTTACTATGCATTAAACCCATGTTTAACAAATCTGAAAAGATTTTATTAAATTGTTCTCTATAATCTTTAGGAATATTTAAGCTATTAATAGATTCTCCAACATACTCAAACACAGCTATATCTTTTTTGTTATGCCAAAATATTTCAGGGAACCAATCTATACTAGAATCTTTTTGACGAGCTTGAACTAGTTGTTCTATAGAAGCTTTTTCTTTAAAGAGATCTTCATATGGTTTTCTATATTTTTTAATAAAACACTTTAAATTATCTGCGGTCCAGCTTTTCGTGTTTATTTTACCCTCGTTATAGAACTTATTTTTTTTATTGTAAAATATATGTTCCAAAAATTCCATTTTATTAAGTATAAAATTCTATTGTTTTGGATGGTCCTACTGCTGTATAAACTTTATACAATTGATTAGCTGCTGTCGACCAGGGATACTGCAATGCTCTTTCTTTACCTTTTTGTAGAATTTTTTGTTTATTTTCAGATGATAAAGCTTGTATTTTTTTAAATGTATTTAATAAATCAAAACTATTTTGAATTTCAAACCATTCAATACCTTCTACAATTTCTCTTAAACCACCAGCTCCCGTGGATATAAAGAAGTTTTCTGATATTAAGGCCTCTAACGCAACTATACCAAAAGGTTCGTGTATAGAGGGCATTACTACACCGTCCATTGCATAAAGAAAGTCTATCTTGTCTTGTCCATATAGACCAGGTATATAAAAAATATTCTTACCGTTAGCTTTATTTTTAATGTTTGTAAAATAGGGTTCCTCTGCATTTTTAGAAGAAACTACAAAGTAAAAATCAATATCATCCGGTATATCACAATTTAGTATTGTGTCTAATCCTTTCATTGAAGAAGCTCTACCTATATAACAAAATTTTAATTTATTTTTGCCTGGCAATTTTGCATCTCTCTTTTTAACCCACTTTTCTATTTCAATACCGTTAGGAATAACTTTAGATTTATCTTGTATTTGTTGAGGAAACAATTTATTGTAATATTCTGATACGTGAACGACTTTATTTGCAGCTATAACACCTAGTTCTTCAAAATATATTTGCAATTGATTAATTCTATTACCGTCTATTGTTTTTGGATCTTGACAATAAAATATACCTGCATTATTTAAACCTCTTAAAGATAAATTAACTGTAACTACCAATGGCTTTTTGAAGTGTTCTTTGCACAACCACCCTGCATAAAACGTAGACCAATCAAAAGCGTGTATAACATCAAAGTCTTCTTGAAACTCTAATGCTTTAAGAAAATATATGGACTGACCGTAAATAGTCGTGAGAGCTGCATGATCGAGCATAAAAGGTGCTCTAGCGGCTTTATAGTTTTTATAATTATTTTCTTCCGGATAACTTACTATGTAGTATTCTACTTTACCTTCGAGATGTTCCATCATATGACGAAATTGTTCGCCTAAACCACCGGAAGGTTCTTTTATAAAATCTGGAACTATTGCTAATACTTTCATTTTAAAACATAAACGCGTCTTCTTTTTTGTTATATTCCTCAATATCTTGTATAGTTTTTTCTAAAGTACGAGACATATCAGGTAACGGTTCTTCTCCTTTAACTTCCTGATATAAATTATATAGTTGATTTGCAGAAAAACTCCAATCTCTTTCTAACATTTTTTTATAGCCAGCATTTTTTAAATTATCTATACTTTGCTCATCTAAACTCGCTAAAGTCTCTAAACATTGTTGCAGTTCTTTACTGCTATGACACTCCATGTAGTCAATATCTTCTACAGTCTCAGCAATACCACCAGCAGCTGTCGTAATTAGAATGTTTTTTGATATTAACGCTTCCATTGCAACTATACCTGCAGGCTCATGTTTTGATGGCATTACCACACCATCCATTGCATGTAGAAAATCAATTTTATCTTGACCAAAAAGTCCTTTAATATGAAATATATTAATATTATTAATTTTGTTAGTTATATCCTTCCAGACTTTACTTTCAGCACCTTTTTTAGCTGCAACAAAATAAAAATCAATATTATCTGGAATATCACAGCCAGTTATCATGTCTATTCCTTTCATATCACAGGCGCGACCTATATAACAAACCTTTATTTTATTTTTACCAGGAAATTTTACTTTTCGTGAAGGGGTCCATTTTTTAACATCGAGACCATTGTAAATTATTACTGTTTTATCTTTATATTGGCTGTATAAGTTTTCATAGTACTGTGAAACTTGTGTTATTCTATTAGAATATTTTAAACCTAATTGTTCAACTTCTATCATATACTGGTTTAAAAAATGTCCGTCAGGTGTTTTTACATTGGTACAAAAAAAGGTTCCAACCTGATTTAGATTTTTTGAGGAAAGATTCATACCATATACAAGAGGCTTGTTTAATTTCCTTGATAAATAAACTCCTGCAAGTGCTGTTGACCAATCAAAAGCATGTATTATATCGAAATCTACATTAAAACTTAATGCATTATGATAATAAAGTAATTGATGATAAATGTTATTAATTGATGGGTACTGAAAGTTGTCAAAAGGTGTTAGATTTGATTTAAAATGTTTAACGTTAGGTTTTTCTGGTAACCCAACAATATAATAATCTACTCTATCCTTTAAGTGAGCATACATCTCCATAAACTGTACACCAAGCCCACCCATAGGTGTATCTAAATAATCAGGCAACAACGCGCATACCTTTAACATTTATAAAACTTATCCTTTAGATAAGCTATTTCAACTGAATTTGTTAGCCTTGAGCTTCTGTCCAGGAAATTCTAGCACGTGCTTCCCCGTTAGTACTACCTGTACCCTCGATAGTTCTTACAAATAATGTGAGAATATCAGGTCCATCAGGGTATGAATTATTACCACCTAAAATACTATTGCCCAATTCTCTAATAACATCAATATCAAATGCGTCGTTAATCCAAATTCTACTAGTTGTACCGAAGTTAATATTTGGAGTGATATAAAACGCTGCCACAACGTCTCCGCCTCTACCAGATGCAGAGAAGGTACCTGTAGAACCAGTATGATCCATATATTGAGCAATACTACCGTTACCGGCCGGTAGCCAATTATTGTCTATTTTAAATCTTGAATCTTCTACGTTTACTCTAGCTATAATCTGAGATGGTCTTGTTACTGCAACGCCTATACTTTTTAGTGTAATTAATGATCTATTTACAAGACTTCTTACACCGAAAGATCCTGGAATACCAAAATCTACAGACGGTGCTAATCGAATTGATAAAATTGCTCTTTCATCAGGTGTAACAGCAAAGTTACCAGAAGTAGCAGCAGTAAAAAGATATGATTTGTCTGGATCAAAATTACCATCCATAATAACTGAAACACCCCAATGACTTAATGCTGGAGAACAATTTTGATTATAAGATATAAAACCATCTCCTACGTTAGCCGTAACAGGACCATTTAATAGATTAGCTGTATTTCTTTGATCGAAATTTAATATTAAACCATTGTTGGTGGATGTTATTGATTTTGTATATTTTATATACTCATTGTTTACAATAATACGTCCTTTTTCAGGCAACTTTGCAGCATCTGTAAAAGATACTAACGCGCTCAAAGTGTTAGTTGATAGAGAGGTTAATAGTGTGCCTGTTTTTGATCGGCTTTGAATTTCAAAACGGCCAGGCAAATTACCAGAGCGCATATAGGCTTTTCTGTTAACGTTATTATTGGAGATCTCGTGGAAATATATAATAATACCATCAGTAGATCTGACACCGAATCTAATCTTTCCGGCTCCATACCAAGAATAATCAATAAACACCATTTGCATTCTTGTTAAATCAAGAACATACCCAGAAGGACCTGTACCGTCAAGTTTATCTAAATTAAATTCACTTTGTTTAATTCTTTCTTCTAAGGTTTTATAAATCTTTATATTATCAGCATCAGGTCCTCTGTAAGCAGGGACTATGTAAGCCGAAGTGTCATTTACTATACTAGAAAACATGTAAGACTGTCCTCTTATTACAGCGTAATCATTTTCAGTAAATTGAGTTTTAAATTTGGTATTTCCATCAAAAGATGTCATTAACCTCTTTCCTGTTTTTACACTTACTGTTCCATTAGTTGGTGTGGTACTATATCTTTTTACCACAGTTAATGACTCCCCATCACATTCAAAAAATATTCCGTTTTGATCATCAAACATACCAGTTCTTACTGTTGCATCGTTCCAACCTTGAACTTCTACTTCTGCAATACCACCTGGGTTTAAGTCTGTTGTTGGAAATGGATTAAATTCACTAACCGGTATTTTAACTTTAAATGTTTTTGAATTTATTACTTCCGCTACTTCAAATCTTTTATTGTAGGGGTTTGTACCGTTAGTAACAGTAAAACCAACCAATTCAACTATAGCACCTTGACGGTGACTATCAACAGGAGAGAACCCGTGGTACTGTTCTGTGGTTATAATAAAATCATAAAAAGAATATGTAGATAAGTCAAAATTTGTTGTGTCAACATAAGCATTAGTAACTTCGTAAACAGGCTTTAACAGTACTCCAGTACTAAACTGCATGCTTTTACCTGATTGGTATCTAAAATATTTTCTTGTTTGACGTATAATTTGAGCGTTTGGTGAAGCTGTACCCGGGTTAATTTGTACACCACCATCAAAAAATCTATGTATTGCAACTCCCTCACCGCGAGCATACACTCTTAAACTAGAAAGTTTTTCAACTAAAGAGTTGTTGTTATCATAATTATTTGATTCATCTGTAACAAACGTTACCATACTATCTGATAAAACGTCTTTTACTTTGAATGAGCCTATGTAAGTAGCTCCTGGCTTGTCTACGTCAATTACAGTAATCGGTGAATCCAAAAATAATGCGTGCGGCTCAGTAAATTCTATAACTGCATCTTTAGTACCTGATATAGCAGAAAGGCCTAAAGTTAGAATTTGGGAATTGGTATAGAAGTCTCCTGTAAAAATTGTGGTATAAGGGGTTTTAAAGTTAGTGCCTATGGTAGAAAGTGGACCAGGAGATTTAGTTGTAACAATAAAAGCTCTTGAACCGGATAGGGCCTTAATTACATAAGCACCATCAACATAAGTTGTGTCAGCTGTTTCCTTTAAAACGATAGGATTGCCAACCGCAAAAGGAATTCCAGGTTGAATATTAACAGATACTACCACATCTCTACTACCGCTAGGTGAAATAGTAATGCTATTCACTTGCTCTGCTGTATAAGCAGGTTCATTGGCACGAGCAAATACTGAAGGTACGTTGTTGTTTAAGTTAACTAATTCCCATTTTGTACCTTGCAATGAGTATTCAAAATCGGTATCAATCATTGCTTGTGGAGTTGATACACGGAATTTTTGTACGTTATCACGCTCTACGTCGTTGATACGTATTCCGTCTTTAAGTATTTCATTTAATACTCTTATCTCACTGTTTTGTGTCATTGACCCCTTCGCCTAACGGCAACACATATTCATTGATTTCTCAACGGGTGGACTATATCTTCAGTAATGTACTGCTGGGCGCTCTAGCTGGTTATTAAGGTAAACCATTTTACCTCCAGTAGTCTCTACACCTTTTAGAAGTTGGCTTCTAACTTGGCTCGGTATTACCATCGTCTTTACGTTACGGCTTCACCGAATTCACCCAGTACGGGCCTAAATTATTTTTTTACATTTTATCTATAAACTGTATTTCCTCCTCTTTTATTTCTTGTTGTTTTAATTTTTGTCCTTTGTGCAAATGTTACGACGTCATAATCATTAACGCCATTACTCTTTGCCAAAGTCCCGACTCTATAAACTCTACCTTTTAGTACTGGAATAGTAAATGATTCACCAATCCATATTGGCTTACTCGCTCTAAATGATGTTTTATTGGTGTATTCTTTCCATAATACCTCTACGAATACCGTGTCATAAGCATCGAGCTTTACATTGTTAAAGCATTTATGTAAATATGAGTCGTCAAGCATTACTGGTCTTGTCTCAGTAACAAGATCAGTAGAAAAAGAATTTACATTTTGACTATCCTGTGTAATATATCTTTTTACTTTTATTTCTTCATTTTTAATAGGCCAACTATTTAAACCTACTAAAGTATTATTATTATAGAAACCGACGCCTGTGCTATTTGCAATTACATATTTATTTGTACCAAATTGAAACCAGTTTACATCGTTTTCTTTATCAGCATTTTCTAAAGAATTTGTTGTTGGTGCTGAATAATATAAACTATTAAAAATATTATCCTCGGGAAGTCTTTCTTGCCAGTAATAAGTTTGATTTACATATATAATTCTTGTAACCTGGCCAAAAGTATAAACATTATTAGAAACTTTATTAAAATTTCTGCTTTTAAGTACTGCAAAATTATTTTCCGGGTCTGTTAATGTAACATTTAACTGTACTTCATCTGGTCTTATATTATTACCACCGTTTCTTTGCCCGTGTCTTGTAGCAATAAAATCAAACTTACCGTTTGAATTGTAGGTAAATATATATCTACGAAGTTTATCTCCACTTTTCTGTCTTTTAATTGTAGACGGGTAAAAGGTTCTAAGTGCACCACGATACAGGGGTGGTAGAGATATTTCCGAAACATTGTCAACAAATTGCTTATGACAGTATTCAGGTATAATCTGTTCTGCAACTTTGTTTAAGTTAACTCTCATATGTATATTTATTGTAATGGTAAATCGTTGGCAGGGCCTGCAGTTACTGTTTGGAATAATGACACCATGTCACTATGTGTAGGGAAACCTTGATTAATATAAATTCCAAGTCTTGCAATACCTTGAATAATATTTGCATTTTGATGAATAGAATTTAAATTACCAGTATATCCAGCTAAAGCATAGCCTCCGAGACCAAACCCGGGTATTCCATTAAACCCTGGTGCGTTGTAGCCGTTGAGAATGCCTTCTCCTGATACAGTTGGTGTTTGTAGATAATATCTAATATTATCATTGTTGTTTGGCCCTAGGAAACTGTATGAAATGTAAAACCATTCATTGCCCGTTGGTGTATAATATCCCCCTACATTAGCATCTATTTGTGCGTTTGATGGGGATAATCCTGGAATATTTTCAAATAAAGTTCCACGACTAAAGATAGCTCTTTCTATTTGTTGACCGCCTCTTAAATCAGGATTTATATTTTGATCACTATATGTTGTTTGTATGTTTTGAAAAATAGTTCTACTTCCAATTGTTACGTCAGCTTTTCCTACAAATACTAGTGTATGGGGGTATGTTACAGGAACCGTTTCTTGTGCCACTGCAAAGGATCCTGCCTGACCTTGGGGCATATTTCTATTAAATCTTGTACCGATTATATCGCCCAGTTCTACAGGATATGATGTTGTGGGTACTACAAAGTTTGTTGTGTAACGTGCTACATGTTTTGTAATTCTTAAATCATCAATGTAACCATTAAAATAATATTGTTGTGGTCCTAAATTAGTATTTCTTAAACTTTCATATCCCCCTATGTAAGCTGTGCCGATGCTGCCTGTTCTTGGACCCCCAACAACACCATAGCCTCCAATCCTACTACTACCAAAATTTAAATTAGTTGAAAAACCGTCTCTAAAAAATCTCCATGTAGAACCACTTCTTGTTAAGGCGTTATGACTCCATGTAGAGAGACTTCTACTACCAGTATTAAAATATAATTTAGTGTTTGGATAACCACCAACCCAAACTACAACATGATCATCTCTGTTGCCATGGTATGCTATACCTAAAGATGTATTAAATCTTTCTTCATCTGGTATAGAATTAAGTTGTAAAAATCCCGGGTTGCCGTAAAATAGTATTGGACTATAATTACTAAAACCTGAATAACCTGCTATATAATCCCACCACTCAATTGTAAAGTCATCATCATCGAAATGACAATAATCTTCGCTAGATAGAGTTGTAATTGCACAACTTGTACCATTAAAGAAACCTGAGCCAGATCCGTATTTTTTAGTATTTGTAGATATTGTTACATTAGTTGACGATAACTCTACAGCATTACTAGATGAATCTATAATATTTGTAGAAGCTTCTGTACCATCAAATTGAGCATACAAACTTACATTATCCCAATATGAGTCTCCTTTATATTCAAATGTTGTATTAATGGTTGGTCTATAATCTTGAAATCTATTAGCAAATTCTCTGTTAAATTGACCTCTGCCGCCGAGCCATAGTTTTGGTCCTACTATAGGCTTATAAAAAGCAAAATCTTCAGTACCTGCTCCAGAATTATAAAGCTCTGTAACTTCATTTTGATTAAGAGCCTTTCTCCAAATTGCTAGGGAGTCAAATAAACCGCTTGGAGGTGCTGTTTGAGACAACAACTCTGTAGTATTTCCTACAAGGATACCAGAAGAATAGCCCGCGGCACCATCAAATGTAAAAGATGTACCGTGAAAGCTACTAGGCCCGGATATAATTTCATTACCCCACAATCCCATTCCAGGTGTCCCGGAAAGCATAAGCGAACCATTTTTATAATAACTATAAATACTATTATTATCTCTTGTAACAACCATGTGATTCCATTGATTTGGAGTAAGCATTTTTGCAGGGTCACAAGTACATAACATCGGATAGCCAGTAAAATAACCAGCAACTGGTTCTTCACCACCATACCCTGCAATAATTTCATTGTTAAATGCATTTTTAAATATACTTAAAGCAGTTGTAGATTGGGTAATACTGTATGGCATACTTCTCCAATCTAAAATTGAAAATATTTTAGTACCTGGATCTTTAAATTCTGTATAATTTACCCACATTGATACAGTGAACGGTCTACGTGTATCAAAAGCAACGTCAAGTCCTACCCCACCTGCAAACCATGATTGAGATTCGTAATAGCCTCCTGGGTAGTTAGCGGAATAGTAATAACCAGCTGGTAAAAGTATAGGATCAAATCTTAAAGCCTTGCCACTTTCTATTATACCTTGTCCAAACAGACTTTCTGTATTATAACCTCCAATATCATACCCCCCTATACCGAAAGGTATATAGCTATTAGACGTTAATCTCAGTGGTATACCTTGTGTTGTATATCCACCTACAGCAATACTTCCAGCAAGGGGATCAGGAATAAATGGGGATTTAACAAATAAACTTCTATTTTGAGCGGGGTTATTACTGTACCCAGCAACTGTAACGTAAGAAGGTTCAAAGGTATATAACAAAAATGGATACTCGTTTATCCCAGGTGAACCGGCTAAGTTACGAAAGTCATACGCCGCAATAACATTATTAGCGAATGGTGAGGTTAATACAGATTGCCATTCAGGTAGGAAGTTAGAAGTTCCAGTTACTCTAACAACTCTTTGCGCTTGTTTTTCTATATTATTACCTAGTATTGCAAAAGCTCTAACAATAAAATTACCTCCAGTTGAGAAGGTATGAGTGATGGTACGAGTTAAGTAGTCAGCATTAGTAATACCAATACTAGTATTGGCAGTAAAAGTTGCTGGTTGGTTGACAGGTCCATTAGTTGATAGTGTTATTGCTCTTGTACCAGAATTACTATAAATTATAGGACCGGTTAAAAATTTTATAGTTGAAACAGACCAATAACCAGTTTCAGGATCGAGATATGTTATTGCTGATAAGGATGGTTGATAAACATTATTTACTAAAACTTTATTCTCTCTAGTTACTATGTAAGAATCGCCTATACCTGTACCCGAGGCTGGTATTCCAGCTGTCCCTGTTTTAGATATTGTTCTCTCATCAACAATGTTATTATTTTCTACATTAATAACTTCCCACCTAAAGTCATCAAAACTTACATAATATTTGATATAACCGGCTAGATTGGTAATATTTATTACAGTTTCAGGTACGAAAGGCTCTAATATACCTCTTCTATTAGCTCCACCAAAACCGTTTTGTATAAAATACACACCGTTTTTTTGAAACACTGAATATTGTTGGCCATGACCATTTAAAACAACATCAATTCCTAAATTTTCAAAGTTTAACCTCGATTCAATGTTATTCCAGAATGTTGAGTTGTAATTAAAAAATCCTTGTCTGTGCTGTACATCATTAGTATAAGGTGGTCTGTGACATACGAATATTTTCCATCTTGAATTTGATGCTTGAATTTTTGGTATAATTTCATCAAGCTGACTGTTTATATTCGCGAATGGGTCGCCAGCCGTACCTAAGCTTTGTATGTCATTATTACCAGTATTAATAACAAAGAAATGACACAACCCTTTAACAAAATCATAACAATATTTTTTATTTGTTCTATTGGTTGATCCTATGCTTTCTCTTGTAGCAGGTAAATAGTCAAAAAGATAATTACCGTAATCCCCGCCTTGTAAATCGTGATTACCAAAAGCAAGATAGAATGAAGATATTAAAGGGGATGAATTCCAAAGAGGTAAAAAATTATCAACAAATTTACCTGATAGATCTTCTTGATTAATATCACCTGTATGTAGAATAAATTCTGGCGCTGGATCTAATGTTTGAATAGAAGAAGCAATTAAGGCTTCATCTGTATATGGTAGATCATTACTGTCTCCTATCCCAACAAAGAAAAGAGATGCACTACTCTGTGCTACGAATGTAATTTTAAGATTATCAGTTTGATAACCAGATAAAGGCTCATTGGGTACGCTCACTGATGTAATACCATAGGTTAATGTTGTTGGGTTAAATCCTAAATTAGCCGTTAAGCTAGGCGTTGGTATCCCATTTACCCTAACAATAATATTATCCGTTATATCATAAGCAGTACCAGACATTCCTATTGTTATACTCTGTAGAGTATAGTTGTTTGTTGTTGGGGTGTACCCTTGACCGGATGCTGTTATATTGATACTATTTAACGGATAATTAAAACCTATTTGGCCTCCTGTCATATTCCAGGCGTATGTAAAGTCGCCAAATCCTGCATTTATTGCAGAAAGATTTACTTTAAGGGGGGATGGTCCTGAAAATCTGTCGCCTGCTATGCTAAAGATTGTAGTTGAATCTACGGTATTAAATTGATTGACTTCACTATAATTTGTCCCATATTCATGAATTACGTATGCTCTGTAGTTGTAGGTTGCTGTATCTTGAAGATCTGTTATATTCAAAGAATAGTTACCTTTAAATACATTTGGTGTATTAAAAATATTACGTACTCTTGGTTTTCCTAAAACATTATCTCTGGGGTTACCTACCCAGTATATAAAACCTGTTTCAAACACTTTACTATTATCGTTTTTATAAACTCTAGCTCTTAATGTCGCTGATTCTGCTGTCAAGTTTGTTGCTGATCTATTAATATCTACTTGTATTTGTTCTAATTTTTGTGTTTCTACGGCCTTGCCAGGGACATTACCTTTCGTTTTTAAAACATAATCAACTCTTTCATTTTTATCATACTTTACAACAGATAATAAATTATCGTAATTATCATACACGTTACGAGTTCTTCTAGCTTCCCCTAAATTTTCTGTATTTGTTGTTGAGATAGACATTTTTTTTTATTATTTAGTTGTATATTACAGTTATAAATAGATCGCTATTACCTGCATTATAATCTATAGGTGTAATACTGTTAACAATTAGTGCGTTAGTATTTGTAAATGGCATACCTTTTACAAATTCAAAATTAAAATTACTATTTGCAGGAACGAAAAATATACCAGCAGGTGTGCCTGTTGGAGTTGTTCCAGCAACATCATAAATTTGAAGATATTGACCTACACTAGCAGTAGATACACCAAATATATTATATATTCTGTTTGCACTAGGGGTAATAAAGGAACTTACCAGAGTGTCTGAAGCTATCTTTTTAACGGGTGCCTCTGTAAATGTACCTCCACCACCTTCTACATTTAGACCATTTTTAAGTGTTGCATCTATGCTAGAAAGAAATATGTTATAGCTATTAAAATAACCGCCTAATGAATACCCACCAATTCCATTAAATAAAGAGTTACGAACTTCATTAGTAGTGTTGTTTATGATAGCAACTTGCCCGTATGTAAAAGTAGCATAGTTATAAATATCGTCGAGATAACTAGTATCTGATGCTATAGTAGGAATATTATTAGAATATACACGTATTTCGTTTGTATATGTATTGTTGGTACTGACCAACGCTTCTATATCTAAAACATTTCCTGTTAAATTATCTAAAAGAGTATTAGATTTATTTACTAGATTTTCTACATCAGATAAATTTACGTTTATATTTCCAGCTGAAAGAGAGATAGATATATCTTCTGGATTTGTTAAGGTTGTTAAAACCGAATATTTTGGATAGATGTCTACTGAGCTTAAGGGCTGAGCAGCAGAATTACCAGGGAATGCAGATGTTGTGTCTGGATAAGACCATCTAACAACTGATACAGGGGGGAAATTGCTATTATTACTTAATTCTAAAAATTTTCCGTACTCTGCAGATTGATAACCTTTAACAATTCGATCGGACATATTCTATTAATACTTATTTAAAAAAATGCAATTAAATTGAGGATAAAGGAGAGTTATTTGCCCAGACTCTTAAAGCAAATTGATCATAGATAGAATAAGAAGTTAACAGATCCATTGACGTTCCTTGAAGATAATTTGGCTCTATTCTAGTAGTAGTAACGGCAGGGTATTTCGTACTATCTTGTTTTGTTAAATTTACAAAGGAATTGAAAAATCTAGTTTGAAAAGTATCAATATGTTTAATTTCTACAGGCACTAAATTATTTATTATTGATTAGTTAATTAAATACTTATAATATTAAAGATCTTTGAAATTTGGGGATGTACTGGATTCGACATATAGTTGAAACTTTAAGTGCATGTCGAGGTTGATCGATGGCCTCGTAAAAATCGATTAAAAACTAAATGCAGAAGATAACACTGCAGATATCTTGGCTGAAGCCGAGTATATCTTTAACAATGCTGACGAGTTCCTCGTTGGCGCTGAAGAAGAGTATCTCTTAGCAGCCTAAGGTCCTT